CTTCTTTATCAGAAACTCCTCGAAGTTTTCTGACATCCATGGAAATGAAGAATACTGCCCTTCTCCTGAGCTCAGCAGGCAGAGCTGATCACAGGAAGAACTGCTGGCTATTTGAATATTTGTAATTTGTATTGTTGAGTAGAAACATGAAAAGGCTTTCTAGAGTTTCTATTCTCATTAATTGGAATATTTTCTATGGCAAGATCTCCAGAGAGGTCTTTTATAGAGAGATGACGATTTCCAATAAAGAGTTGAAATTCAGAAAGGTTGAGAGTTGTAGCTTCTTTAGTATTTGGATTGAGAATAAGTACCATGTGGGAGAATATTAAGGATGAATTTTGAGGTTAGGAAAAGGAGAAAGTTTCTGGAGAGGAAGGGAGGATGGTTTTCGCCCCTCTAGCACCTTTTGACTTTTTTACACTCTCAAAATATCTCATTAATGTATCCATATTTCAATTTATAGTAGAATTCTCTCTAAGTGGGTACTTTTTATCATCACTAGGAAGTACTGATTGTGTTAGATTTGTTGCGGAATACTCTGACATATTTTCAAGTTTGAGGTCAAAAAATCCAAATCGGACATCTCGGCGACCCACCGCAAGGTGGTCGCTGTTATATAGTTACGCGAGTTTAGTCAGTTATATAGTTAGTGTATAAAATTTGACCCTCAGACCGAAAGATTTGACCCCAAAAATTGACCTTCAGACCGAAAGATTTGACCCTCAGACAGAAAATTTTTAGAGAAAATTTTTAATTTTAGAGAAAATTTTTCGATCTTTGTTGCAAGAGAAATACAAATAATATGGACTATACAAATAAACAACACGTACAAGTTCCACATCCATCGAAATGGAACTTAAAAGCACTTGACTGATACATTTATGCACATATCAGAAAGTATATGAATAAAGAAACTTTCAAATGTTGGCCATCTATGGATACTATTAAAGCAGATTCAGGATGTTCCCTCCCAACTATTAGAAAGGCCATTGCTAATTTAGAAAGAGAGAGTGCAATTAAAGTTACAAGGAGAAAAAAATATTCTAATGTTTATGAATTCACTAAACTTACAGAAGATTTTGAAAGGATAACTCTAAAATTCTTATCCAAAACTGAATGAACCCCTGAAACAAAAGGATATATTATGGGTTACTTAGCTCAAGCTTATAAAGATCCTGTAACAGAATATGCTTATGTTGCTAAATCACAAGAAGAACTTGCGACATCAATGAACACTTCTGTAAGTACAATTAAACGAAGAACTAGAGAAATGAAAGAACTAAATATTATAACTGAACTCACATCTTATGAAAGAGATGAAGCTGGATATAACAAACCTGTTTTGGCCATAGACATGGCTAAAGTTTGCCAAGCTGTTCTTTATGTAAATGAGAAAGTAGAAAAGAATACTGAAGACATTGAGCAACTAAAGAAACAACTTCAATGAGCTATGAAAGAAATTAATAAACTCAAAGAAGAAAAAACTACAACGGTTGAATTTAAAATTGAAGAGTAAGGAAGATTAATTCCTCCTTACGCTTCAATTCCTGAATAAGCTGAGAATCGGTAAAATTCTTTAGTTCTACCTACTCTGATAGCCAAACTTTCATTCGGTTGCACAGAAGCAATTGTGGCAGAACATCCATTTAAGGATTATTCATTGCTTAACTATTTTAATTGCCACTGTTGTTTCTTTACAAATAGCTACATCATTCTCTCGAATCTCCTGTAAACTTTTTACAGAAAATTCAAGAGCTTGATATTTATCTTGAGATATTCCCATGTCTGCCAATGCAGCTTTCATAGCTGCTTTTACTGTGTCTTTCATAAGCTTAAAATTTACAAGGTTCGAAGTAAGTATGCAATGATTATAATCCTCCATAGTTTAAAAGTATTTGGGAGAGGTTTCTCACGCCTCTCCCTATAACAACAAAACCCTTGACTCTGCATTTACACGGGCTTGTCACCGCTAAAGCTGCATTAAGGGGAGAATTTTATTTACATTGCTCGTAGCAATATGTAGCAAAACTCTCCGTTAATCTTAACATTTGTCCTAAATAATTCCCAATATGTATACGCTTTAATTGGGATCTCTGAACGGTAGATGCGATATTTACCGTAATAAGTAATTACATACGGTCAATCACATCTACCTTTCAGAGTGATGAGACTATTTCTCAACGGTCTCAGCAATTTCCGAGTACATCTCGGTGATATACCGTTCGAGCATCTCGTATGCTTCGTCGGTATCTGCGGCGTTCAGTGTCGAAGCCTTCGGTTCGAACTTGAAGACATGCTTCTTCTGCGACACGAACTTCGTGTCATCCTCGGGATCGCGCATCCAGCGAGCGTTGTTCGCATCCCAGACGCGATCGTCGCATTCGGTTTCTTCGGTGATCTCCAGAACCTTCCCGCAGATGGCCTTCTTGAAGTCATTCGAACTCTTACGGAGAGAATCCGAAAGGATGCCAGGGAAGACCAGCTTGCGCTTGATGTCCAGCTTCACGAGCTGACCGACATACAGCTCGACAACTTCCATCGGCTTGCCGTCGACGATACGAACTGCGGGGAAATGCTGACCTACTGAACGATACGTCTCGTTGCCCTTCTCGTCCTTGATGGTGTTGCCATCACGATCGAGTGCAGGAATCGACGAACCTACGACGAGGAGCATTTCAGGCTTCGGAATGAAGAAACGATCACCCAGCTGATTCTGGATGCGGAGTGTTGTGAACTCCTGATTGGCCATGATGCCATTGAAGTTCTCTTGCTTAATTTTAAGAACAGGTACTTTTGCCATTTTTATAATTGATTTAAGGTTTACAACTTTAGGCAGGAAAAGGGCTTTGTTTTAAATGGACATACATGATGCCCAAAGACTTGTAGGAATATAACTCCATACCCTCATAAGAAAAAGAAAGGCGTAATGCCTTTCTTCGTTGTTATGAGGTTGCACACTCGTTCAACGCTGCAATTTCTGCATTTGCGTAAAAATCCTCGAAAAGTTCGTCGATAATGTCTTTCATGGTTTCGATTGCTATTTGTTAAGTCTGTCGTTCTGCCGTTTCTGGTGTTCCTCGAAGAATTTGGCACACTCTTCAAGGGTAATTGTTTTCTTGTCGTAAGTAATTACGCCGTCTTTCAATTCATAGGTGTCCTTTGTTTCGTCTACTCCTAACGTCGTCCAATTGTACGTGTCGTCAGATGTAAACTTTTTGACTTTCATGGGATAGGTCGCACCCACAACAGCAACCGCACAAGTATTGCCGAGTTCCTGCAAAGCAGGCGTGCCAAAAGTACGGATGCGCTTTGTGATTGTGTGGCTGTCCTGCGGCGTGAATTTGTTGTTAATTAACGCCGTACTTTGCGCCATAAAATCGTTGACGGGGATAACGTAAGGACGCAAGCCTACTTCGTCGCAAAGAATGCAACGAATGCCGTTTGCGTACACTGCCGCGCCGTCCTCGTTTTTGTCGTAACCTGTAAGAATGCCGTTTGCGGCTTCGGTCGAAAGGAACAGAATTTTAGTGCCTTCGGTCGGTCTGTTCGACGTGAAGAAAATCGCCGTTTCGTCAATTTTGACGGATGAAATGATTTTTGCCATTGTTTTGAGAGTTTTGTTGTTATTGGGATTATTCCCAGATATTTGTATAAATATAACTCCATAAAATTGGTCTCAAAAAATTTTCAATTTTCCAAACAAAACGGGGGGGGGCCAAAAAAGATAACTATCCTCTCCCTCACAATACCTACATAACCTCTCCCTCACAATACCTACATAACCTCTCCCTCACAATACCTACATAACCTCTCCCTCACTACACAATTTCTTGTATTTTCCCAAAATTTTTTCTAACTTTGCAAAAACAAAATAATGCAAGCAAATAAATACTTTCAAGTAAAAGAATTAGTATCATCTAAAATATATAATCAATATGGAGATGATGCTATAAAATTCCTAGATCCAAAAGCTCTTGAAGCATTGGAGAACGTTAGAGAAATTCTAAATGCCCCTCTTATATGCAATAATTGAGCTACTGGGGGATCTAGAAACTATAGTGGTTATAGAGAACCTGGATGTGGAGTAGGAACTCCTACAGGTTATCATTATAAAGGACAAGCTTTTGATTTAATATCAGCTAAATTAACCGCTAAAGAGATGCGAGAAATCCTCGAAAATAATCAAGATAAACTTAAGTATCCTATACGTGTAGAAAAATGGGACAATCATGGAGAAATCTCCTGATTACACATTGATATTTCTCCAAATACACATGGGAAAAAACTATACTTTTTTCGTGCATAATGGGTCCTTTTATCGTATCTAATTGGAATAACAAAAAACTTGTAAACGTTGACTCCAGTTGCTTCCGACATTATTATAAAAGGTCAGATAGAGAATAAATATACAAGTGAACTTAAATGCATATTTAAATGGGATAACATTTAATATAAATCGTAACTTAAATGCAGTCTTCTTATAAAGGCTGCTTTTATTTTGTTTTATATAAAACAATAGCTATATTTGTAGCGATCAAATAATGTAATTATGAAAACATGGTATAGGAAAATTTCAAGAGAGCCAGATGAGCTCCAAGGTTATTTACCCAGATTCAACACTGAAGAAAGAGAAGAACCAAGGCCTCAAACTGTTGCCTCCCCTATAATTGATAGTATTGAAACTTCAGAAGAAGAACCTAGAGCCGAGAAAGAATCAAAACCTACATATACAACTAGTACAAATACTACTTCATCTTCATTTAAAAGTAAGAATGAATTTAAGGCTACTATGTTACCTATTTATGAGAGAATCCTTTCTCAAATGGGTTTAAATACAGCCTATGCCAAAGCATTGGTTGCACAAGATGGACTTGAATCTGCCTGAGGAACTAAGCCTTCTGGTAAATTCAATTTTGGAGGTATTAAAGGAAAAGGCTCTGTAAAAAGAACAAGAGAAGTTATTAATGGGAAAGATGTTTATATTAATGATAGTTTTAGAGATTTTGATTCTTTAGAAGACTATGCAAAATATAAAATTTCCCTACTTAATAATAGATATAAAGCTTTTACTGGAGATATATCTGGATTTGCAGATAGGGTTTTTAGGGGAGGGTATGCAACAGATCCAAAATATGCAGATACTTTAAAAAGAGTAATAGCATCTGCTAAACATGGAGGTATACTTAAATTTCAAGCAGGAGGAACTGGAGAAATTAGGCCAGATAATAGATCTTGACTTAGAAGAAAGTGAGATAATGTTATTACTGCATATAATTCAAGTAGTTGGGCAAATTCTGCTCCTGCTGATGTTATAGCAGGATTTACTCCCTATGGTTTATTCCATTACTTAGCAACAGGAGATAAAGATTCAGCCAGACTAGCTATTCTACCTGGAGCAGTAGGTACATCTGAAGTTGCTAAAAATACAGTAAAAGCTGCAAAAGAAGGTGTTAACTTAATTTATAAACATTATGGAAATGATTTATCTAAATATTTTCATGGCGCTTTAAAATGGTTAAGAAATGCTCGTAAAGGAAGTATTCCCGCAGCTGAAAGATTAGAGGTTCCTAAACAAATTTCTAAAGTTAGATTAGGAAATCCAAAACATGACTATGCATTCTTTAAAGATGCAAAGACTGGAGAAACAATTTTAGAAATAAGTCAAACTGCACAAAATCCTTTACGTTCAGGAGAGAAGGCTGCATCAAAGCAGCTTCTTCAAGAATTAGTTGGAACTAAAGATGATTTTGGATTAAGAGGATTATCTTATACAGAGAAGGAATTGTTTCCAAAGAAATTCTTATCTGCAATGACTCAGGAAAATAGTGCTAAAGATATCTATTCCAAAATTATGAGTTACAAAGCAGAAGCTGGAATTAGATCCTCTTTTACAGAATTAACTGAAGCAGAAGCTAGAAAAATCTTTGATATAGGTTGAGATGCTAATATGTTTTATCCAACTACAAGCTCTAATGCTTTACAAACTAAAGAAACCTTCTGGAAAGAGAATAAGGATATCATTTTGAAACTATTTAGAAGAGTCCCTACGATACTTGGAGCAGGTGTTCTTGGAAATGAGGTAGAATGGAGGAATTATTAAAGCTCAAGATGGAGCAGATACTCGAAAATGAGTTGATAATTGGCTTTCACAGAGGAAGGATAAACTTAAAAATAATTCTATTTATTCAGTACCTGGATTAATAGAAAATCCTTATTTTAGACAATCTGCATCTATGAGTAAATACTCTTTTAAAAGAGGAAAACTCCCAGGCAAAATTACAGGACTGACTAATCATAAAGAGAAAACTATAACCACTTCTGATGATAGTAAGAGTATAATGAACAGATTGCCAAAGTTAAAGAAATTATTGATAGATGAGGATTAAAACCAGGAATAATGTATTTGGATAAGCCTTCAGAAATTTATTCCAGATTAATGGAATTAATAATAACTTAGATCCAAATCATGAATATACCTTAGAAGAGGTACAGGTGATTATTTAATTAGAACAGAGAATCAGTTCTATAAACAATCCAACTATTCCTAAGAAAATTGAACCCATAGAAAAAGCTATAGATATGAATGGCCTGAAGAACTTTTCGAAAGGCTTGATGATTCTACTATACAGATGATGTAGCATGAGTTCCTAAAAAGAACTCTATGTTACATACCTAGTTTAAATTATATACATTTATTAAAGGATCTGCAAGTTCACAAACAGTGCCAGGAAGTACAAAATATTTGACTATAAGAGAAATCCAGGATTCATATGGTTTGCACGGTCCTCAAGGGTGACTTCCTCGTGTTACATTAACTAAATGATCATAAAAATATTTAAATTTATGAAATGATATATTAAACTGTTAAGATGGATCTGGGAGTTCCCTCAGTGTCTCCTAGGTCTCATCTTAACCAAACTTTATAATGTAGAGTATAAAGAAACATATAAAGAAATTCCAATTTATGTAGGAGACTTTCCTGGAGGTATTTCATTAGGATTATATATCTTAATGGGAGAATCAAGTTGGAAATACAATAGATCTTTTATTAAAGATCATGAATGAGGACATACAAGACAAAGTATTAGATGGGGATGGCTTTATCTGCCTGGCCCTGGTTTATGTAGTATTTGTTGAGTAGGTCTTAGAAGAATTAGTGAAAAATTAAGAAGAAAAAGTTATTATTCAGTTTGGCCAGAAAACCAGGCTGATAAATTCGGGGGAGTACCCAAAAGATAATGTCTTTTATTGTATATAAACACACTAGTCCTTTATATTGGAATAACAAAACTCAATCTAATAAAGCGTTGGCAAGGTGGAAAAGGCTACATTAATAATACATAAGAGCAATTTTAAAATATGGATGAAATAATTTCCAACATGAAATTTTATATCAGAAAAAGAAGCAAAACAAATTGAGATATGTTTAATTGCTTATTATAACAGTACTGATTATGAATATAATAAAACTAAAGGTGGAGATTAATTTCGAAGTATTTAGTGTAGAACTTAAAACAAAAGGAACCCAATTGGGTTCCTTTTTACTTTATACTATAACTTTATTATATCTTCTAAAATAATTTGACTATAAAATTGTGATGCAGAAGCTGTGCTAAGAAGTATATTTCATTTATTGTTATAATAATCTACACGTATTTGACACATTAATTTTCCACTACTACTTGATATTCTTACGAGTTCATTTTGATTACTACTTGCTGATAATAGTTTAACAATAGATGTAAATCCTTCAGGATTACCACTTGGGATAGAAACTGTTCCAGAAAATAAAATCTATAACGTTCTCCTTTAATTAAATCAACTCCAGTTAGTTCGTTGTATCCTGCAGTTGTAGTTGGTATATGTAGAGGGCCCTTAAAAATTAAGTTAGAAACATAATTAATTATTACTAACTGGCCCTGTATAAATACATTGAAATTGAACAACTCCTTCAGAAACTTTATCGCAAGGACTGTCTCCAACATTATTGCCATCTACATCCATTTTATATCTATAATTGTGGTCGTTTGGCTATTAATTGTAACTATAAAACCTCAAGCTTCCTCTGTAAGTATATCTTTAGAAACTTTTACATCAAATACTTCTAGAGTAGGTATACGTTTTTGACATATCAAAGTTATAAAACTGTATAGAAGCACTTTCAATTGTTTGTTGGTTTATAGCTCCTTACATTAACCCCCAATAATATTTTGGCTTATAAATTGTTTAATCATTATTCTTTATAATATTCTGCACTAATTAAAAAACATATTAGGCTTATTAAGACATATAATGGAGTTCCTGTAGATAATGTGCTAAGGAAAAATAATCCCATAAATAACAAACCTAATACGTATCATATCTTATATGTTTTCATTTATTTATATTTTTATGTCAGATTCCTAATAAAGATGTGCTGCATATGAATAATAATTCTACAACTTCTGGAGCTGGAATTGCCATGATGGTACAATAAACACATATAAATAGGCAAACTAGTCATCCAAAAAATCCACATACTCTTTTACTACTTAACCCTGAATGAGCAGTAAACATCTTTAGGAAGAACTCTTTCATTACTATTTGTTTTTATTTCTTATGCCATTTTTTGGCCTGTATAGCAAAATTAGCTCTTTTCTTTTGCAATGTTGTAGCGTTCGGATCATTCATTACTTTATGAGCATGCTCTTGAACACCTTCTCCTGCCCGTTTTGCACTAGCACTAAATTTTCCTCTATTTTCTTTTTTGATGTGGATCTTAGCTCCTTTCTTCATCATTAATACATACTCATCCTTACTTTCCTTAAGGCTTAGAGTATTTTCGTTATTGAATTTAGAGTATCTCTCGCAGATACTATCTAAAATCTCGTTGTTATACTTACTCATTTTATTCTAAATGTATTTATAGTTAAATAGATATCTTTGTTTTGCTTTTACAAAAATAATAATTATATTTGCAACGAACAAATAGTTTCACATAAAACATATATTTCAATAAATTATGGAAAATTTCCTTCAATGGATTGAGAAAATTCTGGAGTTTTTGAAGAACTATGGGTTTTTAAATATTATTAAGTCATGTATTTTAATAATTTTATTTGCATTTACTGTGAACATTGCCTTTAATCCAAAAGAAACTATTAAAACCATTATTGAATGGATTCATGTAATTGAGCAGGAAAAGCATGCTACAAGCGAAGAAATTCGCAGGCATGTTAATCCTGTTATTAATGAATTATTAGATAATTCTATACGGGATATAGGATGTGATAGGGCTTTTATTATGGAAGGGCACAATGGAAAAGCAAATGGTAGCGGATTAGGTTTTTATTACGTAGATATGACTTATGAAAGATGTAGAAAAACCTTATTAGATCAAGCAGTATATTGGCAATACAAAGATATGCCAACCAGTATTTTCCCTTTCTTCAATTATTTGAACAAACGCAGATATTTTTATGGGGGTCCAGATGAATTATCTCAAATAGATCCTAAGTTAGCTCAAATGATTAATGTCAACGGCACACATTTCTTAGTAGCTGTTGAAATTCCAGGAGAAAATTCTGCTAATCAATTTATGGGAATACTTGGTTATTCTTTTGAAAATTCCCCCAAACTTACTCAAGAACAAATAAGAGATTATATGCTTGAAGTGAGAAGAAGGGTTCAAATACTATTATCGTTAACTTCTTTGAAAGAAGTTGACATCAATCAATTTCGAGAAGCAATATGCCTAAATTAAAAAATGTTAAGGAAAAATATGTAAATGGCCTTAAAGTAGACAAAGAGACAAAGGATGTAGTATACTCTGATGAAGCTCATGTATATATAGACAAAACAGATCAACAAAAATATGTTTCTGTTACTACTTTAATTGGCAAATATGAGAATCCTTTTGATGTATTTTTTTGGTCTTCCTATAAAACTTGCGAGAAGTTAATGTCGGAAGAAACTTTTCATGTACTTAGAGAAACTTTATTAGCTACAAAGAGGTGGACAGATGATATGATTGAAAAACTTCATCTTGATCCGATTATCTTTGATAAGACAAGAAAAGAAATACAAAAAGGATATGATGATGAGAGAAATAAATCTTGTGAAAGAGGTACAAAAATACACTCTAATTTTGAAGAGATGTATTATACTTCAGAGAAGCAAGATTTAAAAAAGTTTGGTTTAGGAGGAGTTTTTACTTGTAAAAAAGGATATTACGAACTTGATTTAGAAAAAGGAGTATACCCAGAATTTTTAGTTAGCTTAAAATCTTCCGATGGAATATTACGAGTTGCTGGACAAATAGATTTACTAATTAAAGATGGAAATGATATAATAATTGCAGACTATAAAACCAATAAGGAGATTAAGAAACATTCTTACTTTGATAAGAATAAGTTTAGTAGAATAATGATGAAGTACCCTTTAAATAATATAGAGGATTGTAATTTTTATCATTATTCGCTGCAATTATCAACATATGCATATTTACTTCAGCAAATTAAGCCAGAATTAAATATTAAAAAATTAATGCTAATACACATTGATCACGATGATAAAATTACAGAATATACTGTAGATTATCTTAAAAATGATGTAGAGAGAATGTTAAAGCATTATAAAAAGCTTTTAAAACAGACGACTGTACTTGATAGAGATCGTCCTATTGTATTTTAAATATGGGAAGTATATTTGATATTATAGATGGACATGTAAATGAGATGTTTAATGCTAATGAGGGGCTATATGAGGAAAGAATGAAAATATGCAAAGAATGTCCATTATATAAAGAAACCCCTGTTGGCCCAATATGTAACCCTAAGCTTTATATAAATAAAGAAGGGAAAACATCAGCATATAAAAAAGATGGTTATGTCCGTGGCTGTTCCTGCAGATTATCTGCTAAGACTAGATTAATTCACGGTAAATGTATTATAGGAAAATGGTAAAAATTATGAGTAATTTAATTTTAAATGGAAATGATGCCACTGGTATGAGTGGTTATGGAGCACAATTAAGTAAAAATCTTTCTGGAATTAGTTCTGCTGAACTAAAAGATCAAATTGAAATGGAGAAATTAGCTGCAGCTGCTGCAGTAATGGAAGCAAATAAAGGATTAAAATCTACAGAAAACAAGAAAGTTCAAGCAACAGGATTTACAGTTATTTTTACAAAGTATAATAAAAACCCTTATCGTAAATATAAGTCTAACGCTGGACTACTTTTAGATGTAGATTCTTTTCATATAAACGATGCTGGGGAAATGGAGCAAGATGAAATGGGAGTTATTTGCTGTCATGTTGTATCAGTTGGCCCAGAATGTAAATATGTCAAAGAAGGTGATGATATTTATATAAGGAATGTTGGTGCCGCTCCAGTTCCTTTTGATCGCAGAGGATATTGGGCAATTAGTGAACAAAATGTAATATGTAGAATTGTAGACAATGATTAGTGAAATTGAAAAAATATTTTACAATCCTGGAGACTTAGTTAGAGTTAGACATCGTAAACTAAGTAATATTCCAGTGATGTATGTTGTGGAAAAAGTGACAAGGTCATATAAACACAATGATGAAACAGTAAATTCTTTTAAAGGGATTAAATGTAGATGGTTTAATGTAAATGGTGATCTTTGTGAGGAAATTTTTTCTTCTAAAGATCTTGAAAGGGTAAAATAATGAAAGTATATTTTAATAGACTAGGAAATATAGACCATGTAGATTGCACCTCTGCTGAATTTATTGAACTGCAGGATGGAAATAATCTTTTAACATGGGTTGATTTAGCGGATATTCCTGAATGTTTAGGAGAAACTATAGAAGAACGTATTAAGCTATGGGTAGAACTAAAAAAGAAAGGAATTATTATAGAAAATACTAAGAAACATCATGGACAGAACTCAATTAATGGAATTCATAAAATGAATTCCAACACGTGTAAAGGAATTGCAAAATAAATCTCCAGAAGAGATAGCAATGACTTTAAATAAGCTTTCTAAAACTCCAGAAGGACAAAAGCAACTAGAAACACTTATTCAGGAATTTAAATCTGAAAATGCTGCAATTCAACCAGAGGAAACTGGAATGTTTAAGAAGGGAGGAAAGCTTAATTATTTAGTTAATAAATTTCAAAATGGAGGCACCTCTGAGCAAAGAAAATCAGACTTGAGTGTAAAGAAATTTCATGGAACTGACTTATTTGAATATGGCCCTAATAGCAGAAAAGGACCTAGAGGTTATATTGATAGACCATTAGTTCCTGGGGTAAATAAAACTATCCTTCCTAATGGGGTGGGACTAAGACAAATTACTAGAGATAATATTACAACCTCTGAATTAGTTTCTCCTGATAAAAGAGATACTCTTTATATACATAATGGAGTTGGAGGTAGGGTGGATAGTAATATTGATGATTCTGGATTTCTAGGCTTTTTAGGATTAAGAGAATCAAGTCCCGTATCCTCTAATTTTAGGAGACTTCAAAGAATTTTTAATGCAGAGAAATTTGACAATGGAGGTACTATATTAGATCTTTTTTCCTCAGTAAGTAATAATAATCTTAATCGATACAAGCAACAAATTATTGATAGGGTTAATAATTCAAAGGCAAACTTTATACAAAGGGCTAAAGATCCAAACAGTCCATCTATAAAGGATTGAAGAAGTGATAATGAGACAACCCATAAACTTGGATATGTTACTACAGATAGTGGTATGGCAATTGTATACCCAGAAGTTTCTGCAAATTTTGAGGGGAAATTGACAGATTTTACAAATCCAGAAATTAAAAGGAAATTCACAACTAAACATCCTGGATTAGAGATAGCTCTAAACAATAGAGACACTGTTATGATGCCTTCGTATGAAGCAGAATGATTTACTAAAAATTACAAATCATACTATCCTAGATTTAAATCTAAAAAATAAATGACTGATATTTTCCTTTATGATAACTCTACAGGAGAAATTACTCTAAATGAGTATGAAATATTGTTAGTTAAGGAATTTGCAACACTCTATGATGCCAGTAGGAATAAATGTAAAAAAGATCCTACTGGTATCAATAGATTGAGGGCATGGAGAGAATTTAAATATATATTCTTAATGTTGGATTTTAAATCCCCCTATTTAGAGTATATAGAACAAGAAAGACATGAGCAAGCTATGAAGGACAGTGAACTAACTGACAAAGAGTGGGAAGATCCTGATTTTAGAGCAGCATGTCGGAAATATATGGAGATTAGAGACTCATCCAGAATTCTTAGTTTGATTAAAACCGCATTTAGGACACTAGAAAAAATGCGAGTATTTTTAGACAATATTGAATTCACTGATATGGATGGCAATGGAAAATACTTAAATGATCCTAAAAAGGTTCTTGAAAGTATTGGACAGATTAAAAAGATGAATGATTATTTACGTGAATTGGAGAATGATTACAAGAAAGATCAGGAATCTACAAATGCTCGTTATAGAGGAGATGTAGAGATCGGACTTGACGATTAAATCCTTAATAAATAAAGTATGGCTGAACTAAGATCAAAGAAAAAGAAAGATGAATTACGTAAGAGAGTTGATAGACTTCCAACCTTCACAGAAAAAACTGAGGACGAGTTAAGGAAGGAGTTGCTTGCTTCAACTATAGATGAAGAAACTGAAGAGTCCCCATATTATTATGAAGATAAAGTAGAAGTACATAAGAAAAGGGCTGAAGGGTTATGAGATGTAATATTAGAAGATGAGATTCATTATTTTGATCCAGAATTGTCTTATGAAATAACAGGGTATAGACCTATTAATGAGACTGAAGGATTAGATTTTGACCCCACTCCTTTTATAGAAGTTGGGCAAGTATATCAGAGAACTGGAAGATATACTGCACATAAAAAAGGAGGTAAGCCTTATGTGGACTTTTGAAGAGAACAGATAAGGCGTTGTGTTGAAGGTTATACAGTAGGGAAATATAGGGTTACAGGAGATCATTATTTCTTCTTAAACTTCTATAGAATGGGTATTATTAGCGATAAAAAGAAAGCTGGAGCTGGTTCAGAAGAGTCTTTCCCCTTCTTTACATCTAAACAATACGAATTCTTTCATTATGTAGAACTTTGTGAGTATTTAAAAAAGGACGTAGTTGCTCTTAAAGCTCGTGCAGTTGGCTTCTCAGAAATTGGAGCATGTTTGGGAGTACGGCCCTTTATTACCACAAGAAACTTTAGAACAGTATATACAGCATCTTTAGAGAGTTATGTGGATGATGTACTTACTAAATGTTGGTATCAGTTAAACTGGTTAAGCAACAACACTGACGGAGGTATGAAGCGTGTACGTCAGAAAATTGATAATATTAAACAAAAGCGTGCATCAAAGCTTGATAAAGAGGGTGTTGAATCTGGTCGTATGGCTGAGATTGAGGGCATTCCTGCAGATAATCCTCGTAAGGTTCGTGGTGCTCGTTGTGATAGACTGATGTTTGAAGAGTTTGGTTCTAATCCAGTATCTAGAACATCTTGAACACAGGGAACTGCCCTTGTTGAAATTGGTGGTGTACGTAGAGGCATTAAGATTGGTTGGGGAACTGGTGGTGACCAAGGCCCTTCATTAACAGGATTATCTGAGATATTTAGTGATCCTAAAGCTAATAATGTCTTACCTTATAAGAACTTCTACTCCCCAGATGGAACTGTTCAATATACAGGATTTTTTATTCCTGCCTATACATTTATGTTGGGATCTGAGTATACAGATCATAGAGGAGTTACAAATATAGAAAAAGCAAAGAAATATTATGAAGAGCAAAGAGCTGTTAAAAGTGGAAGGAGCCTTCTTGAATATTGTTCAGAGTATTGTTTTACCCCAGCAGAAGCTTTATTAAGGCAGGGTGATAATATCTTTGATGCTATTGCTATTTCAGATAGAATTACTCAAATTAGAATACATAAAATGGGAGTTAAACCCAGACGTGTAGCACTTCTTTGGGATAAGAGTGAAGGGGATGAAACTTTAAATAAAGTAAAGGTCTATGATAAAGTGGATAGTAATATTCTTATTTATGAAGAACCAATGCTTGATGATAAAGATCCTTATAAAAATTTATATGTAGCTGGCATTGACTCTATTGACCAAGGTACAGAAGACTCTGCAACTCAAAAAGATGTATCAGACTTTTGTATTGTAATAAAACGTAGAGCTTATGGTTTAAAAGAACCGAAATATGTAGCTGTGTATAAAGAAAGGCCAAGAGATATTAGATCTGCGTATGATAATGCAATGAAGTTATTAGCTTGATATAATTGTAAAGCATTACTTGAGCACACTAAAATCAGTATATTGACCTATTTCAGAAGTAAGAAAAAAGATAATCTTTTTATGAAGCGTCCAAAATCTAGTCTAAGTGATATTAAGAGAGGTAATTCACAAATGATTGGAGTCCCTGCTACAGAAACTATTATCAAGCATGGATTGGAACTTATTAATACTTATATAAACGATTATTGTTATACAATAGATTCTGATATGATTCTGGAACAACTATTAAACTATTCTTATGAAAATAAGAGAAAATATGATATTGTTGCAGCTATGGGTATGGCAGAAATTGCTGATGAGGAACTAATGAGCTTTAATCCAAAGCCTGCACATAGTGTAGAAAAAGAATGGAAAGATTTTGGATGATTTATTAACTCAAAAGGTTATAAACAATTTGGAGTTATTGGTGATGAATAATTTAGAAGATAAAATACGAAATGTGATAAGGGAAGCTTTATGCTCTGAATATATTGGTAATTTAGATATATTGCATGATGAGGATTCTTATACTTTAAAGCTGGATTTAAATCAACATGAAGCTCCAATGTATTTTTCTTATCAAGGAAGCGAAGATGGTTTTCTTGATTACTTACTAAGAGATTTAAGACAACGACAAATCGATCGTGCTAAGTATTACAAAGGAATGATGGTAGATACTGGTAACGATGATACTTATTATATTGTACTAGAATGAACAAGACAGAAATCCAATTAATAGATGATGCTATTAATGAATTAGTATATGAAAAAGTTAGGTTAAGAAAGGCCTATCAGTACTATCATTGTCATCGAGATGCTGATCAATTTAAAAGTCTTGAATTTAATTATGGAGTAGGTACTCCAACAGCAGTAAATTTCACTCCACTAATTAAAAAACATATTGATGTTTTAGTTGGAAAGTATCTTGAGTTAGAACCAGATTTAAAAATTTCCTGTAAGGACTCGTTAACAGTAACAAATATAATGCGAGAAAAACAATTAAAGATTGATCAAGCATTATATGAAAAGTTACATCAATATTTACAAAATAATATAATTTCTTTATTATTAGACAATAAGGAGGTTGTTAATGATCCTTTTATAGAAAAGGAACTAAAAACTATTCAGGATAATTTAGATAGAACATTTATTTCAGACTATGAAATAGCTGCTCAAAATATATTGCGCTATTTAAAGCAATCAAGGAATATTGATATGAAAAATAAGATGAGACTCTTATTTACAGATCTGCTTATTAGTGGAACTTGTTATTACAGAACAAGACCTACTGAAAGTGGAGAAAATATTAATTTTGAAGCTTTAAATACTTTAAATACATTTATAGAAAGAAATCCAAATTCTCCTTATCTTGCAGATTCTAGACGAGTAGTTATTCGTAAGATGATGACAAGAGAAATGATTTTGAATGAATATCGTAGTGAATTAACTACTGAGGCGGTTGCTAAACTAAAAGAGGCTCCAAAAATGGGGGATGTTAGAACTACAACCTATTTGGTAAGAACTTCTGCTATTCCTCCTGATGGATTACCTAGACCTGATTTAACTCCAGGTATTTTAGGAGGATTGGAAGCTTATCCTGCAATACCAGGTGATGAAGCTCTCTTATCAAATTATAATCCTCATTTAATTACTGTTTATGAAGTAGAATGGCTTGAGGTTGATGAAAAGACAGGATATTTAACAAGACATGAAGGAGTTAAAATTGGAAACGAAATCTATATTACTAGAGGAGAGGTAGAAAATGTAATAAGATCTACCGATTATCCAAGTAAATGTAGATTATCTGTAAATGGAATGTTTTTCTTAGATCATAATGGTGATCCTTTTAGTTTAGTACTAAACACCATGAATCTTCAAGATAAATATGACCTGTTACTTTTTTATAGAGATAACTTAATTGCATCTTCTGGTACAGTAGGAGACTGGTTAGATTTAGCTAATCTGCCAACTGTTCTTGGTGTAGATATGCCAGAGAGAATTCAAAAATGGTTGGCCTATAAGAAAACTGGTGTTGGAATTCTTGATTCATCTCAAGAAGGACAACCATTAAATACAATATTCAATGGATTTGATGATACTGTCAAAGTACAAAGTATCCAAGCTATACAATTAGCTATTCAATCGATTGAGCAGCAAGCTTCCTCCATTACAGGAGTACTTCCAGAAATGCTTGCACAATATGAACAACGTGATGCTGTTAGTAATGTTAAGTTGGGAGTTACTACTTCAGGACTTCTTACTAAACAATATTTTGACTGCATGGATACAATTTATAAAGAGGTTAATTATGATTTACTTAATCTCACTAAATTAGTATATCCAGATGGTCTTCAAGGTGTTATTATTTTGGGAGATAGATATTCTCAAATATTTTCAGCACTTCCTGAGCATTATACAGTAACAGATTTTGATGTTCATATTGAGGATAGTACAGCAACATTTAAGGACAGAGAAATTATAAAAGCATTAAGTACAGAATTAGTTAAAGCTGGTTATTCTGACCCTGAAATGATTGTTAATATTGTAGCTGCCAAAAATATGACTGAACTTAAACGTTATGTTGAGCAGTCAATGAAGATGAAGAAAGAAGAAGAATCTATTGTTCAGCAACTTCAACAGCAGTTACAACAAACAGGACAACAAGCACAAGAGCTATTGAAACAAAATAAAGAACTGCAGTCTCAGTTATCTCAATTACAAAATCAAGCTAGTCAAATGGAACAAGCTAAGATTGAAATTGAACAACAGAGAGTTGCCCTTGACCATGAGAAGATTAAGAATGATAGAGATTTTCAGGATCAATCTATTGAGGTTAAAAAACAACAATTGCAAGCTCAAGTTGCACAAATGTTCGACAATAATCCTTATAATGATAAAATAAAACAAGTTGAATAATGGATAAACGCTTAATTATTCAGACGATTGTCAGACCTGATTGTAAGTTAATTGCAATTGATAACAGTGATTATTATAGCTTAGGAGATGACATGATAAACTTTATCATGTTAGACTTCCTAAGTTATAATGAAACTGGAGTTCCCATTGATAGGACAATCAGGGTGAGAAGAGAGGTAGTTAAGAGAGGTCAATTACTTTCAAGATTTTCTTCAGAATTTATTCTTGACAAAGATGGCACGTATTGTTATTATAAATTAGTCATTCCTATTTTAGAAAGGTTTAAAGTTGGAGATGATACTTATAATAATCTTAGCGATGAGTTATTTTTTGATGGAAAGACCTTGTATAAATGCAATCTCGAAGATGATGATGAGCATTCCTACGAGGAAGTGATAAAAAATAGTACTGTACTTGACAATTATATAGATGCATATAAAATTGTCCAAAATAATAGCGCATCACAAACTTTCTATTGCCCTGTAAAAAAGGTATTCAGTGTTTGTAAATTGCAAAAATGTTTAGTATATTTACAGCGGCAATTATTACTTATTAACTGCAAACATTGCAGTTATGATAAATGCGACACAGACAATACTCTGAGAAATAGAAGGGACTTTCTTTTAAGTGCAATGTACGTTTTTGACTATTTAAAGGATATAGGAAACCTTACTGAAGCTCAGAGAGTGTTAGATAATATGTCTTCTTGCGATTCATTATGTGGAGATTTATTAAATAATTCTAATAACGATTGCGGCTGTGGAAATTCTATATAATACACTATATAGGTTATTCTCAAATGAATTATTAAATCTAAATATTGGCTATGAGTTTAATGCTAGAACATTATCAGCAATGAATGAATTAGTTAATGCTATTGACTATATTGAGAATGGGAACCCTTCTAGTGATGAAATAATTAAAATAATGCAATACTATGAAGAAGTATAACATAGATCCTTTTATGGAGAAAGCGCTTTCAGATGAATACTATAAATTAAGAAGCTCTCGTGATTTTTATACTGGAACATCTTTTAAGATGTCCACATGAGATCTTAATACACGATATTTCAATGATGAAAATATCATTGATTTTGTATCATATGAAGGATGCTTATTGTATTCTTAATCCTAGCTTATACCAACTGGATGCTAATAAAGAAAGTACTTCCATAACTCAAAAAACTGCTACAGTATAATAAAATATGAAAAAAATTAATATACAACCAGATATTGACCTTCAGAATTCAAGAGAATACTATGGAGTATCTAATTCAAGGGACTTCTATAAAGGAAAATCTTTTAACTTTGCCCAAAGATGGGCACCAGGAATTAACTATTATAATGATGGTTATATTCAAGATTTTGTAGCTTATAGAGGAACTTTATTAGCTTGTCATAAAAGTCACTTATCAAGTAGTCTATCTGAGCCAAAATTACTTTATAACGATCCTAAGGATTCTACTAAGCCAACTGGTGTAGACTCACCCTTTTGGGAATTTGTATTTTCAGGTGCTACGGGTGCAACTGGTGAAAATGGCCAGGTGTACGTACCTGAGTACAATGAGTCTACTGGATTTATTACCTGGGTTTTAGAAGAAAACCCTTCTGAAATCATTTCTCCTATGTATGTAAAAGGCGAGAAGGGAGAAAAAGGTAATAAAGGCGATACAGGAAGTAAAGGCGACAAGGGTGACAAGGGTGACAAAGGAGACCAAGGTATCCGTGGACTTAAAGGAGATCAGGGAGAGAAAGGTGACAAGGGAGAAAAAGGTGATAGAGGAGTTCAGGGAATTCAAGGAGAAAAAGGAAATAAAGGTGATAAAGGTGATAGGGGAGATCGAGGTGATAGAGGTCCTGCTGGGACTGCAGCAACTATCAGAGTAGATTCTGTTATTACTGGAGATCCTGGTTCACAAGCTTCTATTGTAAATGTGGGCACTGCTTCTGAAGCGGCTTTCAGATTTACTATTCCAAGAGGTCAACAAGGAGTTCGGGGAATTCAAGGAGAAAAAGGAGACCCTGGTGCTACTGGTGCTCAAGGCCCTGAAGGCAAACGATTAAAATTGTATCGTGATTTTACAGATGACACAATTAAATGAGGGTATGATGGAGAACTACCTAGTCAATGGACAGTTCTTTGTTATATGGGCTATCTACGAGGAGTCAGTATTGATGATGTAGATATTACCGATGATGCTCATCTTAAGGTAACGCTTTCATCTATGCATTATACATGAACACCAGATGAAGATGGAAATCCAATTAAAGATGAGAACGGAAATATCATATATGATCGCCCAATCCCATCAACTATAATTACTAAAGGCAAAGCAGCCGCTACTCTTACTGCTGGTAAGGTAGAAACGCTACAACCATGGGAAGATCCTAAAATTGAAAATGTAGGTACAATTAAAGATCCTATTTGGGATTTTTATATACCTAGAGGATTTACTGGAGAACATGCTGTGCATGTTGGTCCAGAAGATCCTGTCACTTTTAGAAATTCTCATTCAGATGATGCAAACATTCAAGAAGCCTACAGGAATGCTGAACACATGATTTGGGTTGATACCAAAAATAAAGCTGATTTCGACCATTTAAATGTTGTATATCATGCATATAAAGAAGCTGGAGGAACTGCTTTAGATCAATCTAAATTTGCCGAAGCTTTTGCTAATTTAACTAGATTCTCAATTGAAATTGTTGATAATCTTGAAGCTCTTGGGGAACCTACAAAAGAAAAGCAAAATATCCTTTGGCTAGTACCTGCTTCTCCGACTGGAGTTAATGACTTGTATGAAGAGTATATAGTTGTTAAAAGAGGGGATACTATGTTCTGGGAAAAATGAGGAAGTGGAACTATAACTGTAGATTTATCTAATTATTATACAAAAGCTGAGGTAGATACTATAAAACAGGATTTAGAAGGGCTTATGGTGTGAAATGATGTTATTAATTAAATTTTAAGCAATGGCAAACAAGGTTGTAAAATTTTATAGAGGTCTTAGTGCCACTTATAATCCGACAACACATGCTGATGGAATTTTCTTTACAACAGATACGCATAAAATTATCATGAATAATATCCCCTATGGCGGAGATTCTGATAAGAAAGTTTCTGACGTGCAGCTAGATTCGGCTGCTAACGGAATTATAATTACATATACAGACGGTACAACTGCAGCATGAGATTTTGGGGATGCTATTTCAATTACTGAGAATACCATTGATGTAAAGATTGATCCAGCCTCGGATGCTGCTCTTTCTAAATCTGCAAACGGACTCAAGGTCGACTTGAGTGGAGTTAAAGGTACTACAGTAAAGGTTGGCACTGCAGTTACAGGTGGTGTTGAAATTGGAGCAGATCAGACTATTGTTGCAGGTATGCAAGCGTTGAGCGACCGTATTCAAACTGCTATAACTGGCGGTATTACTTCTTTAACTAGTCCAGACGAAACGATTACAATTACAGGAACTGGTACGTCACGTGGTTTAGTAGTTAATGCTGCAAGCTTAGCTTCTACTGATTCTTCAATTCAAGTTGTAGGTGGCAAACTTGATATATGTTGGATGGAAGCCTAGTAATTAATTTTCTTCCCTCATTGTAAGCTGGGGGGAGGTTAACCAAAAAATATTTTATAAATAAATGGCAACAAGTTTAAGTTTTCAAAAAATTGCTACAGTTCCTGCTTCAGATCTTGTAGTTGGTAGAATTTATTTTGAAACATCAACTGGAATGATTAAAGTAGCTACAAGTGCTACTGCAGTTGATAAATTTGGAGATGGTGTTAAGTCTGCAAGCTGAGATGAAAGTACTAAAACTTTAACCATCGTAAACGAAAGTGGAGCAGATATAACATTAAATCTATCAGATGTAGCGTCTGCATCATCAGTAACTACTGCGTTAGCTAAGAAACTAAATATTGGCGTATCTAGTGATGCTTCGACTGTACAGAGTTATTATGGTTTAAAGAAATATACAGATGAAGCAAAAGCAACTGCAATTAGTTCGGCTAATTTGTATACTGATGAGAAAATTGCAAAAATCCCTAGAGCAATTCTCTATAAGGCAGATGGTACTACTATTACGCAATCAGGAACTGCTAATGAGGTTACATTCGCAGTTGGTACTATTGCTCAATCAAAAGTGACAAATCTTACTAGTGATTTAGCAGCTAAAGCTTCTAATTCCGAATTACAAACTGTTAAAGCTATTGCAAAAGCTGCAGCTCCTCAGGCTACTACTTATACAAAGACTGAAGTAGATAATGCAATTAATGCAAAAGTAGCTTCTACTTTCCGTTATATGGGCAGTTGTACATATGCAAAATTGCCAGTAGCTGCAGTAAAAGGTGATGTATGGAATGTTACTGATGCATATGGTAATGTACCCGCTGGTACTAATTATGCTTATGATGGCAAAGCTTGGGATGCTCTTGCTGGTGTAGTAGATTTGAGTCCTTATGCTAAATCTTCTGATATAGCGTCTACTTATGCAGCTAAAGCAGCTGTTACAAGTGAAATTACGACAAAAATTGGAACTCTAGATAAAGCTGATACAGCAGTTGATGGACAAGTAGTTTCTGCAGTTTCTGAAACTAATGGTATTATTACAGTTTCTCGTAGAGCTCTAGTTGCGGCTGACATTCCTACTTTAGCTATTTCTAAAGTAACAGGTCTTCAAGGTGCACTTGATGCAAAAGTTCCGATTTCTAGAACTGTAAACGCTAAACCTCTTACCGCTAATGTAGTACTTACAGGTGGTGATATTCTTGTTGGAGGTACAGGCACATATAAAGCTGGAAGTATACAGGATGCAATCAGTGCACTTGATAAAAGAGTTATTACTGCGGCTGATAGTGGAGTACGATCATTTGGTGGCAAAACTGGTGCTATTACACTAAAAGCTACAGCTTCTACAAATGGAGCAGTTAATTTAACTATGAATAACAACGAACTACAAGGTGCTGTTGTTGGACTTAAGTCTGCTGCATTTGTTGCGTCTAATGCATTTGCAACTGCTGCTCAAGGAGCAAAAGCTGATTCTGCAGTTCAGAATATCACTACTGGTTCAGCCAATGGAACTATTGCAGTTGATGGAACAAATGTAGCTGTTAAAGGTTTAAGTTCAGCTGCATATATGGCCGCTACTGCATTTGATGCCGCTGGATCAGCTAACAAAGCTCTTACTGATGCGAAAGCTTATGCTGATTCTTTAATAGAATGGGTTGATTTTGCCTAATTATATAAGGGAGGAGGCATTAAAACTTCCTCCCTATTTTTATTTTAAAGACTAGTTTATTATGGCAATCAAAAACAAATTTATACATTTTAAAACTAGGGCTGCATTTGATAATTATTTAGTAAATCATGCAGACGACCTATATAATTATACAACATTTATAAAAGAAACTTCAGAAATATACACTCATGGTAACTTTTATAAATCAAGTAATACTTGAGATTTTAGTAAACTAATATCTGATACTAGTTATGCAGAAGTAGCGTTTAAGGCAGGAAAATTAGGAGATGCTATTACTCTAGGTGACAATGCTCTTAGTATATTAATGACTATTAACAATACTTCATGAAGTTTACAATCTGAGGAAGTAATTCAGGAGTTATTATATAATTCAGAAAGTAAGTTATTTAAGGAAGGAATTCGTAAAATCCTTGCTAAAGATTCTTCTATTCCACTTGGTGCAATTTCATTACCATTACCAAATGGCTCTGCAACAATAGGAACCTCAGATAGATACGCTAAGGCAGATCATATACATCCATCTGATCAATCTAAACAAGATAAACTTGTTAGTGGAAAATCAATTAAAACAATTAATAATCAATCACTCCTAGGAGAAGGTAATATAATTACTCCAGACAGTAAAGTTACTAGTGCTGCTAATCACTATACTCCTGGAGGAGGAACTATTACAGCTGGAACTATCATAAACTCTATCACTAAAGATGAAAAGGGGCATATTATAGGTATAAAAACAGCTAATGGACTAGATGCTTCAAAAATCACTTCTGGAACAATTAGTATTGAAAGACTCCCTAAAGGTGCCTTAGAAAGACTTGTTATTGTGGCTAATCGAACAGCAAGGTTTGCATTAACCACAGCAAACGTACAAGAAGGAGATACTGTTAAACAAAGTGATACAGGAGTAATGTATTTTGTTATTGATTCAACAAAATTAAATAATGAAGCTGGTTATTCTGTTTATACAGCAGGAGCTGCTACAAGTGTGCCTTGGTCTGGAGTAACTAATGCTCCTACGAAAGTAAGTCAGTTTACTAATGATGCAGGATATTTAACTTCTGTACCTGCACAATCTTGGTCAAGCATTACAGGAAAACCTTCTGATTATCCTCCATCTCAACATCAGCATCCATCTTGTGATATTAATACATTAAAAGGATATAGTAAACCTACTACAACAAGTGCTATTCTAACAAGGGATAGTTTAAATACTGCTCTAGGAAAACTAGAGTTCGCATTAGATAATAAAGTTAATACATCCCAATTAGATAATTATTTACCATTATCTGGAGGGACCGTTACTGGAATGCTTTGACTCAGATCAGAATATAATTCAAAATTAATACTAGATAATACTGATGGGGATAATAAACTTCAGTGTATAGAATTTTGGCAACAAGGGGCCCCGTACGGAAAATTAGGTACTCAGGGGGATGATATCTTAAGGTGGAATACTGATATCTTAGCTACTCAATCGTGAGTCCAGAGTAATAATATCACTTATAATAATGAATGGAATATTGTTCATAAAGGGTGTAAAACTAATGGAGTAATATTCATAAATTGTAGAGCTAGTGATATCTCTAGTGCTATAGATACTCCAGTAACTAAATTCGTTTTCTTATCTGGTACAGGTAAAACTGATTCAGCAAATCATGTATCAGTGCAAGCTAAATCGTTTATAACTGCTGGTGGAACTGCATCCCAGATGGTCCGAGGAGATGGAACGCTTGCACCAATCCCTACCACATATACTCTTCCTACAGCTACAAGTTCAGTACTTGGAGGTATTAAAGTTGGAAGTAATATTACACTATCTTCTGGAACAATTTCACTAAGTAAAGCTAATGTAACTTCTGCTTTAGGATATACTCCTGCTAATACTAGTGATATACCAAAAATTCCTACTGCTCTACCTAATCCACAGAGATTAACAATTAATAGTACAACATACACAGGCGCATCTGCAGTTTCAGTAACTGTACTAGAACCTTTAACAACGGGTACTTTTATTGGACCTACGTCATTAACTGTAGTAACCGCTGGATATAGGTACAGTAATACGGTAGCTAGAACAGTTGCTAGTTTAGATGAGTTCTCTGAGACGAACCCTGAGGCTGTCATTAAGAGTACTAAAAAAATATCTTTTACTGCTTCTGAGGCAATTAAGATGAAGGGTCTTGACAGTTTAACTGGAACTTATTATGTCTATTATTTGAGTTATGTGGGAGATAATAAGGTTGCCGTTAACGGTGTAGTATATGCTTAAAATATTATAGACATGACAACATATTCAAAAAAATATTTTAATGAGGGGACACAGAAGTGGGAACCTCTATATTCTACAGAAGGACGTTCTGCATATGAAACTGCTAAGTTAGCTGGATATACAGGATCAGAGGAGGAGTTTAATACAGTATTATCACGAATCCCTGTAATTATCAGTTCGATTGAAAATACTCCCACAGAAGGAAGTGATAATTTAATTACTTCTGGAGGTGTATATTCTGCAATTAAAAAGGTAGAACAATCATCTGGGGAATCAAATCAAGGGCTTCTTAATAAGATCTCTGAAGTTAATACTAATTTAACTAATGAGATTTCTCAAATAAGAACAGTTAATATTCCTAATGCTATTAAAGAATCTATCATTGATAATTTAGATTCTACAGCTACAGATAAAGCTCTTTCCGCAAATCAAGGTAATATACTTAAAACAATGATTGGCAACTTAGCTAATCTGAGAATTGAAGTTGTTACTAAGCTTCCTTCAACTGGAGAAGTAAATGTTATTTATTTAGTTAAGAAGGTAGGGAAAAATCCTGATGTTCATGACGAATACATTTATGTTGAAAATACTTGGGAAAAGATTGGAAATACTGAAGTAGATTTATCTAATTACTATACTAAAGAGCAGGTATATTCAAAATCTGAAGTATACACTAAAACTGAGGTTGATAACATTAAAAATGATATTGAGAGCAATATTCCAACAATTCCTAATGTAGAAACTGGAATGACTGGAGTTGGAAATGTTATTACTTCTATAGAAGTGGATGCTATTAATAAACATAAAGTCATTGCTACAAAAGGTACTAGTGTTTATAGTAAGGCAGAAATTGATGAAAAATTATTTGATTCAGGATTTGGAGATGTTATTGCAGAAGCACCTTTTACAACTTCTGATAGAGTAATTACTTCAAGTGGAGCTGGGAAAACTATTAAAGATTCTGGAATCTTATTAACTAATCTTGCTACAAAAGAATTTGTAAACCAATTTGAACCTGAGTGGAATAAGATAGCTAATAAGCCTTCAACTTTTACTCCTTCGGCTCATACACATACTGTAAATCAGATAACTGATTTTCCAACTCTTGGAGCTTTAGCTTCTAAGGATAAAGTAGATGAATCTGATTTAAACTTCAATATTCCAGAAGGAATTGTTATAGATTCTGCTTTAAGTGCAACCTCAGAAAATCCTGTTCAAAATAAAGTTATTACCAATACTCTAAGTAGCTATGTTAAAACAGCTGACTTAAATGTAACTTTAGGAAACTATTATACTACTAATGAAGTTTACACTAAGAGGGAAGTAGATGACAAAATAGCTTCTGCAGGTGGTGGAGATGTAATGGCTAGTGGAGACCTTGCTACAGATTATATTATAGTTGGAGCAGGTACCAAATCTGTTAAAAATTCAGGGCAAACTCTTTCTAATCTTGCATTAAAAAGGGAGATTCCTTCTTTAAGTGGATATGCAACTCAAAGTTGGGTTACAAGTCAGGGATATTTAACTTCTGTACCTGCACAATCTTGGTCAAGCATTACAGATAAGCCAACTACATTAGCAGGATATGGTATTACAGATGCTATTAATAAGTTCTATGTAAATGATGAGACTGGAGGCAATTATCTTGTCAGTGCAAGTGATAATAATTTAAATATAGTTGGAGCAGATAATTGTATAAGTGTAGGAATAACAGATCGTAATGTAGGTATTTATCATAATATGGAAGATGGATATTTACATGTTCCTGCAACTGGAACAACTAATAATGGAAAGGTATTAATGGCTGGCAGTACAGCTGGCTCTATTGGGTGGAAAAGTATAGATATACCAAAAATTCCTACTGCTCTACCTAATCCACAGAGATTAACAATTAATAGTACAACATACACAGGCGCATCTGCAGTTTCAGTAACTGTACTAGAACCTTTAACAACGGGTACTTTTATTGGACCTACGTCATTAACTGTAGTAACCGCTGGATATAGGTACAGTAATACGGTAGCTAGAACAGTTGCTAGTTTAGATGAGTTCTCTGAGACGAACCCTGAGGCTGTCATTAAGAGTACTAAAAAAATATCTTTTACTGCTTCTGAGGCAATTAAGATGAAGGGTCTTGACAGTTTAACTGGAACTTATTATGTCTATTATTTGAGTTATGTGGGAGATAATAAGGTTGCCGTTAACGGTGTAGTATATGCTTAAAATATTATAGACATGACAACATCCACTATTAATTTAGATAGTATTTTTTCAAAGTCTTTGGCTAGTGTAAATACTCCAGGTAAGGCGGGTATATTCTATGGCTCTTCTTCATCATATTCAGTAGGTACTGTACATGTAACAAGTAGTAATCCTGATGCAGTTATTGTAGTTCCTACTACAACAACAGTAACATTTGGAAGTAACTACGTAAAAATGAGTGGTTTAGACGATTTAACTGGAGGCAGTTATAAGTGTTATTGTATAACTTATATTAATACTGGGTTAGTGTTAGTTAATGGTGCTATTTATGGCTAATAAGATTTCAAAAATTTTAGTGCAAGAATTTTAATATTTTTGCACTAAAAATTTTGATTTTATAAATATAATCTCTAATTTTGTAGAGATAGAAAAAATTAATTTTTAATGGTTATGAAAATGAATGTTGCAACCAGATTAGCTATTTTAACTAATCTTCCAGAACAAGGAAGTGTTCTTGAGATGATTTCTGCTAGAAACATCCGCAAGAAAATAGACTTCTCAAGTGAGGAGATAACTTCTCTTAACTTAAAAGAAGCTGATGGAAAAATTTCGTGAACTCCAAATGTGGAGGACATTGAAGTTGAATTTAATGATTCTGAGACAGAGTTCTTACGAACTGTTATAAATATAATGGATCAGAAGCATGTCATTACAGATAATATTCTTGATTTTGTAGAGTTGATTCAAAATTAGGTTTATTCTACTACATATTTAGTTTTAAAGTTATATCATATAACGCAAAACAAGTTCTTTGAGGAATATATACATAAAAGGGATTCGAGAATGCGTTTTGTAGTGATATAGTATCAGACTGAGGGAAAATTCGTAATTAGACAAGTGAATTCCCAAAATGTCCATGCATGATGTTATAAAACGTGTTATTTGATAACCACACTGGAATCCAGTGTAGTATTTTTTCATTAACTTTAAAATTAAACAAATTATGGACGTAGTAGAAAAACAGATTGTACATGAGTACGACGAGGATCGCAAAGAGTATGCATCAAAAGATGTTGCTGGTACTGGCTTAGGTCTTGGTATCGCAGGAACTGCTCTGGGCCTTTGGGCTCTTAGCAAATCAAAAAGCTCTTTATGACTTTGCTTTGCTGTCAGCTAGCGCTCGTTTCAACGATCGTCAAACAATCAATCCAGAGATGTTTGGTTTATACAAAAGCCAAATTGATGCAGTGTACAAAAATCAGAGAGACCAATTCGACGTATTAGCCAATCGTATTGGAAAACTTGAAACTGCTGCTGCTGTACAAGCTGCTGTAGAACCTTGGAGAAGTAAAGTAACTAAGATGGAGATTGCTGGCATGGTAGGACTTGAGGCTGAGCGCAGAATGTGTGCTGATAATAAGATAGTAAATTATGCAAATAATACATTCTATCCTATTCGTGTAGCTGCTGTTGAAGTAGGTACCGATACAGTACAGCGTTCACTGTATAATCCTTTATGCCCTTGCTCAGGATTCTCTAACAGCATTCTTTTTGATGCTGCAACTCCTGCAGCCTAGTTAAAATCTTAGTTTAAGATGTATCCTGTGAATCAAGTTTTCCTAGGTAATCCAGATCCATTATTAGCTTCTGACATTACCGATCAACTTCAAAGGGTAAAAGCTTATGAATCTCAATTAATGCAATTACAGAAAACAACTTCAAAGGAGCTTATTTGGGATTCTATTGATAATGAGATGAATGCTCTAACTGAAAGTCAAAAGAATCGATTTTTTTGAAGATAAAGAATATAGTGAAATCACTTCAAAAGATGGTTCAAATAGAGCTTTTAAATTTAGTTAAAGCTAAAATTGAAGGCACGCAAGAAGGTAAAGAGTTATTACAAAGGCAATTATCAGTAGTTAAGAAGTTGAAGAATAAGATCGTCCAAGAGACTGACAATGAGATGGCTATCTTTAATAAATTCCGCGAATTTTCTAAGGATAACCCAAGTCTAACCTATGAAGAATTCTGTAAGCAATGGCGCAACACGTAGACGTTATAATGAATAACTTGCGAAACTTTGTGAGTGTTAAATTAACCTCATTATCGCAAAATAATCCTATGATGGCTTTAATGAAGCCTCTAGCATCTAGAGTAATTGATAATAACATGTACAAAGTTGAAGCTTTGCTAAAACAGATTTCAGATAAAGATGGATTAGTTGATGTTGAAGGTATTTTAACAGAAATGTCAGATAACATAATTAATACTAAACCATTTAAAGTGGAAACTGGATTACTTGGGCAACTTGAAATAGGTGCAGGAAAAATAAAGATGGATATCCCAATAGTTAATAAATCTTTGGTTTTGAATCAACAAGATCTAAATGAATTAAAAGACATGCTCTCGCATTAGAAATCAGAAGATAGAAAGGAATGGTATTTTTTATATCATTCCTTTCTTTTTTATAATACATAAAGGTACTTTAATGTCAGATCCAATATATAAAAACTCAATAAATCTTGGAAATGGAAAGTCCGATGTAATTATAAGTACTGCAGGAAAAGTTATTGTTAAAGTTAAAGATAGATACTACACCTTAAATTATAATAATTCAGAAAAATCAGAAGAAAAAGTAAAAGAAAATGAAGTTTTAACTGATTTAATACTTCTTAAAACTGATTCAGAGGTAGAAACGATTATTAATACTTTAACTAAGAACAGCATTATCATTACATCAGAAAATACAATGTACCTGTATTTAGATGGAACAATATATCCGTTTGACTTTAGTAGTACAGGAAATACTGTATTTAATGACCTTACTGTAAATAATAAGTTAGAAATAAACGGCATTATTTCTATAAAGAATCCTAGTTTAGTGCAAAACTTAAATGCGCAATATTTAAATGGTAATTCGTCTGAAGTATTTATAACTATTAATCTTCCTCAAACTATAACTGAAACTTGAACTTTTACTAATACTACATTTTTTAATAAAAGTATCAGTGATACAGCTCAAAAAACTTTATTAGATTTTGAAACTAGCAATTTAGTTATTGATAATATAACTGTAAAAAACTTAACAATAATCTCAGACGAAAATTCGGGGGAAGAAGATTCTAATGATAGTACAAACATTGAGATAGATTATATTAAAAAACAAACTTACTTAGGTGAAGGGTCTAAAATAATCTCATCAGATGAGAGGCTAAAAGAAGAAGTAAACTGAAATGAAAACTGAGAAAATGGTGGTGATTCTATTGTTGAATTAATAATAAATGCAGTTAATGATGAAAAATTATCAGAACATTATACAAATGATGAAGATGATAGTTATTCATATTATGTTAATATGCTTTTAGATACTAGTACTAATTCTTCATTTACATCATTAATAACTGTAACTGAAGATATGTTTTATGAAGATGATTCAGAAACACTACCTTATAAATCATATTATTATCGTCCAAAAAATGTTGATACTATATGAGTTAATACTCCATATGATGAAAGTTCTAATGCAAAAATTGGAATTTATGATAATTGATTTGATAAAAACAATTATACAACTGAATTAGCTAATTTTAAAGGATTGGTTTGAAATATCGAATTATCAAATAATCCTTATAAAATTGGAGAAAAAGTTAAATATGAAACTGAATTTTCTACAATATATGGATTAGTAACTAAATCTTCAGAAAAAAAAATAGTTATCATTACTAACAGTGAAGATTGTGATGTTTTATATGATCCTAATAGTGAAGAGTATGATACTTGTTATATAAACTATACTCCCATTACAGGATCAGTATTATTACCAGCAGTTGGAGGGCAATCCGTAATTGGCAACATTACAAATATTGAAAATTCTATATTTGGAACACTAAGTGGATATGGTTTTACATCAGAAGGTAATTGTTACTTTGTAAATCCTGGAATTGCATTAGTTAATACTGATAATTTAAATTATCTGAAGCTCTATAATAAAGAACAATCTTTCATTGGCATTAATAAGAAAAATGAAAAATGGATTACCATTGAAACTGATGGAGGTTGTGATATGAAAAGGGATAAGATGTATAATATTAACAATCATCTTTCATTTTGCAGTTTTGGACCTATAAGAGTTGAAGAGGATGGTTCAGCAACAATTGGTAGTGGAGAAACACAAATTACTATTACCGCAGATGGTAAAGTTCAAATTCCAGAAGCCTGTATTATAAAATAAAAAATATTCTAATATTTTATTTGGACATTTAAATAAATGTAGTTATATTTGCAGCGAATAGATAATCTATAACTAATAAGGAAAAATAAGAAATATGCAATTTGAACATAATCAATTTGACAATTTGCTGGATGATGAGACTACTGAGGATCTAAATACTGAAACTCAGGAGGAAGTTATTGAACCAGCAGGCAATTCTACTGAGGAAGAGGAAGAAGATTCTTCATCTTCTGAAGAAGGAACTGAAGAAACAGAGGAAGAAGATGATCTGGACGCATTTTCATCCTTCTTAAAGAGTCGCGGAATTCGGGATGGAAAAACTATCATTTATGAAAACGAGGAAACAGGAGAGACTGAAGAGGTTGATTTTGGAACTCTAAGTAAGGATGAGCAGCTTTCAATTCTTGAATCTTTAACAGACCCAGGTCTTTCAGAAGATGAAATTGAAACTATCAATTTACTTCGTAAGACGAATTCGTCATTTCAAGATATAATTACGTATTATCAGCAGCAGGCTATCGATGAATATAAGGCTAAAAACAACAGCCAAGAAACTTATACCATTGATAGTTATTCTGATGAGGAATTATATTTGGCAGATCAAAAAGCCAAATTCCCTGAAATGACAGAGGAGGAATTAAAAATTGAACTAGATGTAGCTAAATCTAATGAAGATCTCTTTAAAAAGAAAGTAGATTTAATTAGAAAACAATATAAGGAACAAGAAGAAAATCATATCAAGGAGCAGGAAGAGGCTGAAAAAGAGCAACAGAAGGCATACCAAAATATGTTTGTAGATACATTAAATGATTTTAACTATATTTCTTTGGATTATAAAGATCCTAAGAGTGATAGTTTAATTCTTGAAGAGAAAGATAAAAATCTAATTTATGATTATGTATTTAAGCAAACTCCAGAAGGTGTAACTAAATTTGTTGAAGATTTATCAAAACCTGAGGTAATTGTTGAGCTAGCTTGGTATAGATTATTTGGTAAAGATACAATTTCTGACATTAGTAATTATTGGAAAGAAGAGTTGAAGAAAAATCGCAAAGCAACTCCTCCAAAACCAAAATCTAATGTTACTATAAAAAAAGAAACTAAACCCCAATCACAGGGAACCTCTCTTAGTTCCAAATGGGACGAACTATTATAAATAAAATAAATAATTTAGTATATGAAAATTACAGGTTTTACTACCATACGCCCTGAAATGGCTTCTACAAGAACGTATGAAGACTTTTCTAAGTTCTTAGGCACTAATCCTGCTAGACTAGGTATCGTATCGTCATTATATGATCAGTATACGGCAACTTACCTTACAGAATCGCTGATGAACATTTATACGATGGAGAAAGATCGTAAGAATGCATTTCAATCAATTAACTCATTCATGGTTGAGTGGGATATTGATGTGAATTTCATCAAGCGTGTTCCCTTCTTATCAGTGCCAGAAGGCGATGGTGCACAGGGAACAGACATCGTAGTTCACTTCCCTGAGAACTACTATCAAAAAAATGACGTGTTTATTATCGAAGGTTCACGTCAGCAATTAATCGTTCTTAGCCGTCCAGTTCGCAGAAGCGATGCTGACTTTGAGCTGATTTGTAAGATTCAGGATTCTGACTATTCTGCAACGCTAGATCTCTCAGCTTGCCAGCCTGGTATGAATACTCGTTTCTTAACAAACTATCAGCCTGAGCTGCATGAGGAAGGTTATACGAAATATCAGAGCAATACTGAGAAACATAGAACTTTCATCTCAATGCACCGTTGTGATGTTTCCTACTCAGCTAAATATGCTGCAATGGAAGATCAGTTTATCACAATTGGTAAGGGTGATGGAAAAGATGATGTAACATATAAGATGAATCCTGCTGCTAAGGATTGTTTGGATACTTTCATGTTAGCTCGTAACAACTCATTACTTTGGGGTAAAACTAACGTAGATAAGTATGGTAAAGCTAAGATCTTCGATCCTGAAACTGGCCAGCCTATTATCTCTGGTGATGGTATTATTCCTCAGATCGAGCGTTTTGCAGGTAAATATGTATTTACGAAATTAAATATCAGAATCTTTGAAACTGCTCTGCAGGCAATGGTTGCTAAATCAGAGAAGCCTACTGGAAATCAGTATATCTTCATTTGCAACACTGCAATGTGGAATGATGTACAAAGAGTAATGTCAAATTGGATTCGTGACTACAAGACTAATGGTGCATTCATTTATTCAAAGGCTACTAATGGTTATATTAATCTTGGTGCTACTTACAATGCTTATGAGTTTGCAGGTAATACCATCGCATTTAAGATTGACCGTTCCTTTGATATTGAGTTCCCATCACCTCGTAGATTTGGTATCTTCCTTGACTTAACTGCTGATGGAAAAACTGGACGTCCTGCACTTTCAATGTTTACATTCAAAGGTCTGCAGATTGTTCATAACTGGTTAACTGGTCCTGGTGGACGTGATGGTAAATCAGGTGGTGAGGTTTCGACTCCTGTAGCAGGAGCTAAACTGATCAACTGGGGATACGCTGGTGTAGGTGTATTCAATCCTTACAGATCGTTCATCCTGATGTCAGAGAACTAAAAAGAAATGTGTGAGAGATTCCCCTTGTAATAGGGGAATCTTATCACCATTAATAGATTATATGATGTATAGATAAATTTTGAATAAGACAAAATATGAATAGTATGAATAAGGTAACGGAAACTAATAATGCCAGTAATATCATAACACTGCGTAGTGTATATGGAAAAGTAAAAACCTACTACTTTAACCCAATGAGAGGTAAGAATGGAATGTATCCTCCTTTTGTAAAAAGAGTTAGAGTTAGTGCTGATGGACGTGATACAGAGATGATTTTAAGTGAACAAGATTTAAATAGTGAGCAAAGAGACTATTTTATCCCTGAAGATCTTGAAATTATTGTAACTGATGGAACAACATTTAATTTAAATGATCCATACCAAGCAAATCTTTGGGAATGTATTAAAGATTCACATTTAATTGCCCCAGAAAGAGGTGCAAAAGATGAGCATGGAAATTTTCTTATTGATGGCGATATTAGACGTTACGGATTAGCAGAATTATATGTAGAGCGTCCTGGAGTTGAATCTAAGAAACGTGTGTCTCGTATTAAGCAAGTAACAAAAGCATATACTTTTATTGAACAAGATAGTTCAGAACATAGAAAGGTTATTTGCAAACTTCTAGGAAAGACAATGAGAAATGCCCCTGATACGGATATTCAGGATTATTTATATCAAAAAGCAGAAAAAAACCCAGAACTCATTATTGATATTTATACCAGTGCAGATCAAAGTCTGAAACTTCTGCTAATTGATGGCAAACAAAAAAGTATTATTAGAGTACAAAGTGGTGTTTTAATGTATTCTGATACAGCTCTTGGAGTTACAGATGAGGCCGCTATTCTATTCCTAAAGGATCCTAAGAATAAGGCTATTTATGACTCAATTGTTTATGAGGTATTTGGGGATATGAAGACAGAGGATGTTGTAGTAAAACCCAAGGCACCCAAAAAATAATAAATTAGAATATTATGACCGCTAGAAATTTATATGAATATGGTTTAATAGAACTGAATAAGTTAGAAGCGCCAAGTCTCTTAACTGAAGACTATGTTTATTTTTTAAATAAAGCGGTTCAACAATGTATAAATTTAACCTATAATAGATATGATACTAATCAGCAATCTACTGACGATTTACGAGTTCTAAAAACCACAGCGTTATTACAAAACCCAAAAAAGTTAGAGAATGCTGATGATTTGACATCTATTCAAGAAAAAATAAACTCTGGAATTCTATCATCAACTTATTATGTGGATCTTCCAAAAGACTATATGCATATGCTTAATTGTATTGTAGGTTTTACAAGAACAAAAAATCCTAATAAGAAAACTCATTGTGATAATGAGGCTGGAACCAAAGTTTATTTTACTGCTAAACGACTTACTGCAGATATGTATGGAGGAGTAATTAATAATTATTATCAAAAACCTTCATATAAAAGGCCCTATTACTATTTAAATAATATTAATATAAAGGATAGTATAATTACAAACCAAAATACTGATACTCCTTTATTAAAATATTCAGAAGGAGAATATGATAAAGATGGGGCTTTAATTAATACTCATTATCTTAATGATAAAAATTTATCTGGTATTGAAGGAGAACCTGGCAATCGTTTAGCAAATCCCTCTAATGTACGACTGGAATTAAGATTCGGAGACGATACTTTATATACGCCTACAGAAGTGTATATTGAGTATATCAAAGCTCCTATGTACATTAGATTGAGTCAAGAACAAATTGATGATATTGTTGACTCGTCCCAAATTTTAGAATTCCCAGATTATATGTGTTACGAAATTTTGAATATTTTCGTCAGATTAATTATGGAAAATGCAAGTGATCCTAGATTACAAACAAACATTCCAATTAATCAAACTATTCCAGAAGCACAATCTAGGAATTAATAGTACTAATTTTAAATAAATACACAAGTATGTTTGATTTTTTTAAAGAGGTAATAATCAACTCGGATACTCTTCCTAGAGAGGAAGGTATTGATGCTGCTGGTAATGCATTTAAGCGTTTCTATGCATTTACCCCAGATACCGCAGCTGAAGATATCGGCTCAGATCCTGCACATTATCGTGCCCCTAAAGAAGGAGTATTCCGTGTTTTACGTTGTGCAGATTACACCAAATCAGGTGTTAAAGGACCAAAAGTATATAAAACTGTAGGACGCAGAGGAAAGGTAGCTGAAGTTGCATTTAACCTAAATCCTCTAGTTAATCAGATTGGGCAATATCGCATTCTAGTTGATATTAGTCTTGAAGGGCGCTACTATAGTGATTATAAATATCCTTGGTCGGAATTCCATAAACCAATTATGGCAGAATTTGAAATAGTTTCTGGAATGGATCTAGCAGCTATGGTAAATGCAGCTGTGAAGGCTTTAAAATCGTATATTCCTTCTGATTATAAGTATGCTGTAGTTACAAGTAAAAATGGTGTAGTAAAACTAGTAATGTCTGATCCTTATCAGATTATTAAAGCTGCTAAAATCCAGAAAGTAGAGGAAGATGGATGTCTTAATGGATGTTCTGGTGTAAAATATGCAGATGTGATTGTTGCATCAAAAGATGATATTACAAAAAATATTGCGCCTTTTGGAACTGGTGAGTGGTTAGTTGAGAACTTACGTTTCCCAACATATCCTAATCTACGTTACGCAGGAGTTAATGATGATGAGAAGCCTGTTGCAGGTGCTTTATATACACAGTTTGCATTTGAGTATGTATCACCTCGTAGAGGTTTACATGGTCAAGGCACTGTTGGCCAAGCTCTGGTTTCTGTAACTCATCATGTCTTTTATGTTCTTAATGAACTTGCATCACAGTTTGAAGCTGAAATTAAAAAAGCATTTGGTGAGAAGGTAGTATATCCAATTACTCCTGAGTTAACCATTTTAAATGCAGGTAAAGGAGAACTAGGGACAATGGTTGTTTCTGCTGCAGATGTAAATGCAGGAACCGTTTCTTTAAAGGCTACTTATAGTGATTCTGAAGTAGTTGGAATGGAAGTTGATGAGGGAGTTGAGTTTAAGCATGTATCAGGGCCATTTAAGGTAAACAGAGATTCTGATACAAAAGCATGGACTCTTAGTAAAGATGTTAGGGAGGTAGTTCCTGGAGATGAAGGAATTATATCAGCATCATATAAGGAGGCATTTACAATAATTAAAGTAATTGTTGAATAAATATATAATTTACACAGTAATGGCAGGTGGGAGTCTTTTTCCTGCCTGCCATTAATTTTTAATATTACAACCTATGACAATAGAAGCCATAGCTAGTGCCGTGTGGAACAATGTCTACGACGGTCTAAAAGGAACTGTAAGTAATCCAGCGATGTCATTAGAACAATTAACTGATGAGGTTGTTGCAGAAAGAAATAATATTGCAAAAGAATATCTCTTAAAAGGAGTTATGACTTTACAAGAACTTTATAATGCAGTAAATTGTGTTGAAGTTAATTGTGATTTTATGTCAAAATGTTGTGATCTTCCAGTTGGGAAGAAAGCTTTACACTTTGAAATTCCTCCTGTTCTCCTCATGAATGGAGTTTCTACAATTCAATTTGTTGGGAGTATAGATAGACAAGAACAATATAGTGTTTATACTGATGTAAGTTATAAATTCCATTTCTTTAGAAAAAGAGGAGCAGATAAACCATTTGTTTATATAGATCCTACAATAAATTCTAATGGCAATATTGATGGATACATCTTTAATGTCCCTTTTGTAAAATATATTTCAGTAATTGCAATTTTTTTAGATCCAAGAAAACTATTAGAATTTGATTGCTGTAATGATCCAGAAACTATAACAGAATGTGGAATTATCTCTAATGATATTATCCATAGACTAACTGAGAAGAAGATTAGATATTATCGTCAACTTATGCTGCCTTCTCAGCCTAATACTCAAACTCCATTATAATGAAACTACATAATTTTAACTCAGTTTATTCCATGGCAAGTATTGTCTATGGAATCACAGTAGATCCGACTAACTTTGAAGATGTTGCAATGTTAGGATGGGAATTAATAGGAAATAGGCACACAAAGCTGCATAAGTATATTACAAATACAGTTAACAAACGTATTCAATTGCCTTGCAATTTAGTGGAGATAGAATCAGTCACAATTCCTTATATGGATGCCCAAATGACATCTAACCAAACTACATACCCTCAAGTATATAATCAATATGTTGAAAAATATATTGAGGCCTGGAAATGGGATGAGTCCACATTATATGAACCAGGAAAACTTATTAAATATAGAGAAGAGGGAGATGAGATTGTTTTTGATAGAGATTTTCCTAAAGTAATTATTCTTTATCATGGAATTATTGCTGATGAAGATGGCCTTCCTCTACTTAATGATAAAGAAGTGAGAGCTTTAGCTGCATATATTGTTTATTCAGATACTTATAAACAGGCATTAATGAGAAAAGATGGAAGCCTTATTCAGCTTGCTCAAGTAGCTAAAGCTGATTGGATGAAAGCCTGTACAGCAGCTAGAATTCCAGATATGTTTACACAAAATGATATGGATGCCATTTTAGATGTTAAAACTAGATGGGATCGTAAGCAGTATGGAAAATCATTTAAACCAGTTCTGTAAATGCGTTATTATACTAGCCATTGTATAACTTCTACTGAGTTATTCAGAAAATTTAAAAAGGATAAAATAAAACTTTCAAAGAAGCAATATCTAAAAGAGTATAAAGCTGATACAAGACAAGAATTAGCTGCTAAAGTACTTAACCATTGTTTATATTTAGTGCTTTTGGATATTATAAATAATAATGTTATTTTTGCATTACCTGATACATTTGGATTTAATTCTGAAATTGCTATGAAAACATTTCAAGAAGATGAATTCAAAGAAATGTGAAAAAAGGGTAAATTTAGAGACATCGATTTTGTATTGTCTAGATTTAGAGGTCATCAGTTATTTTATACTTTTGAAACCAAATCTGGAGTAAAAGAAAAACCCATTTATGTCAATAAGAAGCTAAAAGATATTATTAGTGATAATACGAATGCGGGAAAAAGCTACTTCTAATGGATATTATTAAATACTATACAGATTATATTGATGAAGTAAACGAGAAGTTTCCTTCTTTAAGTAAACATGAGATAAAACAGATATTAAACTATGGATTAAAGATGTTTAATACTTGTCATAGGAATGGTTTAGATACCATTAATATGACATCATATTATACTATGTACACAGGTAAATTATTCAACGATGATTTTACGCATTATCATTATTGAAGACTAAAGTACAAAAAAAAGCTGAGATTTCTTTATAGACGACAAAAAACTATCTATGATGGTCATTACTATTTTGGAATGACTGAAAAGGAATTTGAATATTATCAATCTCAGAAGAAAAATAGAGGCACTAGACGACAAGTCTTTCACTACCCCTATATGTTTGCTTACAAAATAAAAGAAGAAGCTTTTGCTGATCGAGGTCGTAAATATTTCTTTATAGTTGACTATCCAGAAGATGTAGGATGGATGTTTTACAAAGAAAATTGAACCACTCGAAGAGCAAGATATTTTGCTTATAGAGATGATAATGGAAATATACAAATGATTTAAGTATGGCAAATAACACTAAACAACAAGCAATAAATACTTTTACAGGTGGTTTGAATACTGATTTACATCCATTAACAACACCTAATGACATTTTAACAGACTGCATTAATGGTACTATTATTACATATAATGGTAACGAATATATTCTGCAAAATGATATAGGAAACTATCAGTTGAAGAATACGGTTCTAACCCCAAATTATATTCCAATCGGTGTAAAAGAATATGCTGGAGTGATATATATAGTTTCATATAACCCAATAGAAAAGTTAACTGAAATTGGATCATATCCATCACCTCAAACTATATTTGATTCTGAACATAATAATGAGAGAGAAGCAAAATATATTGAGTTAGCTGAAGAATATAGTAAATATACTGTGTTATCAAAACAACAAGCAATTCAATTATATTCTACTGAAGAAACATTTATGCTAAATCCTGGAGATAAGTATTATCTATATCTACAATTAGAACAAAATAAAGTATATCAAACTATTGAATTCTATGTACTTAGTCAAGAAAAAAACTTATTTCCTTTAAGAGATGAACAAGTTAAAAAACACGAACTTGATAACCCAGACAGAGATGATTATTCGCCTGTGACCTGAGAAATACCAGGATGGTTGGCATATAAGTTCAGATTAGCAACAATTGATCAATTTAATTTATACTTAACAAAGTTAAATCAACCAGGATTTACAAAAGAAAATAATAGTATTAATTTAGATTACTCTGTTATAGCTCAAGCTATAACATCAGATATGTTATTTGACAATAGTAGTTTATTAGAGAAATTAAAAGTTTGGATAGCAGTAGGATATATTGATAAAACAGGTAATAAAAATTATAGATTTAATGGAAAAACAAAAAAAGTTGTAAAAGATAGCGATTTTGCTTCAAAAGTTGACTATGGACTAATATGTGATATATCAGATATTAAATATACATCGATCAATAAGTTTTTGTTTACCAAAGATATAGACCCATCTTTAGAAGAAGAATTTTTTAAATTAAATATACCAGTTAATTCTGAAACTAAAACTGTATTTGTTGAAGCTATTCCTTTAATTCAGGATGCTGAAACTAATAAACATATTATATATGATAATTTTGAAACTACATTAATAATCGATTTAGATAATATTAAAGATATTACTGAGATTGCAGTATTTGATACATATAAATACCTTGTATCTAACGATGATGTTACACTAAATTATACTATTACTAGTCCTTTAGCAACAGTATCTAATTTACTTACAGAGTTAAGAATATATAAGATTACTAAGGGAACTGGAGATAATTATAATCTAAAATTAGCATGAGCACAGGAACTAAATGAAATTAATTATTTAGGACAAAACGTCACCACTTGTAACTTTAAAGATTCTACCTGTGTTATTGATAATGAAAAAGAACCTTTAACAGAAGTTCTTGAAAAAGAAGAGATATATCTATTACAATTAAGAATATATATTGACGGAAAAGCAAAAACCCAATATCAAAACTGACATAGGATGTTAATAACTAGTGAATTAATGAATCCGTTTTATAATACTGTTAAGGATTTTTCAACAATTGATTTAGCAACTTGAATGAATCAATTAAAAGATTATGTTGATTTACCTGATGTTACATTAGAAGATAAAAACGACATTATAAACAATATGTCAATATATCGTAACACTGGAGTAAAAAATAGAATCTATAGGTTAGCGAAAGAAACAAACGGAGAACTATGGCAAAATACATATAGTGTTGAAACGGATACATTATTAGATTCATCAGTTTTTCCTGCTATTGGAGTAAATTCTTTTGACACTATTACTGTTAAAAATTATGAAGTGTCTGTTTTAAACAATGATGGTATATGAAATAACGAGATTGATTGAAATTTTTCTTTTGATGTAAAAACTAGTAGAAACTCACTAAAATTTGATAAAAGAAATTTAGAAAATACAATTGATTTATATAAACGATATAAACTTGATTTAATACAACAAGCAAGAGAAGAAAAAGCCTGAGACCGAGTATATATATATGATTATTGTCAATGTACAAAAAGAAGTGATAGAAAAAAGAAAATTAATGATTCAAGTCCATATTATTATTGAGGATGACAAACTTATGATTATGGAGGTGGCGGGGCAAGAATGAATCATTTAGAAAGACGTAAATTATCTAGTATTAATAATAATCCTCCAAGCTTATTAAATGATGCTTGGAAAACTTGAGATCCTAATGGTGGTGGCAGTAGAGATGGATTTTATAATTGGTGAACAAATGACCAAACTGTAGTAAGCCCATATATGTTTATTTGGTTTGATGCAAAAGGTAGGAAACAATGATGAAGAATGTCTGCATATTTTGATCATACAGATCAAGTTATGGGAATAAGAATTGGAACTAAAATATCAGCAGATATGGTGTGATGTATTGTTCCTATGAATGGCGGAAAAATGGATATTGGAGGACAATATAATAGTGATGAGGTAAAAAATCAATTACTAGGAATAACCGATCAATTTGCTGTACATATTTTTGCATATGTACCATCAACAGGCTCTTCAACTGTACGATATTATTTACTGACCCCAAATTATATTATAACGGATGAAAAACTATCAGAAACAATAACAACTGGTAACTATACATGAAAATTTAACAATGTAAAATGAAATGAAAAAAATATAACAGAAAACACTGTTAGTAAAAATACATTATTACTTAATAATTTACCTATTATTAGTAGCACGGAAAATGTTAAATTTAACAATGTAAAATCTGCAACAATCGATGTTGAAAAAAGTAAATTTAAAAATATTAATCTTATAATTTCTAGTGATTTAACAAGTTCTTTCAAATATAAAGATTTTGATACAAATATTGATAGAGAAACTAATATTGACGATATTAAGTTAGACATTGATAATTTTTTATATACTATGAGAGATCTAAGTTCTAAACGTCAAGAACTAGCAGAGAAATTGAATTCAATCAATCCTTATACTGTAGCTCATGATTTAGATGAATTATCAGACATTAATATTCGTGCAGAGGTTAAAACATCATATGATACTTTCGTATCATCATTTAGAGCTGAAAAAACGGCATCTAATAGTATTCGTTTTTATTCTATATATGCAAATAATATAGATGTTGTACATGCTTTAAAAATAGGATCAGGAGGAGATAATAAGGGACAAGCAGATCATGGATATTATCTACCGCCAACGTCTACTTTCCAATTACCAATCTATGAAGAACAGTTATGGACTAATGTTAGCGATAAATTTAAAGACAATGAATAATTATGGCAGAAAACAATACAAATTTGTATGTTCTGAAATATCAAACTAAGGGAGATATCGCTCATGAGTACCAACCGTTACAAACAATGGTTAGTGCTCAGGGCGAAATCATTCCTTTTAGAACAGATAAAATACAATCTAGTTTAAATAATCCTGTAGATATACAATGCCAGCCTTCATATGATGGAACTGTAAATTTAATTATTAACGACGATTTAAATCCTCCAAGAATAATTAATAATAGATTTACTAAAATCGAAAATAACAGGTATGAAATAAAAACAAGAGATCAGTTTATGCAAACTAATTTATACGAAGAAGAAAAAGTTGATGCACAAACTAGATTGTTTAGGAACATAAATAAAATACCAAAAATTGATCTATATAATGTAACATATTATGGACAATTAGAAGGTGGGAACTATACTTTCTATTTAAAATTAGCTGATAATGATTGTAATAAAACAGATGTGGTTGCAGAATCAGGCTTAATTAGTATTTTTAATGGAACAATGACGGATATTTCATCTATATCTGGAACACTGGCGGATGAAAGGACTGATAAAGCAATGATACTTAATTTAAAAAATATAGATACTAGCTTTTCATATGCGTATTTATATTATAAACGCGAGACAAGTGATTTAAATGGAGTATTAATTTCTAAAACTTATTCTGTAAATCAGCCATATAAAATTAAGTCCTCAACATTATCTATATGTTTTAATGGATACGAAGAAGTAACTGAAATAGAACAAGAGGAGCTTAATATAAAATATAATGTTTGTACTGCAGTTAAAACACAAGCTCAAGTACAAAATATGTTATTTTTTGGAAATGTTCAACAAACTATAGTAGATAATAAAAATCTACAGAACTTATCATATTATATAGAAGTATCTTGCGGAAGAAAAGAGGATAGTATTGGATATGTTGATTCTAGTTATAAGAAAAAGTTAAATGATGATGCTGATCAAACTGAGTATTACAACCCATTACAAATATACTATTCATTAGGATATTGACCTGATGAAATATATCGTTTAGGAGTTGTATATATATTTAATGATGATTCTTTAAGTCCTGTATATAATCTAAGAGGATGTAGATTTGAAAATTTAAATACTCCAAATTTTGAATATAAAGGACAAATAAAACCTGAGGAAGAAAGTACTAATTTATATAATTATTTAAAACTTTCTGAGTCTGAATATAACTATCTTCCAAAAGAAACATTCGTTGGAACAGAATATTTATTAAATACAAAGGGTGTTTTTAAAATGCCTGATTATAATGTATGTAATGTTAAGGATGAAGAGAACAAAGAAATACATCCTATTTATCTTAAATTTAAATTACCTATAGATGTAAAAAACGAGTTAAGTAATTTTAATATCAAGGGTTTATTTTTTGTAAGGCAAAAAAGAATTCCAATTACCTTAGCTCAAGGATATACTGTTGGGATTGATCCAAGTAGTTACTGTCCAATGTTATATGAGAACAATAAAGACTACATATTTGAATCTTTTATATCTAAAGATGGGGTTTTAACAACAAATTATAAAGATAGAAAAAGAACTACTAATTTAAGTCAATCAAGTGGGTTACTTTGTTTAGATGCAAATGTGAATTCGCAAATGCAATCATTATTTGATAATAGTAAATTTATATTAGAACTAAAATCAAGATATAAAACAACTGCATCAAAATCAGATTTACGGCATTATGTATGTGAATATGATAAGGAACTAAATACCTCTTTGCAAAATTATGGAGGGGTTAGCTCTAATTTATTATACATTCTAAGTGATATACCACTAAAATATGTTAATAAATATGGATTTTCAACAAGAGTAGGATCAGCAGAAGACGCTAAACAATTTGGATGCATAGGGCAGAGAGATTATTCTAAAGACTATAAAAATATAATCCGAGGGGTTTTTTGTCCTTTTATTGGAACACAAAGTATACTTAATGATTCCTCTATATATTCTATAAAAATTAGTAATTATTCCTCAGTATATTTTGATAAATATTTTGAAATTAGAGGTAATGATCTATCTCCTTTTATGAGCATATCAAATAGATATGAATTATTAGATGATTTCGAAACTACTATAGATGAAAAATATATAACATTTCCAGATATATATAGAGGAGACTGTTACACAAATACTGTAACAATTAGAATACATACAAATTTTATAGATTCAGAAGTTCCTACAAATCAAATAATTGTAAATCCTAATACTTGAAAAGATGGATATAAAGGATATAAAGAAACTACAGCTGATGAATGAAAAGATATCAATAGAGCAGATATTAATAGTGTACCAATTGGAACATGGGTAACATATAAATGTTTATCTAATTATAATTTAGGGTTAAGAGCAGAAAATAGGCAGAATGTTGAAGAGATGGCTCTAATGGGCAATCCAAGAAGTTTTTACCCTTTATCTGGCCTATTAACTGCTCCGTCAGGAAAAGTAGGAGAATCGTGGCTTTTAAATGCTGGCTATAGTGTTACATTGCCATTTAAAAAATATTTTACAGCTCCAGATGTTCCATACGTAAAGGATATATTTGATAATAGAATTATGTTTAGTGATGTGCAAATCGATGATGATTTTAAAAATGCATATCGTATATTTCAAGGGTTAGCTTACAAAGATATAGAAAGGCAATATGGGGCAATTGTTAAATTAATTCCCTTAGGAGTTAATCTATTCTGTGTATTTGAACATGGATGTGCAATTATTCCTATTAATGAAAAGGCTCTAATATCTACTAATACAGGACAAGCAATCCACATGTATGGAGCTGGGGTACTACAAAATCAGGTTACTCCAATATCTCCAGATTATGGCAGTATTTGACAAGAATCGATTATTCGTACACCTAATGGTATTTATGGGGTTGATACATATGCTAAAAAGATATGGCGTTTTAACGAAAAGGATGGTTTTGTATTAATATCAGATATAAAAGTCCAAAGATTTTTAAATGATAGTATAGAATTATCTGAATTAGATAAATACCCAATAATAGCAGCAAGGAATGTAAAAACACATTATAATAATTATAAGGGAGATGTAATGTTTACATTCTACAATAAAAATAGAATATGGAATCTTTGTTTTAATGAAAGAATGGGAACTTGAGTTACTAAATATTCTTGAACACCATTATATTCAGAAAATATAGATAATATATTTTATTCATTGGATCAAAATAGAGCTAGTTTATTAGGCATACTATGGAATAATCAAAATACTAATAAAGGATTACGTATAAATAACCACAATATTCCAAACCCAAAACCATTAAACTTCTCCGAATGTGGAAATGTATGAAATGATGAAACCTTAGATTATGAAGGGGACATATCATATATGGGTTATAACCTTTCTGATAAATTTAAACTACAATTAAGAAGTATAACGACTTCATACATTAAAGACTCAAGGGAGGTATTTGAGAAGTGAACTAGACATAATGACACTGATGAATTTAATAGCGTTATTGTTAATGACAATAATACATGAGTTGCTAAAGGAATAAGTAACAACTCTCAAACAAATGTATTACAATTAAATAAAGATATTTTTAGGAATCGTTGCTATATTAAAATAGATGTTAAAATAGTATCTGAGATTACAGTAACAGATGAAGATGAGAATAAAGCTATAAGTGCAAACTCTTTTTACGATTCTATAGTCATTGTCAAAAATAGAAGGAACCTTTCAGATAAAGATGCACAAATGTATGATAAACTACTACAAAATGGGTTTTATGTACATGGCCGTGCTGGAATATTTGATGAATTAGATTATTCAGATTTAAATCAAACTAATAATATACTTCCAACTAAATGGTACAATAAACAAGAGCCTTTTGAGTTTGAATTTGTTGTAAACACTCCAGCTGGAGTTCATAAGATCTTTGATAATCTTGTTATGATTTCTAATAACGTAGAGCCAGAAACTCTAGAATTTGAGATTATCGGAGATGTGTATGATTTTAATAAAGCAGGTCTTTATAAATCAGAGCATGCTAATTCAGATGAATTTTGGGATATTGATGGCAATTTTGATAGTGTAGGGTATGCCAAAAAGAAATTAGATTTAGAAAAGGCAACTGCAAAGGATGGTAAATACTCTCAAATTTTTGATAAGCAACAGGTAGAAATTGAAAAAGACCATGTTCTGAATCAGTATATACTAAAAGTTAAACAGCCAATTAAAAATATAAAAACTTATGGCAGAAGACTTGGTAATATTGAATACAAAGAAGATCGATGGTTTACTACAATTACTCCTATATATTATAAAGATAGAATTGTAGGTACTGACAGTTCTACTGGATTAAAAAGTACACGAATCAGAGACAAATGGATTAAAATTAGGATTAAATATACTGGTGAGAAACTAGTAGTAATTAATGCTATTCAATCATTATTACGGTTAAGTTATGTATAATAAAATAGTAAAAGCGTCATCAGGCCCAATTATACCTACAGGATTTAACCCTTTTGGAACTTCCAAAAGCCCCTTAGATGATATGAATAAAATGAAACTAGGGGCTCCAGGACCATCTAAAGAATTTACTAAAGCAGCTCAAAAAAATGCCAAGAGTGCAGCTAATATTGCATCTACTGGTAATAAAATGGGAATGTCTGGAGGATTACAAGCAGGTTTAGGAGCAGCAAGTTCCATGCTTGGAGGATTATCTACTTCAGGATTAACTCAAGGACAAGCTTCAACAAGAGAGGGCATCCGCAGTGTAATTAGCTCTGCGGGCCCTATTGGAGCTATTATCGGAGCTGCTTCTGGAGTAGTAGATGCAATTGGTTCTGCAACAGGTCTAAATTTAGATAATATTGATGCGGATGCTGCAAAAAGAGCAGGTATTGGTGGTAAAGCTGCCACTCAAGGTTTTATTAATAGTCTTCCTGGTGTATCCATGCTTATGGGTATGTTTGGAGGTAGAACTGCGAAGTCTTATAAATCTGCAGAAATTGATCAAATGACAAATGCCTATGGAGGATCAGTTGCAGATATTAATGCCGCTCAAGCATTAAGTGGTAAGAGAATGTTAGGAACTGGTAAAGCTAATAAGTTTATTAGAGAGCAAAATAGAGTTAATAATCTAATAACTGATATTAGTTTAGAAAGTAAACTTAGAAAATCTAATAGTGCTGGTGATACTTATTTATCACAAAATCAAAATAAATATGCTGGATACACTCCACAATTACTATTATCTAAAAAGGGAATGAAGTTCCCAGAGTTAGATACGGCTAGAAGTCTTATTAATTCCTGAAAAGTTAAACCTACAGAAGATCCTCAGAAGTTTCAACTTGGAGGAAAAATGAATCTAATACCAGAAGGTGCCTTACATGCTAGAAAACATAATCTAGAAAAAGTAAATCCTGAATTAGAAGGGCAAATCACTCGTAAAGGAATTCCTGTTGTTGCTCAAGGAGAAGGAGGAGTAATTCAACAAGCAGAAATTGAGAAAGAAGAAGTTATCTTTCGTAAAGAGTTTACTGATGAATTAGAAAGGTTGTATAAGCAATATCAAGATGATTCATCTGAGGATATAGCTATAGAAGCAGGTAAACTAATTTGTTTTGAGTTACTAAAGAATACAGATGATAGAAGTGGTTTAATTAAAAGTATAAAATAATATGCCATTAGATATAAGATCACAAGTTGTTACAGCTCTGGATAATATTAATAGAAATCCAGAGCTGTATACTCCTCCAAAACTAACTACACCTTTAGAAACAAGAATTAATGATTTAAAAGAAACTAATCCTAACAAATATAGAGAATACATTTCTACATTAACATCTTCTGCAAATAGTGGAAATGAAGAAGCTAGTACAGCTAGAATATTATCCCGAATATTACCTACAAAATGATCTAATTATGAAATAGGTAAAATTTCAGGAGGCAAACCATTTACTTTAAATACTTATATTGACTACTCAGATAAATTTTATAAAGGTTACTTTAGAGGGCCTTATGATAAAAGTTGAAAACGTAATTACCAGGACTTTAAACCAGGATTATAATATATGAAAGAAACAATAATTGAAATAGCAGATAAGAAATATAGAGTCTTAATTGCAGAAACAGAAGAGGAAAGAACTCAAGGTCTCTCTAATGTAGAATCTATGGATGATGATGAAGGTATGCTATTTGTTATGCCTGAAGATCAGGGTCAGGTTGTATTTAATACAGAGGAAATGGAATTCGATATTGATCTAGTCTTCATAGATCAAGATGATGAAGTTTATAATGTTGTATTAGGTAAAGCTCACAGTTCTGACTTAATTACCTCTACTCCTGATGAAGAAGATGGGAGAACTAAGTATGTACTTGAAGTTAATGCTAATTCTGGTATTCAGATTGGAGATGACTTAGATTTTGAGGATGATGAAGAGGATATTAGTGAAGAGGATATTGATAAAATGTATATTCTTGGATCTGATGGAAAACCTCAAATGGACTTAGTTGGAGGGGAGCGCATTGTTAGTAGAAAAGAGACACGAGAACTAATCCGTAAAGCTAAGAAAGCTAGTAAATCTAAAAAAGACGCAGACTATAAGAAGTTGGGCAAATACATGTTTGGAATATTATCTAAACAGGATAGCCGTGAACCAGAATATGTAAAATCTCCAAATTAAATTTAAATTATTTGGATTATTTAAATAATATATGTAATTTTGGGAAGTAAAAAGAGTATATGACAATATGTCTTATAAAGAGTAAAAACTAAATTATATTAATAAAATAACAATAAGTAATATGGCTTATATTAAGAAATTCCAAGAAGGTGGAGCTGCTCCTACAGCTGCTCCCGCTGGTGCTCCTGCAGGTAGTGAGCAAGATCCTATTCAGATGTTAGCAGAAATGGCTATGCAAGCTTTACAGGGACAGGACTGCCAGATGGCTATGCAAGTATGTGAAGGCTTTGTTGCCTTAATTCGGCAAGCTCTGGGAGGTGGACAAGCTCCAGTAGGACAAGCTCCAGAAGGAGAACCCGTCTTTAAGAAAGGCGGAAAAATCGCTGGACGTAAGAAATGTGGAAAGAAAGAGAAAGGCGGAGACTTAAATATCATTAAGAAGAAATCTAACTAATGATTAATAGAGATAGAAGGGAGATTGTAGGTAGTCAATCTCCCTTTTTAAGTATAATACATTGATAAAATGGCACAGGTAAATATACAAAAACTCCAGGGTGGAGGAGCTGTAAAAAAATACGGCAACTTTACTAAGGATGGTGTGACATATCAAGTTGACGACGACTTTCTACAGGCTATGACGGCACACGGTAGTTCAATCGCAGATGATAGAGCTAGAGCTGATTATGGAGCTATTGTTAATGCTCTTAGATCTGGTGCCGATTTATCATATGATTCTAATACTAACGAGTTAAGAGGAGATGTAACGTTTGACAACATAAATGACCGCCAAAGAAGACGTGCTGCAAGACGTACCTCAAAAACTGGAGAAGCATTAGATAGTATTTTTAATGGAAGAGTAAATCAAGTTAAAAGTGCAACAAACGCTTTACGTGAGTTTAATTATAACCAAGTTACTCCACAAGCGAATAAAAATAAAAGTGTCGATGTTTCTAGAAAATTATTTCTTTCATATAAAAGAGATAAGGATGGAAACTTAGTACTTGATGATAACGGGAGAAGAATATATAATACTGACACTGATAATGCAAGCATTTTTGATAGATTAGACTTTTTAAGAAATCTTGAAAAAGAAGAAAATATTGTAGACTGGAAAGGGTATAATAATCAAACTAAAGATGTGTATTCAAGGTTCGTTAAAGAATACACAGATTGGGATGGTTTATATCAGAGAATTAAAGATGGAAGTATTACAGATAGTGATATTAATACATTATCTAAATTAGGTATTCTTGATAAAACTAACACTTCAAAAGTAAAATCTGGAGATGCTGTTATTGAAGAAGCATATACAAAAGCAAAATTAGATCCTAAGAATACATATCTTAAAGATCTGAATCTAAAAATGAACGCTGATGGTACATATTCTTTAGGGGAAGGTGTTGATGCAAGTAGTTTATTTGGTTCTGGAAATCTTTACATTAATGATAACTGGTTAGACTCTCACCATGAATATGAACCTTTAAAAGGATGGTTTTGGTATAATAATAGATTAGTTCCTAAATCTGTTGCTGAAGACACTAATTCTGTATTCTATAAGAATTTGGCAGCATGGAGATATAACAATACAAATAATAATTATGGAACTGAAAATATAGGTGTTTGGGGTAATAGTTCAGATCCTTTTACAACTTATGATTCCTCTAAGTTCTTTGTCCCTGGATTACGTGATGATAAATCTAACATAAGATTTAGAACTGTAAGAAATCCAGAAGATCCCGACAATTTAATATTTGAATATTATAATAAGGATTCTGCCAGAGATATTCATGGGTTTGTAACTCCAGAAGGGATTAATAGAATCCAATATAATACTAAAACTGGAGAAACTACTAAATTGGATCCTTTGTCTGGAATAAGTTCTAATTATGAGCCTATTCAAAACTATATCAAAGAATATTCTGAAAGAGCTCCTGGATATTATGAATCTGTTGTATCAGATAATGATGGAAATTCAATTACTTTATATAGGAATCCATATGACAATAAAGATGTTTGGTTCTTTAAAGAAGGAATGAATCAACCTTATAAGCTAGCTCCTCAAGAAGTTGATGAATTAGTTTCTCAAGGATTGATACCAGAAAATGCACAGTTATTTAATAATGTCTTTGGAGGATCACTTAATAGAGATTTGGTTGATGAGTTGCAATCTAATAGACCAAACTATAGAGGTCAAACTGGATGGGGCAAAGCAATTGATTATTTCTCACTATTTGGAGGATTATCTTCATTAATTAGAAGAGGATATACAACTAAAACTCCAGAAGTAAATGGTCAGCCATGGAACAGAACTCCTCAGAATATCTTTATTCCTAAGCACCAATCTGGAGGTAGAATTAACTATGGAAAGGTAGAAAACAAGAACATTGATAGTTCTATAAAGGCAAATAAAGTTGGAGATTCCTCAAAGGCTGCTAGTAATGCTGAAGTTGCCAGTGGGGATTTAACTAAAGCTGATAAATTACAAATTGCTAGTATTGCTGGTGATGTTGCTGCATTAGTTGCAGCAATTCCTACTGGAGGAAATCCTGTAGCTGGAGCTATTGGTTATGGCTCTTCTTTAGCACAATTCGGAGCAGATGTTTCTAGAGATGGTTTCCAATTTGGAGATTTAGGAAGTCTAGCTTTAAACTTAGGATTGGATACTATAAGTTTACTCCCTGGAGTAGGTATTGCTGGAAAGTTAGGAAAAACTGCTAAACTAGTAAAAAATTCTGCCAAAGTACTTAAGAAGGCATTAATGTTAGCTGGAGCTAGTCGTGCTGTTGGAGCTGTTGGAAACATTGCTGCAGGAAAAGGCACATTGGATGATTGGAAGGCTTTAAGTACAGGATTATTTGCTATTAAAGGAATTAAAAATGAGGTTCAAGGTCTGACAATGACTAAATATAATGGAAAGGCTCCTAAAGTTACTAAAGCTGAGACCGAATCTACTGGGAAACTAGGAAAGCTAACTAATAAAGCCAAAGGTGTAATAGAGGATATAAACTCTAATACCTTTTCTGGAAGTTATAATCCTTTCAGCAAGAATTTTAGATGAAGAATGTCCAACAGAAGTTTACCTAAAGATTTTAAATTATCTGAACTTAATGGAAATACATCTAAATTAAGAACACTAGGCAGACTTATTGGGGAGAATCCTAATATTGCAAAAGAGGTACAGAGTAAAGGTTGGGTGTTACCAGAACAATTACGTTGGAATTCTAATCATGGAGGAGACTGGTTCTATCGTTCTCCTGTGTTTACTAGAACTCCTACATTTACTCCTCCAAAATCTAGGATATTACTTCCAAAATTTGCAGGAGTATGGGAGGAATTACCTAATAATGGAGGATTAGTTTATAGACCTCAAAAACTGTTTAAAAAGGGAGGCAAAATCCTTAAAGCTCAAGGTGGATCAAAATTCTTTGGTAAACCTATGGATAATCAAGGAGCTTATGGTTCTTTTGATTCAGAGCCTGCTATAGTATCAGCATGGGAAACAGGAGTAATCACACCATGGCAAGCACAAAAAGAGGCATGACAGAGATTAATGGCAGAGAAAATAACAGGAATTGATCCAAAAACGATGTTTAAAACTTCTTCATCTCCTCAACTTTTCTTAGGAAGGAATCAGTTCAAACCAATAGAAAATCAAGTCCCTCTTAATGTTCAGTATAATAGGACTCAGAGAGAAAATGCCTATTTAGATTTAAAAAATCCATATAGAAATATTAGTACCTTCAGTCTTAAAGAGGAGGTATCAAAGCCTGAATCTTCTAATAACACTGCATCTAATAACGTAGTTTCTACTGGAAGTGCTTCTGATGGAAGAGGCTTTTCGTTTAATCCTAAAAATTTATTAGATTTAGGTTCATTAGCAGGGGGATTAATCTCAAATGCTCGTCAGAGACGTGAGTTAGCAAGAGGAATCAGAGCAGCAGCTCAAGGGCAATTAAGATCTATGCCAACAGAAATCTATGCTCCATATACAGATATGGGAATTGCTCGTATGTATGGGGATAGAATAAAGGATATTCGTCAGTTTAAAACTGCCACAAGTGATCCTAATCAAGTAATGGTTGAAAGGCTTATGAGGGATCAACAAGCTGATCAATTGGCTAATGAAAGAGATATTAGATTATCTCAAACTATTAGTGAATTTAATGATAAGGACCTTGCTGCAAGAAGAAAATATGCTAATCAACGCACTCAAATAGCAGATTACAATAAGGCAGTTCTTGGCCAAATGGAAAATATGTTAGCTCAAAACAAAGCAGCTAAACAATTTACAGCTTGGAACCAGATTATAAATCCTTTCATTGATCAAAAGAGAATGGATTTAGTAAGAGATCAGCAGGATGAGCAATTAGCTACTACAGTTAGAGATAACATTGCTTTACAACAGAATGCTCTAAAAACGTATTTAGAGTTATTTAATTCTGCAGAAGCTCAAAAGGCTTGGGAGAATGAGCAACTTACTAATCCAAACTGGCAGTCTGATTATGGTGACTCTGAAGCAGGACGTCAAAAATTCTTAGAGAAATATTACTCTGGTTCTATTCAAAATCTTCAAAATGACATGATGATGAGATCTCAGTTAAATAGTTATTTGAATAGTCGTAGTAGATTCACTGGAAGACGTAGAACTATTGACATGCCTCAAAGTACAATAGGAGATTACTATAGAAATCCTTCTTTTTATAGAACAATTCCTGTAATTAAGAAAAAAGGAGGAACTATAACTCAGCGATATCGTGATTTTGATGAGCAGGCAATCTTAGATAAAGCAAAGGATTATAGAAAAGCTATTCAGAAAATGGATGATAATTTAATAAAGTTATTATTAAAAATGCTTTCGTAATGAAAATTCAAAAATATCAATATGGAGCTTCATATACTCCAATTTCAAGAGAAGTAATGGGACAGTCGCAGGGAGAACCTGCGACTTCTCCTTCTTCTGAAAAGAAAGACGATAAACTAATAGAACAAGAGATCATTAAAGTATTAGGAGAGAATGGGATTCCTACTGATGTTGATTATTTTCTAAGCCAAGCACAATCTTTCTTGCAAGATTCAACTAATATCTTCTCTGGGAAAAAAACAAACACAATGAGTCAATTAATCAGACTCAGATCATTAGCAAATAGATTACAACATAATAATGCACTATATAAAAATGCAACAGATAGAATTAAAGTAGAAAATACTGGTTCCGATGTTGCTATTTCTAATGATGGGAATTTATATGTATATGACGGAGAATCGGTAAAAAAGGTTACTCCAACAGATTATAGTAAGCATCCAGAAGAGTATCAAGTTTTAACTAATGCAGAACTAATACATTTAAGAGAGAGGGATCCTGAGTTAAAATTTGATGAATCAATTCTACATGATTTATCAAATTCAATAGGGATGAAGTCTATTATGGAACAAGTAATAGGTGCAATTAAAAAGTTTGGAACAAGTACTCAAAAAGGATACACAGTTAAGGCTGGAGGTCAGGTTCAAAGAGGATTGGAAGCATTGATGAGTTTAGGCCCTGATGGACTTTATGAAATAGAAACTTCTGATTCAAAAGCCGCCCAAGATATCAATTCTGCAATAATTTATTTATATAAAAACTTAAACACTAATGCAAAAAATGTGTTACGTGCTACAACAGCTGCAGAAGGTTTAAATCCAAGTGATGTGAATGATGTTACACGTATTTTAAAAGAAGCTTTATTTGAACATACAGATACTTCTATTAAAGTTAATGCTATTAAAGATCCAACTAAAGGTAGTGGTTCTGGAAGCGATAATTCTGCAGGTTCACAAATAAAAGAAGTTTGGGGAGACTTTGTAACTAAAGATGGAGGATCATACAGAAATACGAATATAGTAATGCCAGGGGGCAACGTTAGTTTCAATGTTCCAGCTAAACACTATAATTTTATTGAAGGTAAAGAAAATACTGCTATTGATAATGTAACTTTAGGGGATGAGTCATTCAATAATTTAATTTCTAAAGGACTTATTGATACAAGGAGAACTTCTTATATTGGAGATTTACCTATAGATAACATGGCATTTGCTGGAAAAGACATAATTGTTGATAACACCCGTGGAGGAACAGTAATGTATCTTCCAATTAAGCAGGATGGAGAACTAGATCTTAGTATGATGAAGCAAATGAGTGAAATTCAAGATCAGATTATAAAAAGTAGAATTACTAATGCAGAAGCTAAGAAAAAGATCTGGGAGGACAATGGATTTACTTATAATGAGGCTTTAGATGTGGGAGTGCCTATAAATGAAACTCTTGGAAGATATTGGACTCAAGTTGCTTACACTTCAACTGCTGCTAATTCCTTTAAGAATAAGGATTTGAAATATTCGTCTATGCTGAGTCCTGTAGATGATTCAGTTATTGAAAATTTAGGAAGCGCGTATAATCTTAATCCAAATAATAAGAATAAATCTAAAGTTGATTTAACTGCAGGATGGTTTGGAAAATCTTATCAGGGTATGTTATTTATCCCAATGCAAGATAATCAAAATGAGGTATTGGTTGCAGGAGGTGCTGCATACATGCCTAAACCAAACACTGATGTAATAAAAGCAAGACAAGATGCAGTTAGATTGGGAGGAGGATATGATTATGGAACAGGTTTATATAATAGAAATTTAGCGGGAACAACTGCTGGAGATTTAGACTAGAATATGGAAAATAATGCGAAAACAAATGATTGGTTTGCGTCAAGATTATTAAATGATGACAAAGACCCAGCTTTTCTTTTAACTGAAGGAATTACTCCATTAAATTCAAAAATGGAAACTCCAGAGTTTTATAAAAATAAAACTAAGGTTAAAGAAAGGTTTACAAAGGATAATGGAGATTTTGATGAGGATACCTTCAACAAATTTTATACTGCGATATCAAAGGAGTTTGAATACTTAAGTGCAATTGATTCTGAGAACTTTGTATTAGATAGTTATGAAAAATCAAGTTCCAATTTTACTACTAACTTTGGTAAAGTAAAAGATCAACATATTATTGCTTCAATTACTCCAAATCCATTAAAGCAATCCAGAGGTTTAACGGTATGGAATAAATGGTCTGACCCAACTATTAGTAATAGGGAAGCAGCACAAACTAATCAGTATTTTGATCCAGAAACGAATACATGGTCCTCAAAGACATTAAATGAGTTAGGTGCATTTGGATTATTAAATGAAGAAGGCCTAGTATATGCTACATGGGATGAGGATGGGGAACATATAGATCCAATGACCAAGCAAAAAGTTCTGCATAAAGCTGGAGAATGGAAAACTGATGAATTTGGTAACTTCTACGCTGAAAAGGCAGGAAATAAAGAAAACTTAAACAAGCAATTTGTTACTTGGTCTGAGGTTCTTACAGATGATAATAGTGCATGGAACAAAATTGACATCTTTGATTCTGACAGTCTTGATTCAAATATCCCAAGAACAATTTTACGTGCTGCAGTTATTGGAGGTTCTTTATTAATTCCATATGTAGGTCCCACTATTGCATATACTTCAGCAGCAGTAAATCTTACTAGAGTAATGCCCCAAATATTAAAGACCTTTACCTCTTTCTTTTCGGAAGATGTACAGTTTGATACTTTAAATAGGTGGGATAATAATATGAGAAAATTTGGAAGGTCTACCTCCGATTATGCTCAAGACCATTTCTTTAGTTTTGAAAATATTATGGATCTAGCAGTAGATTCATTTATGCAATTAAGACAACAAAGATTAATTGCTGAAATCCCAAAAAGATTGGGAATGCTAAAGAAAGCAGAAAAATCTGCAGAAACAGCTACTTTAACAACATTGTTATCAGGAGATTCTGAAAGAATTGCATATTTAAAAAGTAATCCAGATGTATTACATTCTTTAGTTAAGGCTAGTCCTATATATAGGAATGTAGAAAAAGTTATCAATAATGCAACTAAAGTAAGTACAGCAATTAGCCGTGCTTATTTAATAGCTACTTCTACTGAAGATACTTACAACCTTGCACGCAGTTATGGATTTGATACTCAAACATCATCCATGATTTCTTTAGGAACTTATATAGGTATAGGAGCATTATTTCAAACTGACTATTTTAGAGGTATGCTATATAATACTCCTGACTATGAGTTAAAGAGGGATATAAAGCTATTAGTAGACAATTACTTAAGAAATAATGCTAAAGTAATGTCTAAAGAATTGGTTGAAAATGCAACAGGAGAAGCTAAGAAAAATCTCTTTAAAAAGTGGGGTAATAGTATTTCTACATTTCTTAAAAATCATGTCTATGCTGTAAAATCTGGCCGTTTTGGAATTGCTGCAGGAGCATTAAATGAGGGTCTTGAGGAGGTTGCTGAAGAAGGAGCACAGGATATTGCTTTCCAAATAGGTAAAGGATGGAATGATCTTAAATCCGTTTTTACAGGTAAGGAATATGACCATGATTATACATATTTAGCTAGTGATCCTTTGTCACGTTATGGAACAGCTTTCTTTGGTGGTGCTCTTGGTGGAGCTATATTTAAATTAAGTGATCGTTTTATATTTGATAAAGCAGCATATAAAAATTGGAGGCAGATGCTAGGAAACAATAGTGAAATCTCCAAGGAATTAGTAACATATGTTTCTCAAGGGAAAAAGGATTTAATTCTTTCTGAGATTGATAAACTTCAAAAAACTCCTTTAATTAGCTCTAATTTATCTGCGTTCAACGATTCTGTGGTCGCTGCAAATTCTGAGGAGTCTCAAAATAGTGTTCTTTTTGGTTCTTTAAAGAAAGCTATAATTGATCTTGATTCTTTCTTATCTAACAATAACTTAAAAATTGATTATAAGCAGTTTGGAAATATTGAATTAATTAGAGGTTTACGAGCTGCTTGAATAAATTCGAAAGGTTTGCAAGATTCTCTATTTAACGATTATATTAATAGAACCAATGAAATCTCTCAATTATATGCTGATCTTGAAGGCTTAAGAAGTCAGAAAGTTGCTAATATGGAGGATTCATCAGAAGCAGATCTTGATAAACAAATTGGGACTCTTCAAGAAATATTAAATTTTAAAATCGATCAAGTTAGAAATCTAGTTCAAGGAAAAGATGATAGTTATATTGGTCGCTTAATGTTAGAGACTAATAAGGAAATATTAGACAGTCTTACTCCTACTTCAAAGAATGCATGGGCTCAAAATTTATATGCAAAGGATTATGATGATCTTCCAAGAACTCTACAAGAAAAAGTAAATGAAATTATTTCTAATAATGATAGTTCTGGAAAAACTGAGCTTAATTATATGTCTGCTTGGAATGTTTATAAGAACATTGCTTCTAATCCAAGTATTCAAACTAAATTCCAAAATCTAGCTTTAGAATTTCAAAATTATAATGCTGCTATACTGCAAAGTACTGTAAAAAATGGAAAGGTTTGGCCTAAGCAACTCTCTTCAACAGATACTATTACTGGAGAGGATGTTTTACTAGACATGACAAAGGTAGCTTCTCAATTACAGGGAGAGCTTGTTGATCTTAAATTATCTCCAGGACAAAGTATTAATATTGCATATAGACTTTTAGGATTGACTTCTGCAATGCCTGATTTTTGGGGAGATACAGCTATTCAATCTTTAACTTTTGACAGTATGTCAGAAGAGTTAAAATCAGCTATTGAAAATCAAGGAGAAATAATTACAAATAACATATTTGATCATTATGTAGAATTATTTCAATCCGCAAGGGATAAGGCACAAGGAAGTTCTGATTTTGAAAGTATTTGGAGACAGCTTACTGATAGTGAACGAACAATCATAAATAGATTTAGTAGTATTGATGCTATTAATAAGGCTAGACAAGTAGTACTTTCAGCTTTAGCTAATACAGAAAATTTAGGACAGGAATTATCAATTGAGGCTTTACCAACTATTGATACTAATGGAGTTAATAATATTGTTGATGGGATTTTAGAAAGTATTAATCCAAAACAAATCAAGATCAACGATTTTATTAATAGAGAAGCTACAAGGTCTAAGGAGTTAGGAAATCAATACACTTTAGATGGAGAATTATCTTCTACCATAGAGGATATAAAATCTGCATTAAATATTCTTAAGTCTGTTTCTATGGGAGCAGATGTTAATTATAGAACATTATTAATGGGAACTCCATTTGGAGCAAATAATTTCCTCAATAAAGCATTTAAGGAAAAGGGATTAAACATTGAAATGCTTCAATTAGATCCTAATATTATTGGCCTTATTAATGAAAAAATTGCAAGACTTAATAGAACATTAGATGAGTTTATTGAATTAGACAAGGTAAATAGAGGAGCTGTAATCAATCAAGAGAAGCAGTTAGCTATTGCTCTAAGTCATGCAAAACTGCAAAGTATTCAGTCCATGATGAACTGGGAAAATGCCCCAGAGTTTGTTAAAAATACTTTATTTGCAGGATATTCTGTTACGTTATCTGATATCTCCGATTTAAAGGGAGATGATGCTTTTATTAGTGTTGGGGTTGATTATAGAAATCAGTTATCTGACTTTGAAAGACGTTTTTCTGGCTTATATAAAAGCTTGGATACAGAAAGTAAGTTGGAATTAATTAATTGGATTGTTGATAACTTAAAAACTTCAGGCACAGAGTTATATACAGATACTTCAATTATATCTACAGATAACAAAATCCCATTTGCAGACCAGGATTTCTTTATTTACTTAATGAATTCTTCATATGGAAATACTGATTTAGTAAATAAGGCTTATAAGGAATATGTTAAAGCCAACGATTCTAAATGTCCATTTGATTCTCAAGAAGAAGTAATCACTCATGTGTTAAAGTTCTTTTTAAGAGCAGATAAAGAGGATGCAAAACTTTGGATTGATACTGTAGCTAAAACTTGAAATTCTACTCCTGGAACTCCAAAAGTTATCTATAATGCAATTAAATCAACATGTTCTGGAGGAACAGGTAAAACTTCTGCAATAATCCCTTCAATTTACTCAATACTGAAGGCGGTTAATCCAGAAAAAAATTGTATATTTGCAGCAAACAATGCAGAGCAAGTAAAAAATTTATCTGAAGTTCTTCCAGAAAATTCGGAATTTACTTTAATTTCTGAATTACTAAATGATTCTTCTAATGTAGATACTTTTAGAAACAAGTATGAAAATAGCATTATTATAGTTGATGAAGCAACTAATATTTCATCTGCAGATTTAATTAGCTTAGATGAATTATGCTCAAAGTATAATATAGACATTGCATATTTTGGAGATACTAAACAGCATGGAAGTATTGACAATATAGATTATATTTATGCAAATGCTACTCTACAATTAGCTGAATCCAAACGAGCTAGTACTGATATTTCTAGAAGAAATAATTTAAACTTTGAGAAATTATTTGAAGCTAATTCCTATGGTTCTCAGGAGTTAAGAACTGATAACTTATCTGATTTCATTTACTATGAATCTGATACTGAACTAGAAGGAATTAAATTTGATGAGGCCCTTTTAACTCAAGAGTATATTGAAAAATTCTTTGCTTCACATAACTTAGATCCTAAGACTAGAGTCTTAGTATTATCTGATAATGTTAAGGAACTATCTAAAGATAATTTCAGTAGTAAATATCCAGGGATAACCTTTGCTTCTAATGTAGGAGAAATCCAAGGATCGGAATGGGATTATACTATTTCAGATTATGACTTAAATATTGTGGATAATAGTTTCCAAAATGGAAAAGAAAATGTTCAGTTAACTTTAGAAACTCTAAGTAAGTTAAAGGATTTATATACTATATTTACTAGACATAGACACGGAATTGTTTCTTTAAAGCCTATTGTTCTTGATAATCTTAAAGGAAGAGGAGAAGTATGGAGAGCTAGTGTTGAACAGCATAATGATAAGTCTGAATTTAGACCTATTGTAAACGGATTGACCCAGGAAGCTATAGCAACATTTAAGGATTTCAAAATGAAAGTCCTTGATGGAATGGAAATACTTGATGTAGCTCCATATGAAGCAAAAGGTGCTCCTAAAGTTACCATTCCAACAGTTGAGGTTGCTGTCAATACTTCTATTGCTCAAGCTACTCCTGGATTTATTCCAAGTGTAGAATTCACTGCTGACTATGTTAAACAATTAGGGATAGACTTCGGTGAATATTATAAAGTGAGAAATCTTTTATATCAAATTCTTACAGATCGTAGTAATAAAGGAATGTATGAAAAATTACTACCTGAACACTTGAAATCTGGAGAATTTAGGATTAAAGTTCAATATAATAGAACAGAAGACTTATATAATCTTGGAAATAAATTTAGAGATGATAAGTATCTAAATGGAGTTCATCCATGAATTGTATATAGTGTAAATGTGGAAGGGACACCTGTAGATATTACTTTAGGAATGTTCCAAAATCCTGAAACTTCTACAACTGGGGGATTAGCGTTATCAAAAGCAGCTTCAGTTATAGGGGAGTTAGCGAAATCTTCAGTTAATAGTATAATTAAACCAAAATACTATTCTATTGATCCTTCTAAGATTACTTTTTCAAGGGCTATTAATCCTATTGCTATTCAGAATAGGGAAACTAACGATCCTGGATATATTAATATAGTTTATCAAGGCGGAAAGTTTAATGTATCTGAAACTTCAAAAACGGATGCATATAACTTTGCTTCAACCACTGCTGCTTTTTATTTTGCAAAGGGAGATGAGTCTATTGTTCCTGTTAACCAAATTTTGGAAGCTCTATCTAATTTAAAGAATAATTATAGTAGTTTTGAAAGTTTAGCTGTTCAAAGTGGATTATACAGTAGCCCAGAGGAATTTGGCCCAATAACTGAATTACTATCATTAGATAGAAGTAAACTAAATACAGTGGATCCAAAGAAACAATGGAAAGCACGATCTGTTCCAGATTTAGAGGGAAGATTTTGTTCTTTTGTATCTTTAAATATTGGGGATACTTCTCAAAATATTTCTGCAGACTTAAAAACTAAGTCTACTTTATACTTAAATCAGATACTTGAGAGAAATAAACAACTTGAAAGCATATTAGTAGTTCTTAAAGATAACTCTCTGAATCCTGAGGATAAGAAGAGTAAAATTGCAGAATTATTAGCTAATAAAGCCCAGTGGACTGTTTCTGTATTAACTTATGATAATGAAGTAATTGAATCTGAGAAGGATTTTGATTATACTCTTAATGGTCTTCAAACAAATACTATTCTAGCAACAAGCCGTAATAGAGGGGCCTATAACCTTGCTATTGGACATCAATTAGGATTATTGTTAATACGACTAAGTTCCATTATCTCTGACCCAAAGACTAAATGAGGAAATAATGAAAGATACTTTAATGAAAGGGATGCTGAAAATGTTAGAAAGCATTGAAGTAAATATAAAGAAGACTTAGTAAATGCGTACTCTGTATGAAGTGGAGCACAGCAAACTGAGGAAACCCTTTTAGAGTATTTAAGTAGAATTGCTTTATATGGAGATAAATTTAAAATTAGTAATAATTATTTTATTACTGATGGTAAGAACTTATTGCAGAGTGAGGCCTTTATGAATTATCTAAGGGATATTTATGTAACTGATTCTATGGGAATTGGATGGAGTAAGATCATAGAAAAGACCAATGGAATTAAATATGCTAACAAGAAACTCTTGGAAGTATTTAGTGGTCATGTATTCCCAAAGCTTTTAAAAGATAATGGTCTATCAATCCATGCCAAAGGTGATAGCTTATCTATTCAAGAAGCAGCAAGTTTCCATATTAATTCAAAAGTAATTCAGCCAGCTCAGATTTATGCTCATGTTGTAGATACTTTTACTGCTGATGATTTTAAGAGAATTTCACAAACAATAGAAACTGAAGCTCCTCCAGCAGAGGAACGGAGGGTAATTACCTATAAATCCTTAGTGGCTTTAAACAAAAGTAATAAAGAACAAAATAAAACTTCAGAAATCAAAAAACCAACGTTAAAGCCAAAAGTCCTTGAGAATATAAATTTAATAATTGAAATTCTGCAGGAGAATTCCCCTGAAACTGGAAATATGGTATTAACACAATTATTTGAAATTCTAAATGGAGAACGTTCTAAATTTGAAATTCCTAACTTATCAAATGCAGAACAACAAAGTTTAGATCAAATAGAAGTAATATTAGAAGATAACAATGTTATTAAAATATGTTAATTAATTATGAATTTTTGTGAACGAGAAATACTGCAGGGAATACGAAATAATATCTCAGCAGAACTTTCGCAGGAGCAAATAATTAGTTCTGTTGCAAATGAAATCTCCAGACAAAATGGACTGGAGGTTTCATTTGTGCAAAACAGACTAAATGAATTATTTGCAGAAGAAACTAATACAGCTGGACCTAATGCCTTAGAAAACTTAATGTCTTTCTTTTCCAATGATGGGCTTTTAAATGGAATAGCCTACAATAAGACTAAAAAACTAGTTAGAAATATTATATTAGAACGTATATTGAGCGGGCCAGGATATCTTGTCAGAAGTGATTCTGAATTAAATAATTCATTAAAGGCATTAATTAGGACAACAAAAAGATATGCAGGTTATACAGATGATATTATTTCACCTTTAGTTAACTACTTAACTATAGAATTAAAAAAAGAAGAATATTTTAAGAGCCCAAATCTATTAGCTAACTACCTAATTATAAATCACCTTCCTACTATTGTTCAAAGTTGGTTTAAAGACATAATTCATTATAATACTGATTCTGGATTATATGAGTTTAATGTTAAGCATGATATTAGAAATGATTGGAAAGATACTGATGATAAAGAGGCTGAGCTTAATGCTATGCTTGAAATCATGCTAAAAGCAACCCCATTATGTAAGTTTAACGCTGATGGAGAGGTAGAAGACAGGCTCAATAATAGAACCTTAAATAGAAGTACTCTTTTTGCATCTATTTCTAAAGAGATTAATGCTATGCCTGAGGATGCGTATATAGGGTATCTGGAAAATCCCTACTCTTTAATTGATTATTTAGTAGGAAAATATAGTAATACTGGAGCTCATTCTGAGCTTTATCAAAATGTTCTTCATAGTTTTCTTGATAGATGGATTTATTCTGATGGAGAAGCTACCGATTTTTATGAAAATTCCAAGAGACAGTTAACAGAGTTTACAGGGTTTAATCCTGTGGATATTTTCTTAAAAAGCTTCGATAAATATAGAACTAATACATATATAGATTATAATCTATCTGGAACTGCTGATGTTTTAAGTCTTTCAATAGATGAGAATTCTACTGCATACGGAAAATTAAGTGATTATGTTAGTTCTGGATTATTTGACTTAGATAATCCAGTATTCCAAGGTATTTTTATTCGGACTGATAGTGGTAAATATATCCTGGATGCAAATGTTTCTGAAGATACTTTAAGTAGTGTCTCCCAACAAATATTTGGAGAATCCGTTGATATTGATGCGGCATCTGCTGAAGCATTTAAAGAAGCAATTCAACAAATTGTTGATTTTAAAAATCAAACAGTTGATACACACTTTTCTGATTTCCTACAGCATTATCAAGGCAAAGATAAAAGGGCTAGAAAAATCTTAGTGGTATTAAACAAAATCAATGCTTATAATCCATACTCAATTAAAGGCTCTTCTAAAAATGCTTTAGGAAAAGCTCTCCCAATGATTGGATTATCAAGTGTTGCTGGAACGGTGCAGGAACAGATTTATAGAAATAAACTAAGAAAAGAGAAGGTTAATCAACAGTATCAGAAAGCTGGAATAGAGGCCCCAGTATCTCCATTTGAGCAAACTATATTATTCAAGCATAAAAAAAATTCTGAAGAGAATTTATTTTTAAGAACAGTCTACCGTTCAACTGTAAGAACTACTATAAATGGAGAGGAAGTAATTAAGGATGTTGGTAATTTAAGTAATCCCGAAGCTTTTAAATTAGCTTTTATAGAAGACTTCTGGAATAGTTGGAAAAATTCCTCAGATTCTATTATAAGAATACAGGCAATTACTCCTTCAGATAAACCTAGGATTCCTTTATTTGAATTTAGCTCAACAGCTATTAAAAACTATTTTGGAAAAAATAATTCTGAAATAGAATCTAAAGTATTAAGTGAGCTTAGAAATATCTATGCACAAAATCTGACAAATACTATCAGAGATTTTGCATTACTTTTCAATATTCCTCTTACAATAGATATTAAGGCTAATGCTAAAGAGAACTCTTTAGAAGATCTTATATCTGCAGCCAATAGTATAAATGCTTATCTACAGAAAAATAACATTGGAGAAGATGCTATAAATGATGCTTTGTTTGCGTTCAATAACCAATATGGAACAAATAAAAACATAGCAATGGTCCATGATTATGTTTTAAATAAAGGAACAGCTAAGATTTCTCCTTATATGATGGCTTCTGTTGACCTTTTCAATCAAAAAGCACCTTTTGATTCCATATATAAAGAGTTCTTATCTCAATTATCTGTAATTTTACCTACAATTAAGTTAGATGATAAAACTACAATTAATGTAAGAGATCTTCTAACCACTGATGGAAATTTAACAGAGGGTGCTAAGAAATCTCCTTTATATACTTATTTCTTAATAAAAAATGTTTTAAGTGAAAATATTCTAGCTAATACTGTTGGAGTGCCTCTATCTCATAAAAATAAGGGTAAGGATTATATTAGTATGGATTCTGGGTCTCATTTAACTATGGTAAAACGTATGGTTGCATTAACTGCAACTATGCACTCTTGTATGCCTAATGTATTGAGCGGATTGCCGAATCAGATTAATACTATGACTATAGCAAATGATGTTGCAGAAATGTTTGCATATTCTGGTAATGCATCTTCTGGAAAAGGATTCAGAACTTCTTTAGACGTAGCAGACGGTGCTATGTTTTCATGTAGATTTAGTGATAATCTTCTTAAACAATCAATAACTGATGTAAAACCAAAAGGAAATGATTTAAAGTTACTAATGCACTCTTTAGATCCTGAAAAAGGATTTGCGTACCTTTCTAAGCTGGCAGACTTCAGCATCGATAATGCATGGCTTAGAAAGTTCTCTGATGACAATATTACAGCTGTAGGAGGAATTGACCCTATATTATTTGTTAGACTATCTTTAGAAGGAACTAAAATAAATCCCTTATATTCTGTTAATGAGGATAATGAAATTGTTGATTATGATGGAAATACAATTGAGGAGCTAGATGATATCTTTGTAAAAGAAAATGGAGTACTTTACTTAATTTCCGATGTTACTTATGATAAAAGTTCTGACACCCTAAAATATGAGAAGTATAATTCTGTAACTGGAGCTACTGATGTACTATCTACCAATAATAACTTATATTCTATATGGAAAGATATTCTGGGAGGTGAGTATAGCTGTAATGAAAATGGAGTTTATGGAGAGCAATCTATGGATACCATGACTATATTATTGAATAGATTAGGTACGAGGCTTAACAATACTGATAGTATAGACTCTCAAAACAATATTGACCAATATGCTAAAAAGACTATTGTTCATTATTTCCCAACCTCATCATCTCAAAAATCTGCAAAGACACCTGTTGTTGATCTTAGAGTAGCTGAAAAGGATCTAAGTAAGCGATATACGGTGAAAATGAATATTGAGAATTTTGGTATTCAATTAGATCCTGACCATAGTGCAGAAGATGGAGAAATCCATGAGATTACTCAGTTAATATCATTTATTGCTGAGAATAACTATGTTCCAGAAAAAGTTAAGTACATCTATCAGAATCTTAGTAAAATGGTTTCTATTTTAAAGGAAAAAACTTTTATAGATCCCATGTCAATGGTAGATGAAAATGCTAGACGTATAGCTCAAGAAAAACTGGATAATTTATTTGGAAAAAAGATTGAAAGAATCTTTGCTGACCCTACATTGGATGTTATGGGATTAGCTAATGAATTAATGAGAGAAATTCAGCATCTAAACCCCAAATTACCATCTCCATATAAAGCTCCTTATAGTGACCACCAAATGCTTGGAAAACTACATACTACTGTAGGTTCTTATTTCAATAAGTTCATAGCAAGATTATGGTCAGGTAGAGGTGACGTTTTAGTACCTTCACATAATATGTGTATGTTATATGAAGATGAGTCTGGAATTACTTATTTTAAGGATGATATTAAATATCTTCCTGATGGTTCAGAGATGAACATCAAGGATTATTTACGTTCTTTAGTTTGGGAAGATGAATCTAAATCTTCAATTAGAGAAGATTACATAGAAGCCCAAAAAGTATCTCCATATGAAGTGATGCCTGTAGATGTCTACTACTTAGTAAATCCTGTAACAAGAAGTGGTCAACCAATAGTTATTGATACTTGGGATAAGTTAAATACTGTAAGAGATAATATTCTTAAAGGATTTACTTATGTAAGAGCTCTTGATTTACCTAGAAATTTACGTTCTAAACAAGCTTTCATTACTAATGGATCTGAGATTATTGGTATGTATCATTTTAAAACCATGCAGCAAATTGCAGATATTTCTAATATCCTGGACTCTATGGGCAAAAATGACACCACTAATTACAATGGACAATCCTACACTTTCCAAGAATTATTTAATTTAAAGAAATCATTACAAAAGTATTTTAGTGATGTTGTACTTAATGCCATAGCTTCAAAGAACACTGAAATTATAAATAAAGAGCTTCCAGAAGGAGTTACCCCAATGGATACCTTTGAATATGTTATTAAGGAAGAAGAGCGATTAACTACTAATAACTATAGAAATGCTTTTGGAATTGATGGAATGAATGTATCTGAAATCTTACAAAAGAAGGAAGCTTATTTTGAAGAAAAGCTTCAGGATAAATTTCAGAATATAGTAGTCCCATATAATTACTTAATGTATGCTTCTAATGGAAAACCTACTGCAGTAATTACAGATCCTTCATTGCTAGATCTTAGTGTATATAAATTAACTATTCCAGTTGTAGATGAAGATGGTTTCAGATTGGATGCTTTAGGAAATAAACTATACAAATGGCCTGATAATGCTAAGTTATATAAATATACTGAAGGCAAAATCACAGTAGAAATGATCTATACTAACGAGGAAGATCTTAATACTATCTTAGATTCTAATCCTTTCGTTTTTTATAGGAGTGACAGTACATTATCTAGAAAACATTTATATAATCTTAATTCGGATAATGTAGATCAGATATTTGACAGGGTAGCTAGAAAACAATATGATTCATGGCTAAAGTCTAATGACGCTGTAATGTCTCGTATTCCTGCACAAGCACTTGCATTTGCTATGGTTATAAAAACTGTAGGGTATCTACCTTGGGGCAACAATGTTACTATGGTTCCGAATATGAATGTATTCTTAGAGGGTAGTGACTATGACGCTGATAAGGCATATGCTATAATGGCAGCTTTGAATAGAAATGGAATATATAAGGAAATGAAAGAGGGAGAATTAACAATTATTGCCTCTACCTCTGATTTGGGAATAAATCTATCTAATGAAGAATTAGAAATAAATGTAGAACTTGGAAATATTATTTTAAATAATACTTTTGAGGAACTTCCAAATTTAATTTCAAAAATATCTGGTTATCTGGATACAACTGATATTAGGTTAAACAAAGAGTACTTGCTTGACATAAATAACTTAGTTAGAGTAAATATAGCAGCTGATGAGGACACTATTAGAGCATGGGGAAGGTTAGATCCTAAAGAAATTGGAAGAAGAGTTGAGAGTGCATTTTCAATAATTAAGGATGAGTTAGTTGCACGCTCTGGATTAGAGAATTCTAATTCAGATCAGATCCAAGCAATGCAAAATTATATTCTAGAATCGATTAAAGGAATTTATAGAGATCCAAGAACATTAATGGCATCTACTGATCCTACTACCATGGACCCAGTTAATGATACTGTTAAAGATAGAAACCTTGAAGCAGCTAAAAGAAATCACCTTAATCCTTTAACTGATATTTTTGTTAATCAAACTACATCTGTTGGTAAAAAAGATATTGGTATCTCTGCAGTAGCTCAAAAAGCTTTTTATGCTTTAACTTATTACTATAATTTAAAACAGGAAGCTGGGGATAATGTTGCCAATTATATTCAAATACCTTTGCCAGCAGATTGAAGAGCAGGTAGTAAAAATATTGTAAGTTTTGGTTATCCAGGGCAAACTCTAAATTTGGCATCTTATGAATATCTCTATAATTTATTTGAGGGCTGGGAGACAATAGATACTAAGGTTACAGATGAGAGAACTGAAGCTCTTCATCTTAATGATGGGATTTATGTAAAAACAGTATCAGAAACTATTGGGGATAGAGAAATTCATTCTTTCTTCATAGGAGAAAGTCCAGAAAAACTACAATTAGTTCCTATAGGTTCTAAAATAGGGGATTTCATTCCTACAACTATAAATTCTAGTGTTATCAGTTCATCTACGGATAATGCTAAGGAAATGAAAATGGACTTACTAAATGCTACTCCTGAGATTTTGCCAGCTTACGAATTTTGCTTATCTTTAGGGGTGAATTTAGATCAGGCAGCCGCCATTTTTACTGACCCTTTAATTAATGTTTTAATAACTATTAGTAGAGGAGATCTTTTTAATAAGGAAACTTCCATAAGTAAAATCAGCAAAATTCTCTCTACAAGGAAAACTCTAGCAAGAGTAAAAACTTTATATGGGGAATATTTAGGTAAGCCTGTAAACAATTCAGAATTTTCTGCCAAAATAAAAGCTCTTGAAAAATTATTTGCAGGAGCAGAGGAATTAACTAGCCTAGGTCAACTTCTTGGAATTAATGGAGGAATTCAGGTTGAATTTGGTTCACCTCTTTTATTCCAATTAAAGATTGAGAATACTATAAAGGCTGTAACTGAAAGATTTTTTTCTTTTGAGAAATTTTTAAATGATCCAGTGTATGCTAAAGAGTGAATTGGCATTTATGATCAATCTAAGATTAATTTTAATTTATTAGATATTATTAATTCAGTTCCTCATTATAGGGAGATGTTTTCAGTTCCAATTCAGTTTAAGCGTAATATGCAATTACTATCTAAGGATATTGATAATACATACACAATCGCTTATAAAGATCTTTCAAGAGATTATCAGGTTGATGACACTGTGTTAAGATCTCTTCTTAGACTAGTTAATGATAGAAAGATATTCGACTTCTTTATAAGTGAACCATTTGAATATGAATCTAATAGATATTGGAAAAGAATCAACAATAATAATTCTGTTGAGGAGGTTGTAACGGATACTCCAATAGTGTTGTCTACAGATACATTTGATGGGTTAATTTCTCTGAAACCCTATATAGAAAGGGTTATTATTCCAGAGTTAAAGAGACGATATCCTAATAACAGTTTTGCTTCTAATCTTATAGCTAATTCTATTCATAATCCATTATTTGGAGAAAGAATCACATTTATTGGGTCCAGAGTTAATTTATCAGATCCACAGTATGAAGATACTATAGAGATTATAAAAAATAATTTTTATGGTATTCAGAATGATACTATAAATGGACATTCTATATATGAATGGATGTATATCTATGATTTATTAGTAAATAAGCATGCAGCAGGAGGAAATTCCATTACAATGCTTTTAGATGGGGATCTTAATATCGAAGACCCAGATAGTATTGTTTCAAAATGGGTTAGATACGTTAATAAATATGATAAAGCAGTTTCAACATATGCAAATTTAGAGGAAGTAAATAAAATTCCAGATTTAAAAGATATTTTTGGAAGAAACAAAGAACTTCCTGGGTATGATATATATGAGGATTCATTCGATCCATTAATAGGTTCTATGGGATCAAAAAGACCATCTTGAGCTGTGAATCCAACATATTTACCTTTATTTGTATCTGTTAAGAACTTTGGTATGCAAGTATTATTACATAGAAATGCATTATCAAGTGCTTTTGCTAAAGGTATTGTAACTATAAAATTATGTTAGTATGGCATGTATTGAAATTAAAGTTAGAGATAATATATTTAAAATAATGAATGATGGGCCCCAATCTGAGTCTGTACAAGGTTCAGATTGGGAACTTATCTATAACTTTATCACCAGAGGAACTCTTCCAGTTGGATATTGAGTTGAAGGTGATAATGTAGATAGGTACACATTATTTGATACTATATTGAATTCCCTATCTAATGAAAAGACTAATCAAGAGTTATATATTGGGGGACTGACCTCCAGTCTATCTCAAGATGAGTTTATAAATAAGTTTGTTGGAAATTCTGAATTAAACTGGGCACTAGATGATTTTGAGTCATATGATGCTAATCAGTTTCAAAGAAATGCTTTAGTAATTCCAAGTTGAGGGGATACAAAAAATTGGTACGGCTTTACTAAACAAAGGGCTCTATTATTAACAGGAAATAACTTCTTTTATAAAGAACCTAAAGTTAAAATCCTTTATAAGTCGTATTTAGAATTGCAAGAGGGATCTTCAAGAGTTTCTGAAATTATTAGTAACTTATACGCCAAAGAAGGGGATACTTCAATAGAAGATATTTATAAACAGTTAACCTGGCTAGCTAATAATCGTCTTCCAGAACTTGTTGCTACTCTATATGTTCCTTATGAATCTGTAGTAGATATGACTTCAGAAGAAGTTAAAAATACCCTGAAAACAGATACAAAAAGAGTTGTTGGATATTTGGTTAAATCTAAAGGAATGGATTATATAGTTCAGTCAAGAGATGAGAAAAACACAATAAAAGTTTTAAATCTGAATGCTGGAACTGAAGAGACTTTAGATATTAGTAGAATAAATAAACTATATACTCCATTCACTCTTAGTGATTCAGGAAGATCTTATTTGTTGGCTGGAAAAGCTTGGTATAATATAGTTAATGGGAGATACATCAAGGTGGATCCTAAAGATTCTGAAGATTTATTTAGAAAATGATTTGGAGTTACTTCAGATACTACAGAAACTATAGATTTTTATAGTAATAAAAGTTCTGATAAAAAGAAATTAAGATATTGAAACAATCAGGAACCTATATTTAGTAATACTCTTGTAAATGGGCAGGAATTAACCTCTGTTCTTCCAGAAGGGAGTATAATACGTACTTCTTCTGGTATATATGTTAAGCAAGGAGATGAGTTTGTAAATGGGGATTATACATTGGACCCCATTGAAAAAATAAATACCATCACATTTACTAAAGGGAATGAAGAGCTAAAAGATTTGTTGCTGACACTAAAAGTAGTGGAAAATGAGGATCAAATATTAAGTACATCTGATTTAAGAATAATCCTACATGATTTATTTGGAGTTACTAATTTTGATACTATATTTTTTAATTATGACCAGGAGGAATTAGCTAAAGTAAATACAGCAACTATTAACGGAAATGTAGTTCCAACATTACAAATAGGAATGAGGAGAAAGGTTACAGCTACCTCCGACACCTATAGGCAGCTTAAATTAGCACTTAATTACTACATGTATTTGAATGATGTGGCTGTTGAAAAACCATCAGAAGTGGCAGACCCAAAAGTTTTCTGAAGAACTTTAAAAGATATTGTTATCAATCAAGAAAATTTAGAAGTTTCAGAACAAGTTCAGTCTACAATAGACCAATTAAGTTCTGATATATTGGACTCCACAAACGGAGATATTTTTGTAAATACTCTTGAAAGAAATAGAGCAGAATTATTTGAAAAATATGGCAAAACAGAAGAACAAGTAGATACTTTTATTCAAGAGTTAATAGATAAAGGTTTATATATCATTAGTTGTGAGTTATAATGGCATGTATAGTTAAAATTAAAGGGAAAGAAGAGTTTAAAGTATTTGATACTGAAGCTGATGCTCGAGAGTATCTAAAAGATACAAATGTAGTAATAGAGGAAATGATAAACCCTGTTACTAAAGAAAGTGAATTATATGTAAATGTACAGGATACTCATAGTGGAACAGTTAATGTAATTAGAGCTGCAAATCAAATATCCTGGGAAGCTACAAAAGGGCTACTTACTCGAACCAAAATAAACGATTGGGATACTGAGGAGTATGGCAAAAGAAGTGATGCTATATCTCTTAGTATTGCTCTAGCTAATATAAGAGTTTTGAAAGGGGAAGAGTACAAGAGATTGTTTCCTGAGTTTATAACTAACAACTATTTAAATGTGCTTATTCAGACTTCTATAGCTAGAGCTTATGCTATGTTTAAAGGAGAAGCTGAAAATAACGTTGAAGCAATAGACTTGATTAGAACTACTTATTTCGATAATACTCTACCCTCGGAATGAAGAGAAGATGCTAAACTAAGACCTGCTAAAGAGTGGTTTATGTATTTTCAGGAACAGATTAAAGATTCTGAATTCACACTTGATGAAGAGACACTAACCCAATTTGATTTAGATGCTCAGGAGGAAAATAGAAATAATCTAGATACTATGTTACGAGGAGAGATTATTCACAAGATTTTTGAGATGATTATTAAAAATCCTGTGGAAACAGCAACTCGCAAAAGTAAGGTCTGGAACGCAGTAACCGATTTGTTAGATACTTTTAGGATAAAGTATGGAGAGGATTATGATGAAGTACCTGATTCACTTACTGTTATTCAGGATTTGATTGCAGGTACAGAAACCTCCCCATCTCTTGAACAAGTCTTTGACTCTTATTATAACTGAGTTGTAAAGGCAAAGCAGGACATTGAAGATGTTTATACAAGGACGTATAGAGATAGAGGAGAATCCCCCACTGTATCCTGGCTAGCAGAACAACGTATAACAGCTGACTTAGACTCTGAAGTTAATGGAAAAAAGAAAATTAGGGGTAAACTGGATGCAATTCTAGTTGTTAATGGGGTTCCTAACATAATTGATTTAAAAGTTTCAAGGAATGATATTTCTGAATGGGCACCAGAAAAGACTTTGAAGACGAAATATCAATTAGCCATGTACTGAAGATTACTGGGAAAATTAGGACTTCCAGTAAATGATAGTGGTCTTGATATATATAATATTACTTTGGGAAAAGATAAGACTGCTACTAATGGAATTCTAAAATCTTTTTCAACTAGCGTAAAGACAGATAGTAATATTAATACAAACTTAGATCCAATATTTTCTAGAGCTATTCAAAGATCGGAAGTAAATCCAAAGCAATTGGAGGCAATAGCTTCTAATATAGAATCCTTATTTGGAAAAGGATCAGCTAGAGGTCAGAAAAAAGCTAATATTGATTATATAAAGACACAGCTAAGAAAAAATGCTGAGAATTCTGTATATAAAGGCAAGTATAATCTATCATATAATATATGAAGTGAAACTGGAGTAAAACTTGAGAGAAAGACTATTAAAGGAATTTCTAAGGAAAACTTGGATTCTGTAATAGATAAAGTTGCTCAGGAAATTGTCGAACGTTCTGGTAATAGATTTGATAACCAATATGAAACTTTAGTTAGTGATATAAGGGAATTCCTAAATAGAAGTGATAAAGACATTTCTTCATTTGCTAGTGCAGCTAATAGTGGAGACATCATAAACCAATTATCAGCAGTTCTATTAAAGTATAAGGGCTCTGGGGCAAAAGTGATAAATTCAGACCTTGCGAAACAGTATAATATGATTCTAATAGAAACTCCTATTGGAATTGACATTATAAATTGTTTATCGTTGAATCCAAACATTCCTTGGGATTCTACAAATAAGAAGGCCAAATTATTTGAAAATGTTCCTAATGTTGTAGGAGATAGAAATTTAAAAACTATTGGTAACATAGAAATAGTAAAATCTTTACTAATTGCTAATGATCTATTAAAAGGAAGTGGTAAGAAACTTGGAACAATTGCATGTCTACAATTAGGGGCCCCTGTTGGATATATGATGACTACTGCTAACATGATTAATAACATGGAGATAGCAACCAGATTCCTGGGAATTAATAATAATCTGTCTAAAGATAGATTTGTTGATCCCTTAGTGAATGTGCTGTACATGTTTAATCAGTTTATAGATTCTACAAAGCAACTTTCCCAGGTAGGAGAAAATATCAAACCTTCGAAAATGGATAATCTTTTAGATGGGGATAAGTTTAATCTTTTAAAGGAAGTTCTTACAAAAAGATCGGGGTTAGATAAAATAAAAACTGCATCTTCTGATTTAATAGATTCTACAAAGGTAGAGCTATTAAAAGTAATTAGACAACAGCTTAAAGATAGTTTCCCAACATTATTTGAGAATCCTGGAAAGATTAATGTTATCTGTCCAGAAACTACATTAATGGATCAAATTGAAAAAGCCTTAGCAATCTATCAGAATAGAGAGATGGTTTGTGAGTCTGATATTTCAATGTATGGGTGGAATTCTGGAGCAATGTGAGCTTCCATGGACTTGATTCCTAGTGAAAATGTCCAGATAATTAGAACTATTGTGGACGCTGCATTTGGAAAAATCAGAGAAACCTTCTCTGAATATAAGGCAATAAATAGAGCACAAGTAGCCAAACTCAAAAAAGGAAATGATTATGGATTAATACGACATATAATCATTGGAGATAGTTCTTCTAATTACTTTAATTTATTTAGAAGAAATAGTGATAATGAATTGGAAGATGATGATTATATCCTCAAAAATCCGTGAACTTCTACAAGCTTAACTCCAACTCAAAGGGATTTTATCAAATATACTCTTTATGAATTAAATAAATATTCCTACGACAAGAAGAAGTATAAATGAAATTCTTGAAGAGATGTTAAAGAAGGGCAGTTTAATAGAGAAGATTATTTTATCCCTCTACTTAGAGCTAATGGCTTAGATAAATTTAGGGATCCAAAAGGAGGAATTAATTTCCCTTCTGTTCGTTCATGATATGATGAGATTAGAAATAAGGCAGTTCAGATGAAAGATACTTTGGAAGGACAAATAGAGGAACGTAAAAAAGTTTCTGACTTGTTCCAAGGTGTTTATAATGAATTTGAATCTAGGAAGAACCCAAATGTTCGTAGAGACATTATTGAGAAGAATGGAGGAATTAAAAACTTTTCTATGGACTTAGAGACAATACTTGATACTTTTACAATAGCTATGGAGTCTCAGAAAGTCTTTGATATAGAAGTTATACCTGCGATAAAAGGGGCTCTTTATTCTATACAATTCCAATCTTATGTAACTGGTAAAGAACTTCCTAATTTTGAAGAGTTTGTCAGAAAGTATGTAAAAAGTGCTATATATAATGATAGTATCATGGCCCCTGAAGTTCAGACTGCTTATAAAGTAATTGCCCCAGTTCGCGCAGCTGCATCAGCAGTAGCCCTTGGTTGGAATATAATGAACGTTCCTAGAGAGGTTATCATGGGCTTCTGGACAAATATAAGTAAAGCTATGTTTGCATCTTATGGTAAGGATACTTTTGGAGTGGGAGAATATATTAAAGCTTTAGGTATTTTAACTGGAGATGTCCCTAACTTTATTATGAATGTTACCAAAGTAGAACTTCTTAATGAATTCTATGGAATGGCTAATATGTCAATTACTGAAATTCCAGAACAAGCAACTTCTAATAAAACTGGTGTATTTGCAACATTCAACAGGTTTATGTCATGGTCTTTAACTGCTCCTGATTATTGGAATAGAATGTCAACGTTCATTGCTCAAATGGTTCATGATGGGTGCTGGGATGCTCATGAGTTAGTAGAATCTAAGGATGGAGTAAGAGAATTAAAGTATAACATGGCAAAAGACAAAAGGTTTGATATCTATGTGAAGTACAAAGGAGACTATAGTAAAGTACCTAAAGAATTAAAAACAAAGTTTAATGAACAGGAAGCTTTATATACGGTTATGAGGGATGATATGAATAAAGAATTAGGAGTAGCTAAGCAAATTCCAAGTCCAGAACCAGGTAAAGTTCCTAATCTTCCTAAAGCATATACAGATTTACAACGTAACTCCTTTAAATCTTTCGCTGATATGTCTTTTGGTTACTATGACAAAGAGGTGAAAGCATGGTTCTTTAAGACTGCTATCGGAGGAATCTTTAAGCAATTTATGGCTTTCATGTCTGCTAAAAAAATGATGTATTTCCAAGTGCGAACAGATCAAACTGCCAGAGGTAGTTATGAACAACTAACTGATTCTTCAGGAAACAAACTATGGTCTATAGCAATAAATAACAGTCCATTAGAAGTACGTATAGTAAATGACAAGGATTTAGAAGGTGAGTATAAACAATATGCAGCAGATGCAAAACCAAAGCTGGGCTGAACTGGTGCATATATGGAAGGAATTTTTCAATCCTATATTCACTTGTTTAAAGATTTGGGAATAGGTACATATGAAGCTCTTCGCAATGGTGATACTTCTGTGTATAAAAAATTATGGAAGGATTATGGTAAGAAGGGGGATATTAGACATTCAAATGTACTTCAAGGCTTATATGACCTTCTATTATCAACCTTATTTATTACATTAATACGAATGATGTTTTTTGATGATCCAGAAGTAACAGGAATTAGCTATAAAAAGCAACTTCAAAATGCTGGTTCTATGTTCCAGAATTTATACTGGATAGCAGATCAATCTACTCAAGATTTCTCTGTATTAAGACTTTTAGATCAAGGTTTATTTACTTGGGAAGTTCCTTCATTTAACATTTTACAAACTACTGCAAGAAACTTTTTAAGAGCTGCAGGAGATGATGATTTAAATATAGCTGAAGCAGCTCTGTCTGGAACTGTTAATTCCGTCGGTATGTTTAAACCTTTACGTCCAGCTGTACGTAAATTAACCGAAGAGAATTAAAAAAAATACCCCTACCTGCATATAGCAAGTAGGGGTATTTTAATTTATTTTTTAACTTTTAATCCTCCATTGCACACAGTGCAATTAGAACCTTTTCCAGATTCTTTAAGATTAAATACTCGAACATATTTTCCATACTTTGTGTCTTGGAACTCATGTTCAATTTTATTGCTTTCGCAATATCCACATCGTTTTATTTCTGTAGGCATAGTTTACTAATATTTTTTATTTTGTAAAATAAATCGAATAATGTACCATCATTATTAATCAGATAGTCATAATCTCCATTTTCATATAATGTTAAAAGCTCTCTTTCTGAGGCATGAGAGCCTGCTTTACACTCTGGTCTATAGATATAAATAACTTTCCCTCCTCGTTTCTTTGATTCTTCAAATTCAATCTGGAATCGCAAATCTGAGATAATCATATTTTTGCACTCTTGCTCATATGTAGTTAAAATCCATAATTTATCCCCAAAATAATATCTCATTATTTCAGTTCCAAAGTATTGCAAAACCTGTCTAATAGAAAGTCAGTAATCCTCAGTTAAAGAAGGATTAAGATCCTTAGCTAACTTTGAAAACTTATTATCTACTAGAATTTTTTCTCTTTCTACAAAATTCTTATGATGAATTGTTAAAGTACTGAAATCTATGTAATAGTCCTCTTTAAATTGTCTATCCTCAAATTTCTCAACGCTAACATTAAGGAGTACAGAAAGAAGACATTTTAACGTATCTGCAAATCTGCAGATTTTAAATTTTCCTTCCGTGAAGATATTACAATACTTATACATCCAGTATGTTTGCATTCATTTTGGAGAGTTTAAACAAAACTGAAGCATTCTAGCACTTTCATCTTTACCACTTCCTTTCAAACCAGCTATGCATAAAATATTCCTAGTCGACATACGTTTTGATTTTAAATGGTAATTTATGAAGTGTATCCATAACTTGTCTATCCTTCTCTCTGTAAAAGTTGTTAACCATACTTCTACAAAGAGTATAAGTTAAAGTCTTATCTTCTGGTGTAGCATCTTTCCAGACTTTTAATTCTAGAGCATTGGCAATTCCAGAAATTGTATCATATGGTATATATCTTGTTTCTATCCGCAGAGATTTAAAAACTTGAGATACCCCAGTTGTACCCATTGCTTTATTTTTCACTATATTAGAAAAATTCCCATATAGTAGACAAGTTACTGCAGCAGGGCTTTCTGTAACATTCATTCCTTGTAAGACTTTCAATCCCAACTCAACTGTAGTTTCATCCGTGGATGCTAACATATCATTCAAAGACAGAAGACTCTCTTCTGTAACACTTTCTAGTGTTCTATTAACAATTTTATCAAGAGTGCTTTCTTTTGCATACTTAGGATATACAGAAATTATATTATTGATTGTTTCTACATAAATCTCATCGCAAAATATGAGGTTTCCTGCATAAATAGGAATAGAATCTTTAGGTAATACATTTATAGTTTTTACTCCATCAACAAAATCAGCTCCATATGAACAAACATCTCTATAAATATAGGGATCAGTATTCTCAAATAATTTTGGACAAATACTATAAATTATTTTAGTTTGATCAGGTTTAGTGTATTCAAACAAATAATACTCTCCACTTCCAGGATAGTACTCAATGGAATCGGGAATTATAGCAGCATCACATCTTTCTACTTTAATAACCCTTTGAAAATCTGTATCTCTAATTTTAAATCTTGGATATGTTGAACTTGAATCAAAATATAATTTAGTTACATCTGACAGATCTGTAATCTTGTCAGATAATGCAGTAGCCAGATCTTCAGGGGTATGAAGAACCATTGAAGTTCTAGCTGAGAAACGAAAATTCTCAGAATGATAAATATTTCATTTACAAAGATTGGATGTTCCATTATTTCTACGATAAGGAACAAGAAATGCAATATCAATTCCGTTTAGCTTCATATTATAAAATCTTAGCTCTAATTTTAGAATTCATAATTAACTTATTAGCTCTTCCTGAAAATTTAGTAGTAATTGTTTTAATTAGATGAAACAGTAAATCTTCAGTTAACAGAGGTTCTGGAGAATTAATAAACTCAAGTAATCGGTCTTGAACTACTTCCGTTTTCAATTTTGTTATCCTATAAGCTTTTTATCTTATAGTTCTAATACTTCGATTTCGTATTAGTTCAGCATACATTTTTATCCAAATTATTGGATATTGGACACTCTTGGAAGGGTTATATTCTATTTCTAGTTTCACCTTCTATGCGTTACACTACTTTAACCTATTATCTTTAAAGTTAGCACGGTATTCCCATCTCAGGGTTCACCGTTTTTGCCCAATAATAATATTACAAATTACTTTGTAACACGCCAATCTTATATCTATTTAATTTTCTGTCTAATGCAATTGTTGCATTTCCATATATTTTATTACCTCGGCTATTTGAGATACCTTCAATCCTTTATTGATTAAAATTTCAAATTCCGTTTTAGTAATATTGTACATAAATATATTTAATTGATTATGTACATAGATAATAAATATTTTTAAATGCAGCAAAAGGTTAGAGATTAAATAGAAAACTAGCTCCCTTTTCTCCGAAATATAAAAGACTATAATTAAGTAATCGTGTAGATAATACAGAAGCTATATCTGGACGATATCCATTACTATCATATACACAACTCTTAATTTTAGTTTTTACAGTATCCCAAGGTTCAAACAGCATATCTTTGGGAACAATAAGTTTATCTAATTTATTTGCAATAAATGTAGTAAATAAATTACCAACAATATTCTCTTTAGATGTAAAACATCCCTTAGCAATATTAAGAATCATAGCTAAGTTTGATGGAGTACTCCAGTCCTTTAAACCAGAAATAGCATTACAAAAAGTAACATAACTTCTAGGATTAATTTTTTGTACATTGCCTTCTTTCTCAAATATCTCTGGATACAATAAAGCAAAATTAATAGCTCGAGAATCCAGTTTATCCGTTTCTGCCCAACGAGCCCATACATTAACATCAAAGTCTATTTCAAAGTTAATGTATCTAGTTTTCTGAGCATTATCCATTGTACTAACATTATAATCTCCGTTATCGGGATTAGACGATAGTACTACTGTACAATTCTTAGGTAATTTCCATGAAATATATTCTCCTCGATCAATAAGTTCCATTGTAGCTTGAAGAAACATAGGTAAAGCCATTATTGTTATCGTAAAGGCTCTTTATCCTTTACTTCTATATATTTCTATATAGTTCAGACTATATCTTATATAACCACTGAATGTTGATACATATAGGTTATACTTCCGCACTCGTGGTAGTTCATTCTCTTCAGCATCACCTGTTAAGACAGTATCTACTAGTCGTTGATCCTTCTTAGTATTTCTACTAAGCTTGGATTAGGGTTGTCCTATTAGGATTTTCCCAGATTCACGGAATTTTATACTCGCGCACTTATAAATATTTACATTTGTACCTATGCTTTACTAATTTACCTTTGTTATGACAAACTACTGATATAGAAGCACAAATAGAATTAAAATTATCTTGAGGTTCACAAATACTTCTTGCTGCATCCGCAATACTATTATAAATTTTACTTAGTCCAGAAACAGTATCTAAAATTTCTACTTTTCTATTTGTTGCTTTACTGCTATTGTTAACATAGCAAGGCATTCTATCAACTTTGTGATAACTTCATTGATAACCGTGGGCAGACTTAAAAATAGGATTATCCGAAGCTGCTTGACTAATAATACGAGAATTTTTATTTAGTTGTCTTCCTGCTTCACTAGTTGAAGGAAATTCACCTATATATTCTCCTGTTAATGAATATTGATACACTGGTTTAGATCCAGCAGTATTGTATAAACAAGTTGTATTCTCCATAGTAGGATCCTTAACAATATTAATATCTGGATTTAGTTTATCAATTCAATATTTTTCTCTAGTTTTTAGCTCATCTTGATTACAAACTTCAAGTATCTGATAGTAAATTTTACCTCCATCTTTGTACTTATTGTAGACTCTTTGCATAAATTTATTATCATGATAATTGTGTATTAATTTTTTCTTATGCTCTCTGAGTCTTCTAGTAATTTGATTTGAACTTCCTATATATGAATGGGAATCAATTTGAATACCCCAGATATAATACTTATTTGATGACTATACAAATATTATTATATTTATTTTTATTTACGCGAGTAGTCATCTAAAAGCAATATACATCCATTTTCGTTCTCTTCTTTTGGAGTTCACATTGGAGAGGCATATGCCATTCGTGTTAAGTTCTGAACTTTGTACCCATTTTGTAAATAATAGGCAAGAATATCACTTGATACCCATTTACATTCTCCATCATCAGAACATACGTAATATTCCTTAATTGGGTAACCAACCAGATCTCCAAGCTCCTCTAGTTGAGATAAATTGATCTTTATAAAGTCCATATCAAGCTCTTTAGCCAATTGCATGACTATCGAAGTCTTTCCAATTCCTGAATCGGCTTCCAATGAGATTGCAGTGGGAATTTTTCCAACTTCCACTAAACGTTTGTTATTCTCAATAATATATTGAAATATAGTTTTAAATTCTTCTAAATTAACTTTATTTAGCTCCATTATCAGATGGGATAAACATACTGTAACCTGGATAATGATTATTTCTATTACCATTAGAGGTAATTACCCAGATCATCTGCTTCATTACTTTAAAAGTATCTGTAGGTGCATAGCCATCTGTAAAGAATACTAAAGTAGAGTAGTGTTTTCTACATTGATTGTAGTAGTCAATAACAGGTTTGAAGTCTGTACCTCCTCTACCAGTGAATGTACCATCAAAAGTCCCTTTGAATGGATATATTCTATGCATTCTAGCGTCACACTCAATTACATCAACACCTGCCCCAGCTTTCCAGATGTGATAAATCTCACTAATAAAATCTTTTAACTCCTTAGTACTAACAGAACCAGAGGTATCAATGGCAACTAAAATATCATGTTTATGTTTTAGTTTAATACCCGCAGCTCCCTCAAACCGTTTAGATACTTTGCGATGTGTCTTTTTTACAAAGACATCAATAGCAAATCCTAAAAGTCGTCTAAAATAGGCCTTCCAGTTAAATATAGAAGGTTCTATCTTAAACAATTTATCCACATATTCTTTCAGCTCGGAAGGAATAGTTCCTCTAGATTTAATTACTTGAGTTGCAACCTGTTTTACAATGTGGTCAGTTTGATTGTTAATTAAAGTTTTTTCTGCGTCTGATAAATCAGAAAAATCCTTTCAATGATTATGGTTTTTCGGCCCCCCAGAGGAGTCTTTCTTATCTTTATAAAGGTATTCATAATAGTATTTGGTTCCTGCTTTTGGAGGAAGCATGGGATCAATATTTTTGATATCAATAGCATCTTTTGGAAGAACATCAATATATTGATTTACTTCTGCATCAGCGGCAATATTGAATACTTTTTTATCATTAAAAGATTCTTGCATTAACAAATGTTTAAATGCAATATGCAATAGCTCATGTTTTAATACTCCTAATTGCTCATCATCAGTTAAAGTATTTCAAAAATCGGGATTAACACATAATTCATAGTTAACCCCGTTTCTTGCAACTCATGCTGTTGCATCATCTTTAGAATAATATTTATTTAAAGATAATAGAAATAAACCATAAAAAGGATCTTTAACTACAAGTTGTTTACAAGCTTTAATCAGATCCATATTTATTTATCTCCATATTAATTATTTATTAAGTTTCTTTTTATGAATTCTTCTTTCAAAGGAATAGCAAGTTCTCTAGCCTGTGGATGAGCTGCTTTATCACATCTTAGTTTGAAGAATCCCTTCCACTGTTCAACGGTTCCAGTCATTACTAACTCTGTTTTGAGAGAATTTGGAAGTATAGAACGAGCTTGTTGAGGAACCCATCCTTCATTTAATAGTCTAAGATAACATTTTTCTGATTCTTCTAAAGAAGATAAGAAATTAAAATAGTTTGGAGACCTCTCAATATATCCAAAATCTTTATTTTGAATATCTGCTCCTACGCGATATCCAATGCCATCATGCCAATAACTTTGTCCTTCTGGAATATTTGTCCAATAAGGAATAATAAAAGTAAGCTCACTTCCAAACTTATCTTTGCTATAATTACAATACAATTAGTTAATGTTCAAGCTCTTTATCTTGAACTCTCTGAGTTTCCTCAGAGTATCGGACTATATCATCATCCTATAAAGGATGTCCAGCACTCGTGTTTGAATTATATTCTACACTAAAATACTCTAAGCCATCAAGAATTGTACTAATCTCTTTACAAGTTTTATTCCAATCTCTATTGGCTATATATTTGTCCCAAAATTCCTGCAATACAGGACATTCAAAAATTATTTTAGACATAGTTTCATCAATTAGTCTCTGAACCTTCCAGAGTTGTTAACCTCTGGCTTGGCTGCTGATTAGCATGATTTAATACTTTTCTACAAAACTCGTATAATTGTTCCATTGTCATAACATGTTTACTTAAGTTAGCTTGATAAGTTACCCATTGAACATTACCTTCAATATACCCTTTAGAGGAGTCTATTCTATCAAGAGAAGCTTCTTCTATATTAGGGATATAATCCCCAGTAATAGCACAAATTTGTTTTTGTTCTTGAAATAGATTCCATAAGTATTTCAAAAACATAAGCTCTCTTTTCAGCAGACCTCTTAAGCCTAGTATATTCAGTTTTAGTAAGTTCTCCATTTTTCTTTCTAATATTTTCCATATTCTCTTTATGAGCACATTTTTCACATTGAAAGTCCCTATCTTTATAAAGAAGTTCTATAGGTAACTTATAGGTTTCAGTCCCACAATCACATCTAACTTTGTAATAAGCAGTAGAATTTTTGTATATTGGACCTTCTAGTATAGTCCAATGTTTGTATTTACTTCCTACTTTTAAAATTGTGGTATTTTTCCTTTTGGCACAGGATTTACAGCTAGAACTCCTTCCAGTTCTAAGGCATTAACTTCTCCCATATAGCTACACTGACATAATACATATCTACTTTTATTCTTTGATAGAACATTTATATTTGTTACAGTCCAATCTCCAAATTTATCACCTACGTTAATATCCATTTTTCTCATAGCTTAAAAATTTTATATTTATTACTGTAACAAAGTTAATGATAAATTTGGATATATCCAGACTTGTAGAAAAGTTTAATAAATTTTAGCCTTCCAGCAATTCACTGGGTTATGCATAAATAATTACTTATTTAAGCCGCCATTGTTTCTTGACGGGTAGATTCCTGAGCAAAAGAGAATACTCTATGTCTTACAAATTCATGAGATACACCCCGATCACAAATAAACTTTACTGTAATTCGTTTTTCATGATATTCAGTAGGTTCACAGAGATGTTTTAAATCGTCAAGCCAGCCATTTTCATATAAAACTCTGTAATTAGTTGTGATATGATAATTACCATAAGAATCTGTATTAATAACTGAGTAAGAATTAGAAAGGTATTGTTTAATTACCCAATTATCACCTATTATATTGGAAGCATGATCCTTATGAATATAAAGATATACAGTGCCATGTTCAAGCATTGCGGTATGCTGTCTATCCTTAATCATATTAACAAACTTCTCTGCAGAATCTTCTGTAATACGATCCTCTGATTTGTAGCAATTTCCACACCAACAAACTTTACCTTTATATCTAACGCAAATTATTCCCGTTTTTGTTTGAGTACACCAAACAGTTTGCTGACATTTAGGTAGAATTTTAACATGCTTTTTTCTATCAATGATCCAAGAGTCTCTAGAAGATTCTTCTAAGGAACACTTTTGAGAGATATTGGCATCAAAAGTATAAGAAGCATTTTTACCTAAAAGAATAAAAACTTGTTGGAGTTCATCTAGTAACTGTTTAGAAATTGAAAGATAACGTTCTTTTCGAGTTATAGAGTGACTTCCGTCCCCTAAATATAAATTTTTAACTAAAATTTCAAGATACTCTTTTGGAAAATTCCTAAAATTTTCTGGTAAGTGTTTATTTGCAGAACCTTTTCCAAACAATTTATCAAAGCATTCAACAAAGCATTGACCTCTACCAAACTGTATCCATTTAATATTAGGTTTTCTAGGATCACAGCTTATAGTATATTTTCATTGTAAATTGTTCAGAGCTTGAATTACATTTTTATATAAAGGAGATACTTCATCCTGAGTAATTTGGCAATAACTTCCACATTTATACTTTTCTCCATGAAAACTATGCCCCTCAGAAATATATGCTCCAGCAATAACCATAAAATCTTTATTACATGGAATTTGAACAGTAACTAACTTATCCTCATGTTTAGGATTTCCTCCTTGTTTTATATACTTACTATATGTATAAGATTCAGGAGTAGCATGTTCACTTTTCGTTGCTCCATTAAAATATTTGGGAATTCTAAATCTACTTTGCTTACTACTAGGAATTTTTTCTATTCCAGCTAGTTGCGCAGCAGTAATAAATGAATATTTTTTAGAGGCAGGAGAGCTTTGGTATATTCTATGATCTTTTGTTACTTTTAGTTTAATATTAGGATGATCTATTTCAATCATCTCATCATCAATTGTTTTACTAAAGATGTTAGGAAGATCCCATTCTAATTTGTTAGTTTTTGGATTATACGTTAATACACATTCGTACTTAGAAACATCCTTAAAATATTTCCATCCAGAAAATGTTAGCACCTCTGTATCTTCTGAATAACATGTTCTCCCTGCTCTCTCAATTTGCTTATATATTCCTTGAATACCTGGTTCCTGCTCAAGTATTTCAAAAGATGGTTTAATTAGCCTCATATTCTTTAATTTTATCTTCTAATTCTACTTTAGAAATACTTCCTACATGCCTCCAAACTTCCTTATTATCCTGTAGTAAAATAAGTACAGGAATATTTCTAATTTTATAGTTAGTTAACACAATAGGATCCACTTCATCCACATCAATATCTTCTATTTCTATTTTATTTTTGAGTTCTCCAAGAATAGGCATCATGGCACGGCAAGGACCGCACCATGATGCTCCAAATTTAATTAATTTTATCATATTTATAATTATTCATGTATCCAATAATCTCCAATAGTCAAATCAGCACTAAGCTTAGCTCTTTTACAAAATACTGCACCAGCCTTCTCCATACATTGTACAAGAACTTTTCCTATCTCTTCTGCAATCTCCGCAGGAGCCTCAAGATTAATTTCCATTATTCTTACGATATATCCGATTCCGATATATCTCTTATATTTTCATATAAGATGGGACTATATCTTATGCTCAATCCTTCTTAACATTGCTGCTATAGAACGTATAGAAAGATTAGTAGCATCTATGCTTTTCAACTGCTCTTGCAGCTTACTCCAATTTTGGATAGTCTCTGAACTTCAAACCTTATAATTATAACAATGAACTGGATATTTATTTAATAACTGAGTAATCTCATAAGCACCCTCGTAACGGCTTATTCTAAGGTACCAAAATTCTCTGCCATCTCTCTTTCTCTCTATAGTTGGTTTGGCAAAAATGCCAAATTTGGATAAAAATGGAACAAACAAATCCTGATTAATTTCTTGAGAAAATGCCTGAGTATTTAAGTTATAAAATAACTTTGTTTTATGAAGACTTCCGCAATCATAAAATCATAGTGCAACACCTAAATCATCCATTAGATTTAGAGCTGTTTCAATATCCATATTTTTTATTTTAGTAATATCTGGACTAACATGTGTATGAAACTGCCATATAGGAGTTTTAGCATATCCATTAGCAGATATACGACTCTTTTTAGAGGCTAAATTTCCCAATAATTTTATTTTAAAATCAACATACTCTTCATGAATAGAATTTGAAGAATATAGTGAATTATCAACACATGATTTAGGAGTGGATAAACATCCATCTCCGAATTTACCAGTAAGTAATACTTGAATTTGTTCATTACTTAGGTTTAGAGCTGCTGATTGCCCATTATTTGTAGGTACCATAATAAATACTATTTAGTTATACATATATTATCATGTACGAATATACAGAAAATTTTTAACATTCAAAGTGAATTTCTTTACTTTTGTAGTTTTTCTGTCTTTAGGGGTTTCCAGCAATTAACATAGTTTAAGCACAACAACGTTTATCGTGCACAGGTATACAATACTTTACTTTAAACAATAAATTATGTTCCTGTAAATATCTAAATAAGAAAATGGATGCATATTTGAAACATAGTGCCCCAGCAGCTTGTATCGGATAATTAATACTTTGCTTTTCAGATTCTGCACGTCTTTTTGCTAATTTTCTAACATTTTGTACAGTTTCACAATCTGGGGCATCTCGTTTCATTTCTCTATAATACTCCCAGAATCCTTTCTCACATTGTTTTTTCCAAAGGCGTTTAAGTTCAGCAAAGTCATAGATATATGCTTTATGCCCAGTAATTGGACTTAAAAGTATATATCCTTTTTCCATTACATCCTTTCTTCTAAACTTTTGATAGTCTCTCAGTCCTGAGAAACCCTCCATGTAGTTAGTATAGATTTCTTTGGCCCGCTCTTCAGAAATTCCATAATTTCTAACAAGAGTATTATCCATTCCTCCATAATTAAAACAGAATTCATAGCCCTTTGCTTCTTTTCTCAGATGATGATACTCTGTTTTAATTGCTTTAAGTGGAGTGTCTCTTGGAATTTCAAGGAATACCATTTTAGCAGTTAGGCTATGTAAGTCTCCTGAACCGTTCACTAATTCGTCAAGCATAGCTTTATCATTAGCAATAGAAGCCATTAGGAAACTTTCCTGCCCAGAATAGTCAGCTGAGATCCACTTGTTTCCTGGCTCTGCTATAAAGCAGGAGCGAGTCAAAGCATCACTTGGAAGATTCTGGAGATTCGGATTAGTTGAACTCAATCGGCCTGTATCAGTGCCTAACTGGTTAAAATTAGCATGAATGCGTCCAGTTTTTGGGTTTATAAGATCTAAAAACTTTTCACCAAAGGTATCTACTAAAATCGCAGCTTTCTTATACTCCATAAATATAGGAATTAATGGACTTTTAGAAGCTTGTGGTCCTATAACTTTAATATCAGTAGACTTTTTTGGACGTTTGGTCTTAGGATCAATTACTGAAAGATTTAAACCAAGATCTTCAAAAAGAGGAATTACTTGTTGTGCACTCTTTCAATTAATATGACATCTGGGACGAGTATCAAATCCATCGAACAGATTACCTTGTCTATTTACAGTTGTATACTTACCTCCCATATTATCTTCAACTCATTTATTGAGTTGACAGATTAAATCTTCACATAAGTTAGAATCATTCTCCAGTTTCTTTTTCCATTTCTCTGGATCAATTTTAGCTCCACAAAATTCTATATAAGCTAAACATCTAACAAATGCGTTTTCAACACGGATAGCATCAAGAAGACCTTGTTCTTTAAGTTTTTCTTTTTGCTTCTCCATTATAGGTTCTAGGTATTTAACATCTGTTCCAGCATAAACTATAACATCTTCTGTTAAACCCTTATTTATAATTTGACCTCGAACAGTCTTATCCAGTTCTACTCCAAGATAATTTATTCCTGCATCTCTAAGACCCATTCCATGCATACCAGAAGGATATCCGAGCCACATAAGCTTCTCTACAAGATACCCATCCCATACATATCTTGGAATAATTCCATAGTAATATAAAAACTTTAAGTCAAATTTTGCATTTCAAAAAAGAAATAATCGCTCAGATTCAAGATAATCTTTAAATAACAAAACATTAACTGTTGTACAATCAATAACTACCTGAAAATCAAAGCACCCTAGCTGAAGAGATAACAGTTTCTTAGTATAGACATCGAAACCCTCAGTTTCAGTATCCACACTAACAATCTTTAACCTTTCCAACATACTTAAAGCTTCTTTAACAGAAATACAAGTATATTTAGTGGATTTTATTAAGGCTGGAGCGTTAGTGACTAAGTATATCATTATTCTTCAATAGTATATATCTTGTTAAAGTCAATTTCATCTATTCAGAACTTATAACCATTCCAGTTACAATAGAATCCATTGATTCTCTTATTTTCTCTATGTTGTACTTGAAGTTTCAAAATACAATTATTATAATCATATTTTGTCATTGGTTCAACTTCAAGATCAAATCTTTTAACTTTAGCTTTCATATGATATTCTATTTAATCATTCTTCTTCAACAAAGTATGCAGAAGAACCATATTTAGACACTCATTCATCATCATTAATGAGACAGGCATGTTCGTTAAAACCAGATTCAGTCATTAAAAATTGAATATCTGGTCATTCTACAATTACATATTTATTCATTATAGCTTCAGTTTAGTAAGTCAATCTTGTAGTTACATTCCTTAATTTCATCCCCAAGATTATCTTCTATAATTTGATAAATATCATTTTCAAGAAAAGTCCAATCATCTGGAGATTTGATTTCAAAGTGACTAAATGTAGTTACTTCTCTTATAATTTCGGAAGCAAATAGAATACCATCGAGATTTACATATAACCTATAATTATAAGTTACTTGTATATCATTCCAAGGTGCTGAAGGATCATTATCTCAACAGCTATCAGGAATATTCTTAGACATAAGAACTAATAAATAATAGAATAGGCTCATATATAGGAGTAATGTAGTAATTCATCCTACATACTCCTATATAAAGCATCTGATATAATTTAATTAAAGTTCGCATTTCATAATTTTATTTATTGCATCTTCTGCTATTTGTGCACATGTACTAGGAAGCCCTTGAAGATATACTCTGGCCATTCCAAATTTGAGTTTAATTTGCGCATAAGTAAACTCTGGATTTATTAATTCAAATAAAACAAAATGTTTATCTAACCAATCCACAACCTTCCCTTCAGCATCACTAAACTCCAATCCTTCAAATCCTTCTTCTAAATGGTTCTTCCATTTATCATTAAATTCATCAACAGTTTTTAATCATGTACAATTTATAAGTTTGTTATAAAAGCTAGGAATATACAAAGACAGTTCTTCCAAAGAGATCATTTTTAACTGTATTAAATCTATTGCTGCAAAGTACAACATTTCCAGCCACATATCCTCTTTCTGGAATAACCTTATCCAAAGAAATTATATTTCTGTCTGGAAGATCTTTATGAACTCCTCAACCCATAGTTACTCCTGAATAAAAACACTTTCCTTCTTGACGATTATATATATTCTGAATTTCAGCAAACGTAATAGTAAATGTAATATTATTCTTTACAGCTTGCCTTTTTCATCGATTATCTTTAAAATATCTCGTGAAATCAGTATTTAAGTTATCATAATTTTGTTTCTTTCTGCAAGTATTGCAATATGAGAAGCGATATTCTTGAGGAGTTCCTTTTCTTCCATATTGAAATTCTGAAATAGGTTTCAGCTTCCCACACTTGGAACAAATTACTTCAGTTTCATTCGTTGAAACTGTTTTTGTACATTTATCTTTTGATTTATTTCCAACAAAATAATTAGAATATAATCCTAACTTCTGTAATCAACTAGAAATAGTAGAATTATTTACATTTAACTGTTTAGCGATCTCTCTATTAGTTAAACCTTGCTTATACAAAGCTAACAATTGATTTTTAACTTCATTCGTTAATAACGATTTTCCCATAATTTTTAATTTTTAATTATTACTTTATAAAAGTAATAGACAAAATAAAAATTGGGAAATTATCGTCAAATATTAAAAATCACCTGACCAGACTTGATTACACAAAAGTCCTAATTTACGCCAGGCACCTTCAACAACTTGTGTACGGTCGTCGAATACCGCAGCTACACAATATTTATCTTTAATATATTCATTATAAATTTCAGTCTTAACAATAGCATCCTTTCTATAATCTTTTTCTTTTCTCATATAGAATAAAAAATCGCTACATGTTAAATATCTATTCAGCCATTTAAGAGTTTCTTTCCTACATACTTCGGTATCTTCACGACCTGTAACAATAATAATTTGATACATCTTTGATAAAGAGTTAACTAAATCAATGACAGGATTATTTGGAAGATCCTCATTTACTCGATGATACTCAAACGGACCTCTTCCATTCATTAATGATAAAGTTCCATCAATATCACAAATAATAGCATGAGGAAGAGTTTCATCTTGTTTAAGAATAAATCTTTCTTTAGCTGGAGATTCCTTTTCTTGGTTTACAATTTCCTGAGACATATCAGGAAAATATGTATTAAAGAACCTACGTAATACTGCCAGTCCTACTTTACGAGTCCTTTTCGTATCACGCCAGTAAGCTTCATTGAATGAAATAACAAACTTTTTAAACTCTATGTCTACCTTTAGTTCAGTAGCGAGTTTAGTTAACTTATCGATAGTTTTCTGATTAAGATTAGTGGCATCTACAATAACATTTAAGTTACGATTAATAGCTGCTCTAATAGAAAATTCTTCAATATCAGAAATATAATTTTCACGAGATGGGACCCAATATTTACCAGTTCCCTCTCTAATTTCATCTCTGGATACAATTACCCAGTTAGGCTTATCCTTTATAAACTCTTTAGCCCAGGTACTTTTACCTGAAGCAGGACAGCCTTGAAGTACGATCATCTTACTCATTATTCTCCCTCCACATTCGATACATCGGCGCAGATACTTCTAAAAATTCACTAAAAGCTTCAGTCACCTTATAAATTGATTTAAATACATCAATTCTATTCACTCTTCCCTCTTTAATTATTTGGATTCCCCATAAAGATTCTTGTATAATTTCATCATCAGATAAACTTCAAGGATATTTACAAGCTCCTAATAAACTGTTTTCTAATAATTTTCTAAGCTTTATAATATCTGGCTTTATATAGACAGATACATATTCTTTCATCTTATAGGATTTTCCAAGTAATGTGCAAACTATTGGGAGTAAACTCCCATTTTGCATTCTTTGAAACCAACACTGAGAAGAAAGATATTTTACATTATCATATTTTTCAGGAGGTTCTGGAGCATCAGTAACAATAATATATTGAAATCCAGAATCAAATAAAGAACAAGGAAGCTTATAAAAATATAAAACTTCCTTGTTTTCTTTGAGTGTCTGAATTTCTTCTTTAGAAAATGACTTCATTATTCTTGTCCTGATTCAATGTCAGCTTCTCCCTTATCAAGCATCTTAGTTTCTCTCTCAAGGAATGCTACTGACTTAAGTTTATAAACATCAATTTCACTTACTTCTCTACGAAGAACAATTCCTTCTTCGGGAACTTTATTGTTACAAAGAACAGACTCTCTCTCTAAGTATTTATCTCTTAATGCTTGCAAGAAATTTTCATGCCAATGCTCATCGGGATTCAACTCAGGAAATAGCTGTTGCGCTGTTCCATAGTAGAGCTCTTTAATACAATGAATTCCATACTTCTCACAGAAGGATTTCATTTGTTGGGTAGAAAATTCAAAAACTCTTCCTTCCACATTAGTATATGTAATTCTGTAAACAATAATGTCAAATAGTTTTGCATCATACATTTGTTTAGGAGTCATTTTTGAATACTCGTAAGTTTTAGGATCATAGATACATTGATAATCATAACCAGATTGAATCATAGATCCTGTAGGCATATATCCTACAATTTCTGCGTAGATAGAAAGTCCCTTAGATAAGTAATCCTTTAATACTTCGAAGGCAAGATTCCAAATATCACAATCGTAATATCCCTTGGTCATGCTAGGATTTAGTTCAGGATTTTTGATAACTTTTCTAGATGAACAGAATTTCTTATATTCACTTTCAGATACAGGAATTCCAAAGAATTTGGCAATCTTTTCCTTTAAAGAGAGATTTTTCTTAGTAAGTAGGTTACATAGGATCAAACTTGTTCCATGCTCTTTCCAAGAGATATTAATGATGTCAGTTGGCTGAACCTTATGGATATTTTTCTGTAGCTGTTCTGTATCAATGTGAAAATGGAATTGATCGTCAACTATATTAAGAATTTTCTTCTTTTCTTTAGCTGAGCCATTAATTCCTCCACTAGAAGCTTCAGTAGGAATCACATATTTCCAGACAAACAATTTATCATTTACAGTATCAAATTCTGTTCCTACTAATTTTGACATTTCAACAGAATCTATAGGTTCTGCAATTCCTTCTCCAGAAAATTTACACAACTCATAGATAGGCATGATAAGCCCTTCTGATGCAAGTCCTCTTAGTTTAATACATTTTACTCGACCAGACTCTTCAAAAAATCCTTGTTTAGTAGGATCAAGATTGAGGTCTGCTTTTCTGTAAAGATTATTAACCTTCAGAAAGTCGGAATTGATAACACATTCAACAGGAAAATATACATAGATTCCCCCTGCAGAATCAATTGATGTGGAAATTATATATCCATCAACAGTTGCTAACTTTAGACGCTCAGCATTAGGGTGAGGTCTAAATGAATCAATTTGCACAATCTTAGCAAGGTAGTTAGGATTGCAATTTTTGCTTCTCGTTAATTTCATAAACGAACCTTTTATATTTGTATAATGCTAATTTTAATGTAGTTAAAGCTTGTTCTAATCCAGCTTTATCATCAAGTAGTATATTACCATAGGCTTTCATAGAATACCCTGGTAAGAAAGGTTCCGCAGGATTGACATCAGTAAATTCTAATCCTACAGATTTACAATAATTTACAGCTTCCTTTAAACGGGACCCAGATCTACAGGTCCATAGGACTACCGTAGCTCCTAGTTCTTGGGCTTCAATTAAAGTATTAATTATGTCTTTACAGAGAGCTTCAGAAGCTGTATTATACGGTTTAATTGTATCATCATAGTCTACAAGAATTCTAACTCCTTTATATTTAATCCAAGCCTGATACAATTTCTCTACATAAATATTTAAATCCATATTAGAGATTCGGTTTCCCAAATTTTAGATACTAATGAATCATATAAATTAATATATTTTTCATCCACATATTCGTACCCTTCTTCATCAACTCTGAACACTCCCTGTTCAAAATTTCTATAAAGAAAGTTAATCACTCTTTCGTGAACCCTTAATTGATTTATTTCCATAAAGCATTCGTTTTGTTTTCAAATCTTCATAGCTAACTGGAGTAAAATTATTTCTGTCTACTCCTACATCGTACTGATTCCATGGTGCATTTTTAGCAATTACAATGTCAAATCCTGTTCCTTTTAAATCAGGAGTGCTATGCCCATGCAAGTTACAAATACTTCTGTTGATTCCTGCCCATGTAGCTAAAGGATAATGATAAAAGTTGAGTAGTCTTCTAATTCTGTATCATAAATAGATACTTGCATCATGTCTCCTACAGCTTCAAAACACTCAGTAGGAATATCATCACTTCTATCATGATTGCCTTGAATAAGATATTTTCTACCTTTAAGAGCATTAGCTATTTGGCGCCATTTACTTTTATCTGCAAAAGCAAAATCGCCCAAATGAAAAACTATATCATCCCCACTAACCACTTTATTCCAGTTTTGAATCAATGCATGATCCATTTCTTGAATACTATTAAATGGACAATACTTAATTATGTTACCATGACGAAAGTAACTAATGAGTGTCGCTGGTGAAAAACACCTTGCGACACCCTAAATCCTCCTTATTAAATATTATTTTTAACATAATTTACTTACAATATATACTTAGATTCTTAAATAGCTTTGAGATCTGTTTATCGAGCCCTTTAGCTTTAGAACTTTTAAATTTGTTTACACAATCATAAATATAATAGATAATTGATTCCTTACTTTTTGCCAAAATTAAAGAGGAAAGTTCTTCATCAGCAGTAGTCTCTTTAATTGGGTATACAATCGTTTTCATTAGATTAGAATCTAATAGCATCTTATCTATTAAACCCTGATTACATTTAGGAGCAATAGAGGGATTTACGCTCCAATCTAGATCTTCTTCTAGATAGTCAAACAATACTGAATTATAATAAATTCATTTAAATCAGCAATAATTGTAACCAAAGGTGGTTCCTTAAAAGATTTTAAGTAAAATAAAACTTGAATAAAAACCTTAACTAAGCTAACTCTATTATTAAAGTTTTCATTATATTTGAATTCCACTAAAACAGGGATCCCCCAAATAGAAGTATGAATCATAGTTATTTTTCTGTTCAGGAGTAATTCCAAACTGTGACTTGAATAAATTATTGTAAACGATAGCTACATCTGATTCTACCTTACAACTTTGTAAATCTGTATATAGTGCATAATATTAAAAATAAGCCTCAAATTTCGATTATAATTTTAATTGGAACTACCTCTTCAAAATAATAATTTAATCAAAATTTGAGGCATGAAAATTACGAATTTATGTGTTCTAAGATAATCGAAGACTCAACTTTTTCTCCAAATTCTTCCATACAAGCATCTTGAAAAGCTTTAAAGTTTTTCTTGTCTTTTGTAATAGAAAGCCTATTAAGGTATTGTAGAACGACATTCTTAGGAACACTTACAGGAAGGAAGGGATGAAGAATAACCATCTCTCGATTTTCAGCTTCAAAGAGTTCCAGGTTCCTATCCTTGTAAATCTCACAAGTTTCCTTTCGTTTATTAAACATCTTTTTAATAATCTCAGTATCAGTTTCTCCAGATTTCTCCTTCATATAAACGTACTCAGATTTGATGTTTCTAAATGCAATAAGCATTTTGTGATTTTGTTCTTTCATATACTTTTCAATATTTGAATTTACAAAATCAATAAAAGAAATGTTATTCATCGATTATTTTAAATAATTTTTCAATAATTTTATCTACTTTAAGCATAGCTTCATCATATGCTTCTTTAGCTACTTTCTTCCCATTTATATAATATTCAGGAAGTTTTTGACATACATCTTTAACAACTTTCTCATCCTTTGTTGCTTCAGATGGTTTCTCCAGTATATCAGACTCCCTGATATTTCCTGTAACGGAATTAACAACCTGTCCCGAGCCTGATTCACGTATATAATCTCCAGATTCAATTCGTTCTCTGACAAACTTTTCTTTAGCATCCTCTTCAAACTCTTTTACATCAGGACGATCTACTATTTTCCTTTCTGGATATTGATCATCAAGATAAATATTAAAGTCTTCTATAGAACATGTAGGATATTCTGCATATCTTTGAATTGCTAAAGCTCTACTTAATCCAACAGAATCAATTAGCATTTGAGTATATAAATTATATAATACTTTGTGAGCAGCTAATTTAGATATATCTATTCCTGATTCTTTTAGATCATTTACTTCCTTGTAATAATCAATTAGTTGATTAATAATGTTTTCTAAATTTTTATTCATAATTTCGAACTGCTTTAAATACAGGGAGATTAGGTACTGGAGTATTTGTTTTAGTCATTCCAAAATGTTTTACAGTACCCATTTGACCTTTTAATTCTTCAATGTGATCACGATATCATTGTTTTAAAGCTCTATCTCCCATAGGCTTAGCCTTGAATTGATATCCTTCTTTAGTTTCCATTAAGAAACATAAATCCTCATCTCTGAGGCCATCTACTAAATCTAGAATTTTATATTCGTGATCTTCAAACATTTTAAGTTTAATCATACGATTATCTCGTGTGCCAAACTTGTATTCTTTATCTGGATTTCTGATCACTAAACCTTCCCAACCATCATTAACATATTGATCGTGAAGAGCTTTCATATTTAGCCAACCTGATATTTTTACATGTTTAACCATTACAATTTTGTCAGAATCAGAAACAGCTTTCTCAAAATCCTCTAAAATCTTTAATCTATCCTTAAATTTTACATCAGGGATAGCTAAATCGTAAACATAATACTTTAATTGCTTGTGCTTATCATCTAAGGTTTGAAGTCTGACAATACCAGAAATATATGATAAGGGCAGTCCATGCACATATAATTCTCCATCTAATCATATATTTGGATTCTCTTTAAGTCACTTCATCACTTTTGGATCCTTCCTAATATAGTTAGCTGCGACATCATAGTTATTTCCTCCCCTTGAAGAAGTCACAACTTCAGAACCATTCCAATGCATAAGGCATCGTGTTCCGTCTATTTTTGTTGAGCCATAAAATTCATGCTCAAATGTTGAGGTGGCTACACCATCAAAGCTTTTAGCCAACATTGGTTTGGGAGCACCAGATTGGTCTGTGGTTATATCTCCAAGTAGTTTTCCTGGATCATCTATATCATCCAGTGATTCGATTTTAAAATCTCGAATATTTTTATATCCTTTATCAAGATATTTTTTAACATTACTGTTATATTCTAACTTAACTTGTTCTGCAGCTGTACGCTGTGCCTTTCCTCTTTTAACTTCAATAATAGGCTGATTAGTTACTTTGCCCCCTCATTGAGATGTTTTCCTAATAATTAGAAAGCTATGAGTTGTGTCATTCCATTCATAAGAGATATCAACAACTCTAACTTTTCCTCTAGAATCTCTAGAAATTAATATATCATGCATTTAAATAAGCATACTAATATTATTACGAGTTCTGGATAAAGCTACATATTGTAGTTGCCTTAACTCTTCTTTATTTTTACAGGTAAATAAATTACCCATATCTATTAATATGTTATCATAATTTGAACCCTGAGATTTATGAACAGATAGACAGTAACCATAGTCAAGAGTTTTCTTTCTTACGGTTCTATTTCCATAGACTAAATCAACAGGGGTAGTAAAAGATTCCATAACTCGAAAATACTCTTTCCATAATTTTGATGCTGCTATTTTTGAACGCGCTTGAATTGCATCTAAACGCATTAGTTCTATATATGCAGCTAAAGCAGTTAAGTCTTTCTCATTAGTATCTCTTGAAATAATAAATATTTCATCCTCTGAATATTCTGTGTTAATTGGACGAAGGGTTAAATAATATCCTTTATATGTAATGTATCCTAATTGACAATGTCCAGGAACTATATTCGTCACAATGTATTCTGCAGAGTTTATAATTTCAAATTCCATAGATTTGAATACTCGTTTGTCTTTGTAACTACAAGTATCATAACCCATTAAAATTTCTCCAACATTATATTCAGATTCATTCTGAAATATAGAATCTCGAAGAATATGATTAAAAGCTTCTACTCGCTTATTTGTATAGGCAAGTAATTTCACAATCCCTGGATTACCTAAATCTACTGATTTTTTAAATAAATGTGAGGCAGAGGACACAAACTTTCTCCAATGATGGAATATTACAAGATTACCTTCAGGAGAACGAATTTCATAAAATTGTTTAATTGAATGATCTCTAAGTGTGTTTAAAATATCCAATAGAGGATTATTTTCCTGCTGTCTATAAACTTTACTTAAATAATATTGATGATTGCATTGAAAAGGTTTAGATAGTTCCTTTTCTTTAACTGGATATAGTTGTTTATCATCTCCAGTATAAATTACTTTACATTGCTTAATCTTAGCTCTCTCTTTGATAAACTCATATAAATCGGAGTTAATCATAGAACACTCATCAATAATTAAAACCCCATTCAATGGAATGCCTGAAGAGATTGAATCAGCATTCCATTGAAGGTCTTTAAAGTCAAGATTAATTATATCAATAGTAGGTTTTAAAGTTAGAAGTTTATGAAGTGTTACAACGTCACGTTCTGTATAATTATGAAGTACTCCGCAAGCTTTATTTGTTGGAGTTGCTAAAATGTAAGGAATACATTGCTTCTCAAGGTATAGAACGATTAATTTGGTTATAGCAGATTTTCCACTTCCTCCAGGGCCAGAAAGAACTAACTCATCAAACCCTTTCTTATGTAAGAAGGTGAAGATTGAGACTAGTACATCTACTTGTTCATCTCCAAGTTCAAAATTAAGAAATTTATCCTGTAGAGTGTAGATAGTTTGCAATAAATCATCTCGTAGAGTTTGTGTTATTTCTTTTGTAGTCATTATTTTCCTGTTGAACCAAATCCACCATCGCCTCTAACAGTCTCAGACAATTTCTGAACCTCATTAAAACTAATTAATGGAATTGGTATAATTATAATTTGTCCTACTTTATCTCCAACACCATAGCAAGAAAAATCAGCCTTTATACGTAATATAGGTACCTTACTCTTTAATTCCTCTTGAAATTCTGCATCAGTTACTACAAAATTTCTTTTGGGAGTAGGGTTAATAATTCTTCGATAACGTAATTTGATTTCTCCTCTATATCCAGAGTCTATTACACCTACTGAATTACAAAGCTGCAAATCTTTTTTACTATTAGAACTTCTAGGAAAGATTAAACCAACATAGCCTTCAGGGATTTCAACAGCTAACCCAGTTCCATATTCAATGTAATGCTCATTACTATGATCAACTGAAGTGGCAACTAAATCCATTCCAGCATCACCCACTTTAGCATATAGTGGAAGTACAGCCTCAGGAACTAATTTCTTTATATTTACTAGCATAAAAGAACTGCAATAAAGAGTAATATCCATACTGCAAGGTTCATTTTGGTTTTAGAACCATTCAGTCTGAAATCTTTTGCAGTATCTTCCAGCATCGTTGCCATTTTATTTCTGAGGTCATCATTCCCTAACGCCATTGCACGTGAAAGAATTTCCAACCCTAAAAAGATAAGGATAATAATTTTTAACATTGTGTCTTATCATTAATTTGAACTACATATGATATATCTAAGTCATCTTGTAGTTTTCCATCATTAAACTTTAATAAGTTATCTCTTTCTTCTAAGTATTTCTCTAATACTTCTTGTTCGTTTTCTGCTGTAATTACTAGATCTAGTGATCCATAAACAGGAATATGGAAAGTATATTTAGGCATTTATTAAAATCATTATATTTTTCTTCTGTATTTAGCAACTTTTACACATAAATCCACAAACTCTTCATCACATAAACTCCCTTTCATCATATTAATTCTTTTATCCACTTATCTAAAGTATATCCTTTATAGGAATCCTTTCGATCAATTGAAAGATTTTGTTCTTGAAGGGTCTCAGTTTTATCAGGCTCTAAAGATATACCAGAAAAGCAACATTTATGTTGTTGATCTTCATATACTTTTATTATATCCTCTATAGAAAGGTCAAATGTAAGTTGTGGACGTCTTCCTCGGAAGCGTCTTGTAGTTATTCCATTTTTTGCGTGTAAATACTTATGTATTAAGACACTATTTGTTTGAACTGTTCCGTTTTGCCCTAAAAAGGATTTCTTGCTACAACTTTTACATGCTAATGTTTTTCCCTGTTTTACTAAGGTTGCTTGTTTTCAAGCAACCTTTCCACAGCTACATTGACATTCTCAATATATATTTCTATTTTTAGATCCAGGTGTTATTTCGCTACCTAATTTTATTTTAGAAGAAATAACAGTTCACTGACCAAATTGTTTTCCAATAGGAGGAACTTCTCTTAAAGATTGCCTTCTTTTAGGAGCTCGGAGTTTTATATTGTTTAATAATAAAAATTTCCTGACTGTTTCTGGAGAAACACTATATTTGTTTCCAAGCTCTAAAGTAGAGGCACCATCTATATAATCCTTGATTAAATTTGTGCCTTTTAGTTTTTCTATAAATTTTTGCCTCATAATTTATTATTTTATATACAAAAATAATTAAATTTTGATGTACAAAGACTTATAGAAAAATATCTATACAGTGTGTACAACTACCCACAACGACTAAATCCACAATTTTTACATATAGTACATCCCCCTTCGTATATCAAATGCTCACCACAATCTGGGCAAACTTCATGTGAAGTAACTCCATCAACTATAAAAGTTTTAATAGCACGCTTTACACCATTCTTTCAAGTATTTAGAGTATCTGACTCAAAATGCATTCCATCAATAATCTTAACTACCTTATCTAATTCAATACCACCTCTTAATAAAGCAGATATTAATTTAGCATAATTCCAGTATTCTTGATTAAAGATGCGAGACAATCCTCCTAAACGGTTAGTATACCCATATTTATCAGTATATTGAAAATCATATCGTTTACCTAAAGAGTCTCTTACTTTGATAATTTCACCTTCAGTTATTGAGGTAGGAATCGGGAAATCTTCAATGTTATTAATTCCAGTAAAGATTTCATAAGGCCTTCCGTCAATGAGACCTACAAATGCAATCCAATTTTCAGAACCATTCTTAAATCTAATTAGTTTAGCTTCAACACATTCAGGACGTTTTAGGCATTCTTTAATTACGGGATTCTTTGATAAGACTGCACCCCTTTTACATCCAGAACGATAAACTGTAACACCCTTTAAACCTTCCTCCCAAGCTAATCTATAAATAGTTTCTACATCATCAATAGTAGCTGACTCTGGAAGATTTATGGTAGAAGAAATAGAAGCATCAATAAACTTCTGTAAAGTTGCTTGAACTTTAATTCTTTCTCTATATGGAATCTGTTCTGATGTAACTACATACTCGGGTAAAGTTTCTTCAGAAAACCCTTCATCAATAAGCTTCTTTATAATTGGGGTATATACTTTATAATACTTTTCCTCATTTACCAATGATTCAGTTTTACGTGTATATGAAGTTGCAAAAATTGGTTCGCAACCTGTGGATACTCCTAACATAGTTGCAATACTGCCAGTTGGGGCACAAGTAAGTAATTGAGAATTGCGTAAACCATACTTACATATATCATCATGCAAACTTTGGAAACGTAAGTCATTCATATCCCCAGAATCTAAATTCTTAAAGAAAGGAGTTCGTATAACGTAATCACGATTAAATTTAGGATATGGTCCACAGTTGGCAGCTAAAATAGAAGAAGTCTCTAGAGCAGTCATAATTAATTCATGTCCAATTGACTCTAAAATGGATCTAGAAGTAGTACTACCATATTTAACTCCTAATTTAATAAGCATGTCAGCCAGACCCATAACACCAAGGCCAATTTGCCTTCACTCTGCTACAGAATCCCTTTGTTCTTGTAAAGGATGTAAAGGAAGACCCTCATCAAGAACTTCATTCAAAGCAATAACTGCAACTTGAATAGTTTCTCTTAAGGAACTAAGGTCAAGTTTTCTTTCTTTTGTAACAAATTCTGCAAGGTTTATGCTTCCAAGAAGACAACTCCCTCCAGCTGGCAGAGGTTCTTCAGCACAGGGATTTACTCCTGCATAAGAAAATTCCTTATTATTTGATAATAAATTCCAGCTAGTTATTCTATCCCAAAACAATATACCAGGTTCGGCATAATCCCAATTCATTTGAGCAAGCTTTCTAAAAATAGGATATGCTTCTACCTCTTTAGTAATTATTTCACCAGTATCAGTTATGAATTTCAATATTAAAGTTTCACCTTTAACAACTGCTTCCATAAATTTGTTACTAACTCTAACAGAGATATTAGCTTTTGTAACTTTATCTAAGTCAGACTTAATCTCAATAAACTCTTCAAGATCTGGATGATCACAAGAAATAGAAATCATTAGTGCTCCCCTACGACCACTCTGACCAATCAGTCCAGTAATATATGAATAGAAATCCATAAAGCTTACAGCTCCAGAAGTAGTTTTTGCAGCATTACTAACTTTTGCTCCAGAAGGTCTCAAATTAGAAAGATCAATTCCACAACCTCCCCCGTAGCTGAATGTTCTTGCTAGCTTTGCCCCACACTCAAAAATAGATTCAAGATTATCTTCAGGAGGAGCAACTACATAACAGTTTGAATATGTTATTTTTCTATTTTTATCAGATAACCCTCTATTAGCAAGGATTCTACCTCCGAAAATAAATTTTTTAGCTCTGATCTGTTCTTCTACGATTTCATTACCTCCAGAAACTCTTTTGAACCAATCGTCTAGTGATTCATCTTCAAACCTATATTTATTCTTCCAGATAGTAATAGCTAATTCGTCATTATTTAACCATTGCTCAACTGTCATTATTTTAATCCTAATAATAAATTAATTAGCATAGTTTTCTCAAACTTATTGCAAATATCTTTTTTATCATCTGCAATTAGCTGTGCAAATGAATTATATGTATTAATTACAGATGAGTCCTTATCACCAACATAATAATCACTTGATGTATTTATATAAATGTTATTATAAGCCTTAACAACATTTGTTGGAGACCATTTAACCTTTCCTCCAAAGTCATTTTGCCATACTGCAAATTGACATTTTTCAATCCAAGAACCCAGTCTTACATAACGATCATTTTCTTTGGTAGATAAAGTATCGTTTTTATATTTCTTGAGTTTAACTTCAAAGTCACTTGTAAAACTCATTAAGTTTTGAATTGGAAGTGTAAAAGTCTCTGCTGGCTTAATTTCATTAACTACCAATCAATTTGGATCAAATGCAATTATTGAATTAGTAGTATTATTAAACATCGCTTTATATACTTTATAAATAGGTCTTCTTATGTCTAAAGAATATGCCAAAGTATATATTTCATTATACTCATCTATTTGAGTAGGCATGATTGCCTGTACTAATACCCTGTTATAGGTAATATCCTCTCCTTCTTTATCTGTAGTAACTTGAGAGGGAGGGATAGCTTCTATTCTATAAGTAGAAGTGAATTTACTCATTTCTTCAATAAAAGGCTTTACATAGTCTTCTGTTGAAAGAAAATCTTTTGAATTAATTCGTGTTGATTTGCCACTAAGCAGCTTGTCTAAGGTAACTTCCATTAATCTTATGACCTCTTATTTTGTTTATTAACTGAAAATCTGGAGTTTTAACATTTCTCAAATTTCTAGGAGATAATGTATAGGAATCCTTCAATGCAGCATCTATTAATATTGATTCTAAATCAAAGGCAGACTGTTTGTCTAAGCATGTTGATAGAAAGGTCAATATATAACGATTTGGGTCTAATTTAAGATGGCCACTAAATAAGTCATTTTTATGATTTAGCGGACGCTTACTTGTTTTTCTTCACCCTACTGGGTAAAGGCCCATTCCTATATATTTGATAGCGTAGGGAAAGGATCATCCACAAAGGGTTGTATCATGTTTACATCATGAATCTAGTAATACATAAACACAGTATTCTCCTCCTAAATGAAATTGATTAATAAAAGAGGAACTATCTCCTGGTCATACTCCTAAGAATCCACAAGATGTGAATAGTGGATGTTTGAATATATCTACTGTCATAAATCTTAAAAATAAGCAGGGTTGGAATTTAATCCAACCCTGCTTTCTCTAAATATAGTTTAATTAAAAACTACTCTTCTCGTTACCAAAGACAATGTAACGACCCTTCTGTGCTGACTGCGAAGGTGCATAATCCAGTTCGAAGGCTGTTTCCTTACCATCCTTAACATGGTAAACAATAACTGCTACCATATCCTGCTTATAAGTAAGCATCAGTTTCTTAGCAAGCTTCTCGGCCTCGCCCTTGTTCTTAGTAGTACCAACTACCTCATCAGTTGCTTTCAGACGAATCTCAATAACACGCTCCATCTGACGCTTGCCCTCATTAGTTACGTTCTTGTACTTATAAGGACGTTCACGAGTGTCTTTCGAACCTGGGGTAATTGCAATTACCAGACCAACACCCTCTACATCAGCCAGACGTTTCTTATCCAGCATGTCAATGCAGAACCCTTCGAATTCTTTACCTGAAACAGGTGAACCTGCATTCTTCCATGACTGTGATACATTCTGCGTTACTTTGAGACCATACTCACTCAGTGCAGTTGCTTTTGCTTCCTCAAGGCTATAAGCCGAAACTTCAAATTTCTTCATTTTAAAAAACATTAAAATTAAACATTAGTTCATATTATTCTTCCGATTGTGATACAAAGATAATACTAAAATTATGAATCTGCAAATTCTCCATAAAATTTTAAGAAAATAAATTCTAAATCTACTCTTAAAAATATTTGCAGATTAACTAAATTTTATATTATCATCGAATCCTTCAATCTGGCAGACACCAACCATCTTCAATAGACGTTGGAATTCTTTTTTGCCAGCAGTAAGCTGACTTTTGGACACTCTAAATACTCCAGCTCTATTCTCACCTACTGTTTCTACAGCAATGATATTAGACGAAATATCCCAGGTTTTGTCCACGTTAAACTCCTTTTTACATAGATGAAACAGCATCCACATATACATCATTATTGTTCATATAATTTCGCTACAATTATACGGAATCCTATTCTCCTATATATTTCTATATAGATCAGACTATATCATAACCTTTTCAGGTTCCTCCCGTTTCGACTCGCTTGAGCCTACTCTACTTGATTCACTTTCGTGTCTTTCGATAGTCGTTGAGCTTTTATTAAAATGTATGTTGTATAACCTATTTATATGAGATCAAAAATCTGTTGTCGTAAGGTCACTTTTCATACGATTACAAATTTTGCAACAAGGAACACAATTATCTTTTATATATCCTATATTAGAATCTATTCTATCTATACCATTGAATTTAGCTTCTTCAGAAATAGTTTTCCTTTTTCCAGACTTATTTCATACATTGTCTGAAGTTGGCAATAACAAGGTTTAGTTACTAAATCTGAGAATTCTTCAAGTGTTAATTCAAAAGCTTTATATTTCCTTTTTGCAGATTTATTTTGATCTTCTATCTTAGATTTATAATAATTATAATATCTATCTGTTATAGAGTATACTAATTGTCCCTTTCCACTAGGACGATTTTGAGTAGCATTAGGATGTGTACAGTAATAACATTTTGTGGTTTTGTGTCTTTTTATATTACCTATACTCTGCACTTGTACTTTTCCACATATAATACACTCAACTTCTCAATTATTCCCTCCAAGAAATTTACGTAACTTATAACAAGTACCTATAATTTCTCCTACTGAATATTTTCTTGGTCTAGCCATACATTTTAAAACTTAGTTTCTGATTAACTTGTCACTACAAATATCCACTTTGTATTGATTTAGTTTTCCAGAAATTAAAGAGGTTTGCATATATTATCTCTAATATATGGGGCATGTATTATGTTTACCCATTTGTCTTGCATAATGATAATGCACAAATGAACCATACTCTTGCATGAAAAATCCTATTGGCTTTCCTGTGGTTTTGAGATCGTTCAAAACCAATTTTTTGGAATCCTCATCGATAGTCCAGTTGTCTGCTTTCATCTTTAATTTGAGAATTGTACTCTTCCCATTATATTCACACTTGACATCCATAAAAATTGCATCTTCATTATAAGAAGCAATAGCATCACCAAATATATCAGTTGGACGTATAAGTTTCATTGCTCCACTATGTGAATTCAAAGAGTTTAAACAATTAACGCAAACTTCTCTATCCCTACTTGATAAAATAATCTTATCTGTATTTTCAACTGTCTTACTTTTTATATAGTATGACAGTCCTTTAGAGATAATTTGTTTGATTCTGTTGGCTGTTAAACTATTTGCATAGTAACCAACTTCATTACAAGCTAAAACTATTGAGTCATATATACCTTTTCCTTCAGCTCTTTGCTTCATTATATAATCACATACATCACCAAGTTTAGCAGAAGGCCTTCCCAGATCCTCCTCTAATGAGAAGGATTCTGGTTGTAAAAAGACCTCATGAATAGCTGAACCTAACTGCAATGACCGTGTAGTTTCTTGTTGTATACCATTTTTATACTTCGAAGGACTACCACCTTGACTAGGATTAATATACTTCAATCTAGAATTAGAAATATATTCGCTATACTTACTTGAAAAGTATTCTTCATCAGAAATTTTCAACCTCTTGACTGTATGTAATAGTGGGATTAACTTAACATCTGATAATTTTATATCCATAATTACTTAATCGGAATATCAAGGTTATAAATTCTCCTATGACCAACATTATAATATTGATTATGAGGAGCATCCATTAAGTAGCAAAAGATTCCAGCATCAGTTGCTTCCTTATAATTTTCATATTTCAATTTGTTATCATATAGGCTCTTTATCCTATATTTCTATACTTTCATTTATTTGTATAGTTCAGACTATCTCTTCAGTAACCACTAAGTATTGATATACATAGGTTACTGCTCCGCACTCGTGGTAGTTCATTCTCTTCAGCATCACCTGTTAAGACAGTATCTACTAGTCGTTGATCTTTTATTCAATTTCTTGAATACTTAGATTAGGGTTATCTCGTCAGACTTTCCCAGATTCACGGAGTTTAATGATGACATATATTAAATGTTAACCAAACAGCATTGTTCATTACTAGATTTATAAACTTGTAATTTATATTTCATACATTCACAGATATAAGGTTCTATTAATTTTTTAAATTGTGTTGTATAAGAAGACCCAATGTGAATTACCTTATTCTGATTATTATAAATTGTGTTGCCTATTCCAAACTTACTCGATAATAAATTAGATAATTTTTTAATATCTTCTAGTTCAAAGCAATCTACTGAAAACTTATACCCACCTCCATCATCCATATATCAAATTGCTATTCCTAGTGGGGATAGCTTTTCAATATATTCTTGATTTATAACCTTTTTTTCTTTGTAAAATGCTTCTACAATGGGATCTAGTATAGGGTTTGTTGCAATCTTGCAAAATACCTGCTGGTATTCCCGATTAGTCCGTTTATCAAATTTATTATGTATTGTTGGAATAGCGCACAATCTTTTTAGATATTTATATTTATATCTTACATAATCCTCATGTTCTAACTTATGAGTAAATGATCCTGATACATGTTTTGACTTACCTAAATATCCAAGTCAAGTATCCCCTAACAATCCTCCAATTAGAACGTCATACTCCTCTTGTGAAAGAGGCTTTAATGAAGGATGGTAAGGAATATAAATATCATCATTAAGTTTATATTTATCTACTAGTTGATTAAATAATCTACAGGCAGTACTGTGTGCAATATTTAATTCTTTTGCTAATTGTTCTCCTGTAATTCCATTTCGGATTTTATCACAGGTTTCCAAAATTTGTGTTCGGTTTAGATATTTTTCTATTTTCATAGCATATATTTGTTTTAAATTCTTTATACAAATATATGAAATTTTCATTAGAAAAACTACAAAAAATATTTCACTTTATCATCGATAAATATATCAATTTTTAAATCACGTAAATGTGCCAATTTACTTTGATCCCAAGGAACAACATGAACTGGAGCACATGGAAGGCCATTCTTTTGTAAACTTTCTTCAATCCATTCAACTGGAATATTCCGAGCAGTTATATAATAATCTACTTCGAAACAAGGTTTATGCAGAATCGGAATATTTACCCAAAAGTCCTTATCTTTTTCTAACTGCTTTAAATGCTCTGACATTTCATAATTAGCTTTCCAATAAGGATTCATTTTAGTGCCAAACTTAGCTTCATATGCACCATTGAAATCAAAGATAACATTATCTAAGTCTAAGGCAACTATGGGTTTTGTTGTGGGAGCCATAATTCTATCATCCCCTTGGGGATAAATATGATAGAATTCGCATAGAATTAATGCATTATTGGCTACCTCTGCTATATTGAGCAGTCCTTCTTCAGTGTAATCATTTCCCATCTCAAATTCGTTGAGATGCTTCTTAAGAGATGAAAGAACTTCTGTCCATTTCATCCCTTTTTTCCACTGATTTTCTTCATATGTGTCCAACTTTCTAGTTAGAACACGGGATATTTCTTTAATCCCATGTGCTGGAACTAAATCGTATCTAATTTTTTCTTTCATTGTTTAATATGTTCTAGGATCAAATAATATAGTTTCCAGATGCTGCAGAAATAGACGGAGTCACACTAAACATATCTGGTGAAGTGGATATTTTATCCAGATGTATAACTATCTAATCCCCATCCTGATTTTTACAAATCCCTTTGAATTCTGTTGAGTACCAGGAACCTTCAATATAGACATATTCTTCTGGATGCGATGCTAGATACTCACTACAACAAACTTCACCATTGTGGCATGCGTCATCAGTTTTAACGTAGACAACTTTGCTGTCTGGAATCCAATCTTGCATAATTTCTGACCATGACATACAAGAAGTACATCCTGATGTATCAAAGTAGTCTGAATACACTAACTCATCATCGTTACTATATTGGCACCCACAATTCTCACATTGATAGTCTTCGTCCCAATCCTCTGAATCTTCGTAACTTCCATCTGTAGACGAGCATATGCAGGAATTACATCTTCGATATGTTGTTAAGACCTTATTCTCAAGATCTAAATATCTAAAACTATCAATATAAGGCCATTCAGGATAAATCTTAACTAAGTTCAAAACAAAGCGTTCAGTTACTGGTCCAGTATAGTTATCCTTTGGAGATAAAAATACTTGATTGTCACCATCACCAAGAAGGCAATTACTCTCTCGGATATACCATTTATTTTCTTTAGCATAGTTAACAAAGATATTATATAAAGAATCCTCTATATAATAAACACGGTCCATAAAGGTTTTATCCCCAATGGTCCATACTAAAGCTCTCGCTGCTAATTTGCCCTCCTTTAATGCAACCAGCATTCGACACTCTGGTTGTGTACAATAGAGATCAAAATAACCACTACATTCTTTATGAGACATACATGAATTACCCAAAGTATTAGTAATGGCATAATAATTTTCCGAATCATACCAGTATCTAATATCTTCTCCTTCTACCAATTTAATTTCATACCCACCAGAAGACCAGAGTGCTTTAAGAGCATATACAAATTTTTCATAATCAGAGTTAGAAAAGACACCAGTTCCAATTACTTTTTGTATAATTTTACCAGGCTTTCCTGATGGTCTATTCTTTTTCGCCCATCTACCACTTTTAGTATATTCAGGAGTACAGCCTTTAGGAAGAAATGAAACTTCGAAAGCATCAGTTCTAAGAGTTAGTTGTCGTCCATAGTCTGACAATTTTTCCTTAATTGCATTTATAAACCCTTCTAAAGCAGTATCGGGAATTGGAAACAAACTTTCAGAGTTCTCTGCTTTTATCTTAGTATAAATTTTAATTAATTGATTAGCTTCCAGAAGATACCTAGACACTTTATCGTCATTATTTGCAACTAGTCATGCCAATTTATCCTCAAAACTCTCTGAGAGTAATTGTAATGTAATAAATTTCGATTTCATTTAAAACAAATTTAATGATTCTTTTCTTATTTCATTCAATATTGATTTGACTAAATCTGGATCTACTGAATGTGGTAAATCACTGTCTTCAAATTTTTGCTTTAACCCTTTAATTTGATTTCTTGCTGATTCAAGTAATTCTTCTAAGGATACTTTTCCATGTCTAATAGATAGTAAATATTCAGGGTTCTTAACTCTAACATTAATAGTTTTAAGATCTAAGATATCATTAGCACATTGTAATAATCTTATACAATGTAACATATTTTTGCCATCGATCTTTTGTCCATGATTTTGAATATCTTTGTGTGTTTCTTTCTTTCAGCCAAGTTTGGTAGGAATTTGCCATTCTGGAATCTCTGAAAGTAGTAGTTCAACATCATTACAAACTCCTTTCCAATCTTTATATCTAGGATTAGACAAGTCTTTGGTCTTAGACATTTCTTTAATGTCATCATACCACAAAGCATAAAGATTCTCTGAATCATTGACTTTAGCAAGTCCACAGCAATCCTCATGCATCTGATTACGCTTTAACCATTCAACAAGAGGATATGTTTTACAGTTGTCAATAACTTTTAGAAAATCAATTGGCCTTTTAGCCTTTTCTACTTGTTGGTATGCAGAACCAGCAAAACTAAAGTAGCATTGTTTAGTTAGAAATGCACTTCTATGTTTCGATATAATATCCCACAAAGGGTGTTTTTCTAGAATACAATCTTCAGGAATATACAAAAGTTCCAACATTGTAGGATTTCCATTACAAAGTAGTTGCAAAAATCTTCTAACTTCATATAAGCAGGCATCCTTATCCAGGTTAATCTGTTCCTTATACTCCATCCCTAAGACTTCCATAGGATCCTGAAGATATACTCCCTTTGTATCAATGTCAGAGTCAGGCGTATTTGTTCCATACGCCTGACTTCCAACAATTGCATTTAACAATATGATTTTATTCATCCTTTAAAGCTTTACAGAAACTATAGCATAACTGTCCAGCTAATGAACCAAGGTCAGAAGTTTCTGTTACTGGAGGATCAAAGTACAATTTAAACTCTAAATCTCCAACATCGTTTAACCAACAATCCACGATACTGTCTTGTGCTAAAGTTTCATCTCTAAAAATTACTTTACAAGTTTTCATAACTGAAATTAATTTCCTTAATGGGAGTAAGGTTAAAGGAACTTGGAGTAACCATAATCTTCTCTCCTAAAATAAGGTTTTTAGATAGACTTTCAGGAGGATATAAATAGCATCCTAATTTATTTTGATTACATAAAGAGTCATAGAAATGTGCTCCAAATGCAATTTGTTTAAAGTCTATATCTTGTTCAAGAAGGTATTCAAATGCTTCTTGCGAGTATTTATTTGATGACCGACCAGAAGGCATCAAAGGAAGTAGTACAAAGTATAGAACAATATCTTTATATTGATTATAAATTTTAATAAAGTCATCAACAGACTTTTTATCATTAATTATATAATGAATATTGATATTAGTGTTCCCGAATTTATGCAGAAGTACTACAGCACTTCTCCAAGCAGAATCTATTTCTGGATTCCATGTATTTGCTGAAACAGCAACTCCTCCTACATATTTGGAAGTAGCTTCTAAAATTTCTTCTGCATTACCATCATATTTGGCTATTGAGATTCCATTAGTTGTATAGTTAGGAACAATCCCTAAACTATATATTGTTTTGAGAAACTCACAAAACTCAGGATGAATTGTAGGTTCTCCTGTAGAACCAATTGCAATCTGAAAAGGTTTCTCATTCTCAGTCATGCTGCCAAAGAAAAATTTAGCCTTTTCACATATATGATCATGATTTACTCCTTTAGATGTAGCTCCAACATAACAAAATGGGCATCCTAGATTACAAAGAGTATTAATTCCAACATCGTAGAATTCTGGATAATCTAATTCTTTAGCTTGCCCAGAACCTAATCGAACAGTTTTTAAATCGTGCCAAATTGCATTATAATTCTTATCTGGGAATACTCTTTTCTTAATCCCCCATGCTTTCCAATCTTTCATTTTTATTAACTTTCAAAAGAAGCTGCTTGTTCAAATGTAAGTGTAGAATCAGCGATTTTTAAGATACTATTAACAATATCTTTTAATCTATCTAAAGTACATTCTGTACAAACCGTATAAATCTCTGTACTGCTGTTTGTAATTAAATCAGATTCAGATTGTATATTTATTTTTATTTTCCTATTATCCTAAATGATAGCGGGAACCAAAGGTCATCATCTTTTCTTGTCGCTCCCGATCTGGATTTTCCCCTTTTGAGAAAACAAAAACTAAGTTTGGATTAAGTTTTTGTTTAATGAGTTTATCCCAACCTTCTTTGAGTCGTAATCGAGAAATTTCCCATTTTTCAGAATTTGGATCCCACTCTTTATAATTTTTGTAAAGATCATTTGGGTCAATATTAAATTCTCTAGCCCAACGAGTTTGTCTACTTGTTTCTCTAGTTATTCGTTTATTGTCCCAGTCCCAATCATGATTGTCGTAAGCATAAGAAAGATAAATTCTTAAAAGGCTGGGACTTAAATCCTGTACTGACTGTGGGTCATCATATTCGTGCTCCCATCCTGGAACATTAGAATCTAATATATCACTTACAACTCCAGTGGTTCCAGTAAATACAAACAGCTCACTAGAACTATTTGTAACCACATCAGTAAATGATTGAATTTGAAATACAAATAATGTTTTCATATAACAAAAAGAGTAGAAGATCCCTCTTCTACTCTTTCAATTTAATTAATTTATAAAATTCTTCTTTAGGAATAATAACAACTTCTCCAGCTGAGCAAATATTAGTCTGCTTTTTAACTTGTTTATTTCAGATTAAAATAAATGGTTTATCCTTTAATGGACACTCTGCACTTATTTGATGATATGCTGGAGTGGTCTGGGTACACTTTAACTGAACATAGTAAGGAAACTGGTTTTGAGTATCAATCAAATCTACTTTCTTATCATCAGTAGATTTAGATTCAGATCTGGAGGTAACAATTCCTTCATATCCTAATTCCCTAAGTTCCTTAGCTATTTTAGTTTCATATGAATGTCCTTTAGTTCTAGAGTATGATTTAGACCTCTTCTTCTTTGGACTTTCTTCTTCTTCTTTCTTCTTCGGCATTAATCTTAAATTTAGCTTGTTCGATTAAGTCCAGTGTTTTTTCCCTACCATACTTCTTATAATAGTCAGAAATATCTTTCGCGTCAAAATGACGGGGGATTCATAACACATAAACCTCTGGAAATTGTTTTCTAAATTTATTCATGTGAGTTATTCCAGCAGAGTCATTATCGTAAAAAAGAATAATTTTTTTAAATTTTTTACTTAGCCTTTCAAATTGAGCCTCTGTAACAAAACAGTTCTCAGAAATTGGGGCTATAGCTGTAATACCACAACTATATAAACATGCAACATCTTTTAAAGATTTAGTAATTGCAAGATATTCTCCTCCCTCTTTGGGAAGAGCATGTGCTCCCTGCAACCTAAAAGATTTTCAATTAGATATAAATTTATACTTTGTATTGCCAGGAAAATATATTCTCCAGCGTTCAATATCTTCTCGAATACCTCCAAAATACCCAAAAACTAATTGTTTATCTTTATGAAGATGAAATAGGTTTCCATTTAGAAAAACGTTCTTACAGGAAAATATTCTAAATTTCCTTAATATCTTTTTAGTAACTCCAAATTTTAGCCATCAATCTAACTCATACTGCTCAAAATCCTTCACTTCTATTTGTATAATAGCTTCTTGTGTTTCCTCAAACTTTTTATTTGTATATTTAATAAGAGGGGGATTAACTTGCAGCTTAGGTCGAGAGACTATTCCAAAGTCATTAGCAATAATATTTAAGGCTTTTCCGTAAGAGCATTGAAATTTATACATTACAACCGAAATGAAATTACCTGAAAAATCACCACGGAAGTCCTTAAATATAAGATCTCCTTTCTTGTTTCTATAAAAAGCACAAGTGGGTTTATTATCTTGTCTTAACGGAGATTTTAGGAGCCCCTTTTTCACAGGGACTCCTAAATAATGCTCCATTAAAGTTTCCTCACTTACACTGTTCAGAATTAGTTCTTTAGTAACAGTGGTCGGTCCTAATGTAAATTGCATTTAAACTTCTAAATTTAGAAAGGCAAATCGTCGTCATCAATTGAACTGGAACTCTCTTCTTCCAATTCATCAATATCACGACGCATGCTGTCGAGTTCAGAACCAGTATTAGCCATATTAGTAGGCTGAGCAGCGTTTGCTTTATCAATTTGTGCCTTTTCATAGGCAGATAAAGTTAGATCCTGCCCAATGAATGAAGTACTCAAGAAGAGATCTCCATTCTTGCTGATTCTTGCAGGAAATCCTGGAAAACCACAGAAACGACCATTAGGTAGAAGTTTAATCTGAACCTCTGTACCAACTACTGGATCGAGAATCGCCTTAACCAGTTTAATAAGAGTGCCAAAATCACTTGGTGCAAACTTGGCAGTCCCATCCTGAATCTTTTTATGTGCAGCAGGATTTAGTGCAGCAATAATATGCATAAGTTTACACATAAACTGTTCTGCCTGAGAAGGATCAGTAATAGCTGAATTGAAACGATTAGGCATACGTTCTGAGGACTTAGGCTCGAACATACGCTCATTATGAAGAGCACCTACTTCTCCTTCATCAACACCCTCAAAGGAAAAATCAATTGTTGAATATTCGCTAGTTCCTTTCTCAACACCAGTGAATCTTACATTGTGAATACCTGCACGCAAATAACTCGCTGCGGGTTTAACCTCAGCATGAGCCGCGCTGGTAGCATCATACATTCCCATATTATTTATTTTTTTTATTAAAAAGGTAATTTATCTAATTCTTCAAAATTTGTTATATCTAAATCAAGGGTCTCCTCTTTTAATTCCTCTGAAGCCAATTCTGTACTAAAATCTTCAGTAACTGCTATCAGGTTAAATACCTGATCTCTAGTACTTTGCTCTAGTTTGAATATAGAACCATATTGTAATAGCATAGTTCTTTGCTTACCTTTAAAAGAAACAGTATTTGATTTAGTTAGCTTGTTCCCAGCATCTTTATCCGCAAACATTTCAGATTTGCCAATAAGAGGAATAGTTACCTCATTAGATTTTTGAGAATAAGCAATTGAGATTCTATCTCCAGCAGTTGCTCCGATTAGAGCGGCTGCTTCAGGAGAAATAATTAACTTATTTTCTCCTACTTCAATGATTGGTTGCCCATTAGAGTTAACCTTTGGTTTTGAAGATTTAATTTCTTCACACTTTAAGTTACTAATAGACTTGGTTGTTTCATCAAATTCAAATGTTACTTTAAACATATGATTTATTTAGACAGAGAGGGATAGATTCTCTCCCAATGAGATACAAATGTACCATCTTCTTGATACTCAGCTACAATGATATCTTTATTTGCCAAATGAGCAGGACGAGCACCACAAAGTACTTCTCCATTCATACCAAAATTGATACACAAATTAGATCCTTCATCACGATGAACAAACCCAATTGCATCAGATTTAGCAGATAATACTCTTTTAGTTTTACCTACAAGATCAAGATCTTTTACAGATCCATCAAGACCTTCAGATAATGCTGTATCTTTAACGTGACCACAAATAATTAAGTTAGGAGCAGCAGAGGCAATTAAGTCAATAACTGTTTCCAGTACCTGTCTCCAAAAACTATATCCAGCTCCATTGGGAATTTGTGTAACGTCCTTAATTTCATACTTTGTAGTAAACTGGGGAGAATTTTGCCACATTTTAAGAGCCATATCTTTGGTCATTTCTTCTAAGGCTGTGATTGTATCAATTGTAATATAAGTATATGGCTTTCCTGCATCCTTGATAGCTTTAATAACCTCTTTCAGCTCTTTTAAACTAGAAACCTTAACTTTAAGAGCATCTACATATGTAGAACCATTTTCAAAGTCAAGAATAAGATTATTTTCCAGTGTACTAAGAATGGTAGTTTTTCCTCAAATTGTTATCGTTAAGTTTTTTATCTTAACTTCTTATAGTTTCCTATAAGTTCGGCGTACATTTTCATCCAAAATTTATTTGGATGTCAGGGACTCTTGGAAGGATTATATTCTATTAATAGTTTCACCTTCTACGCTCTACGGTGGTTAATTATATTATTAATTAACTTACCTCGGTATTTGCAAAAATTTGTTATATTTTCGTTTTAGAAAAATAGTGCTATTTCTGTATATTAAATCCTTAAACGCATTTTGATCTTTTCTTTTAGTTATATATAGAACATATAACGGATGTTTAGCCCTATGTTCTGTAGTGATAGATCTAGAAAAGATATTTTGTTGAATTAAATAGCTTTGAACAGATTCTAAAAACATTCTTGAATTACAACAAATACTAATACTTACATATCCTGTTGATTTAATGGTAATACAACCATCTCCATCAAAGTATCCAAGAATAAAGGAATTAATTAAAGATTCTTTTATATTAGGAATGACAAAGTCCTTATGAGATTTACCTTCATAAATTCCCAGTTCTAATAATCTACTATACAAATAACGATCTGTTGTTTGTAACTTAACACTATTTTTATATTCTGATATTTTATTTTTAATACCTCATTCTTGTTTTATGTATTCAAGAATATATTTATCAGATGATTCCCTATGGAAATACCATAAGGAGTTCTAGAAATATATCCATCTGAAAATAAAAATCCTAAAATATAAGCTTTTTCAGGAGTGTCAATACTATCAAAATAACAAATTTTTTCAACTCTTTGATGATCTAGTTTCTTTTTTGGATTGCGGTAACCAAATCGAATTAAGTTTTGCTTCAATGTATGGTAATTTACATTAAACTTTTCAGAAGTTTCTTTTAAAGAGTATCCTTGTTTATAATACTCTCCAAATAGTTTAATTTGTTCTTCTGTATATTTCAATTGATTTATTTTCATATTTTAATACTATTAATTATAATAGTACAAATATAATTATTTCCCAAACCAAAAACTAAATTTTAGCATCCACCGATTTTCCCCAATTCGATATAATATTACTATTATAAAGGGCAGGTTTCTACCTTAGGAAGTCCAAATAGAATTAAGTTTTTAGGATCCTGAGTTTCAGCGGGAACCTTCGCTGTTGGTAATACAATAGACATATTATGATAAACTATATACGATGTTGTTCTTATCTATTTCTACTGTACCTACTACAGTTGTATCTATACCTCTAATGTTAGCGTTAATGTCCAAATATTTTGTGAAGTCAGTAATATCTCTTCCTAGTGGAAGTTCTTTAAACCATCCAACTTCTCCATAAAATCCACATCCTATTACTCTGTCTGCAATACCATATCTATTCTTAGATACAATAATACTTCTAAATCTTCCAGCTAAACTATGAGGTCCGAGAATTTTATACTCTCGGTATGTTGGAATTTTGTCTCTTGCAGGATAATATAGTTGAAGAACCACATCACTATCTTGAACAGGTCCTCCTGAATCCTTTACGTCATTTAAACCTGGTTCATTAAGTTCTGCTTTTCTTCTATCCATAGAAGAAGATTCTCTATTCTGCTGCATTAAAGCCATTCAAGAAAGATAAAACTTACGTTTTAGTGTAACCATAAAAGACGAAGTTAAATCAATTTCAGCTTTTAAGGTTCTTCCTTCTTCTGGTCTAATTAATGACATGTGATCAATAACTCCAATTACTCTTTGCCTAGGATGTTTTGGAACATAAACTTCTTTATTTCCTACATTTTCTATAGAACCTAATTTCTTCATAAGCTCACAAATCTCTTTATATAGAATGCGAGCATTAAGACCCTTATCAAGAATAATTAACCTGGAACCAAGAGTTGCAATCCAGTCTCTTGCCTTCTTTAGATACTGATAATCAGAATCACTGAGAATAGAATCAAAGGAAAGGATATCATTTATAGTAAGATATACTCCAAATTCTTCTGCACAATACAAAGCCATAAGCTTCGCTAGTAGCACTTCAGAACCAATCTCCAAACTAAAATAAACAAGATATATAGGTTCTTTAGGATAATCCTTAAAAAGCCGATATATGAAATACAGAACTAAAGCAGTTTTACCTGCAGAAGATGCTCCAGATATACAATAGTATCTCGAGGGTTGTATTCCACCTATAATCTTGTCTAATTTAGGTAATCCTACAGACAAACCTTTATTTTCCCCTTTTCTGCCTTGCTCAATTAAATGCCAAAGTAAATTTAGATCCTCCATTAAAAATCCTGATAAACATCAAAAGAAGTACCAACATCAGGACTAAATCCTTCAGCCTTCATCTGTGCAAATTCATTCCATTTATGAGAAGCAACGAACTCAAGAATAGAAACTTTACAAAGCTTGTTTTCACGAGCCCATCGTAAAATTTCCATCACCTCTTTATGCTTTTCTGGATTATGTCCTATTTGAGAAGAATAATAAAAGTAAAATTCCTCTAAAGTATAAAATTTCTTAGCAATATTTCTGAGACTGGCCATCTTTCCATTAATTTGGATAAATGGTTCATAGTTATCAAATAGCTCTTTTCCAAGAACTCCTGATTGTTTATAATACTTCTTTAGAAAATTTTTATTAAATTCAATATCATTAGGAACATAAGATTCTGGATTATAATTCTTCTTGATTATGGATTTTTCTTTTAGGTTCTCAAACATGGTTTTCAGTTTCTGTTTTCCCTCACAATCTGTCCACCACTTTAAGAAAAGCTCAGAATGGCCTTCTTCATCCCGAGCATAGAGAGTTAATCATATTAGTAACAGTTCGTCTGCACTAATATGATATTCTGCCATTATGTTAAGTATTGTATTTAACTCCATTTATATAGTTTTGGAGGTTAAATTCAAATCTAAGTACCTACGATTATTACGATACTTAGTACTGTTTAAAATCTATAGTTAGTAATTACATCATCTCGTTTTCTTGTGATTACTTCTTCTCCTTTTAAAACTAAGTCAAGTTGATCTTCAGTGATAGTAATATATGAAATTCCTTGATGGGCCTTATTAAACCAGGATTCTTCGTTAGTGCCTTTAACAACCAAAGTAAAAACTTCAGTTATCTTATTATTAACATAACGCAATCCCCTTCCCAAAATCTGCCTTGCATCAATTCCAGAACTAGTTCCACTAATTCTAATCTCACAATTTATATCAGGGCAATCTAATCCTGCATTAGCTGCTTTAGATGTATTAAGAACCCCTGAAGATTGAGACTTAAACAATGCAATAGTTTCTGAGTTTTCTTGTTTTTTCTTTTTGCTATGAAGAGTATATCCAACTTTTAAAGATTCCGCATCTTTAATAGTGGCTGAAAAAGTAATAATTTTTTTATCTTTTCTTGCTTCTATAATTTTTTTCGCTATTTCAAACTTTTTAGGGTGGGACATAACAAATTTTTTACGCTTCTGCATTAATTGCATCCACGCCATAGCAGCATTTAAAACCTGCTTGCTATCATATCCCATCTTATAAGCATAATTATTACGGAACTTTCAATCAGTTGCACATTTCATTGCAGAACTGAAATCAAAATTAAAGAATGCAAAAACTGAATTAAACTTTTGGTTCATTACATAATAAGTATCCATGTCATCAACCTCCACAAGAACTTTGTAATACCTAAATGGCGATAATCATCCATTTTTTATTGCTTCTTCAGTTGTAATGACATCAATTACTTTAGTATATAAAGATAGTAATTCCTCTCTTCCATCAAGTCTTTCTAAAGTAGCTGTAAGCCCCAGAAAGAAATCATACTTAACTTGATCAAATATTTTTATTGACTGCTCCGATACCGCAGTATGAAGCTCATCAATTATTAGAAAATCAACTTCTCAAGATTTTTTTAAAATAGAATTAATAACCTCAACAGTAACATTTCCAAAGAATTTAGTTTTAGCTACGTCTCTTAGTCATTGTTCCTTGAGAATTGTTGTAGGTACAGAAATTAGAATTTTAGCATCTGGTCTAATTTTTAGTAATTTCACACAAGCCATTAAAGCTCCAAATGATTTACCAACACCAGTACTTCAAACCCAAATCCCATTTCCTTTATTATTAATTCATTTTTGAACGCCTAATCGTTGACGTTGAGTTTTGTCCATTAGTCACGTCAATAGTAACCGCACTCATCACATCTATAAGTCTTACAGTTGGAACACTTATCTGCAAGATTTTCATAGAAAGCGTCATCAGAATCTTGGTAAGCATAAACATGCCTAGATTCTCCAGGAGGCCAATCAAAATCTGAATACCTTGCATATGATCCAGAAAGATCAGCTGTATGTTCATAAACTTTATCATTAAGCCTAATAATCTCTAAGATAAAATTTAAACAATTATTTAACTCCGTTAAATTTCCATATTCTTTGTGTGTATGAGCACAATAATATCCGCACGAAATATTAACTGCAGACAGATTAATGTTTTCTTTTAAAGTTCCAACATCTGTCATTGTACCTCGTGCCTCTTTGTACTTATATTTTTCTAAAAGACTATCTATATCTTCTAGAAACTCATCTGAAGTAATGTCTATGCCATTAGTATGTGTAATCAAATCTTGACCTCCCATTCTATCAGCTTGTAACAGGAATCTGCAATTATCAAAGAAATCAATATTTAAACCTGCAATTTCTGCTCCTATACAACCCATTTCTTCTTGAGTTGTGAAACAAACCTTTAGGTCTGGCAAACAATATAAACAATGTAGACAAATATAGATACCAAAACAGTCATCCAATCCAAGTCCACATTGTTTTCCTGTCTTCTTATAATAGCCATAAATTTTATTCCCTTTAATTTTTGCACATTTTACACCTGTATAACGTAAGATTTCATCAAGATGTGCTACTAGACAAGGATATACTGCTGGATTAGTAGTATTTTTTGTGATAAAAAGATTATTTTCATCATCCATTTCAAATTGTATACCTTCTATTGTATAACAGAAGTTAAGTATATAAGTTATCATGGACTGTTCCTGTCTAGAAGGATGTACTATTTCGCATAGAGCTTTTAATAGTGTTGTATTTACTTGTTCCAAAATTACTAAAATTAATTTTCAGAACCTAATCTAAATTCCAATTTTTATATTCTGCTACTCGTTCAATATCCTTCTTAATTTTCATCCATTTATTGATATGATAATCAAGATCATTGTCCAAAAGTAGTAAAACTTTGTCTCTAAGAGTTTTAAGAGCAATTGTAGACAAGGAAGATATTTTAGGGAGATCAGAAAGTTGAATTAAAGCTCTAAACTCAGCAAATGAAAGTCCTGTAGGACTTACACGCAGTCTAATATCAGGATTAAGACAAAGTCTTTCCTTGATAACTTCCATTCGATTTCTAATTTTACCCCCTGTTTCTAATTCTGTAAGCTCTTGTTTTTCTTCGTCTGTGAGTCAGATTCCCTGCGCAATAATAAACTTGTCTGTAATCATCTTTTTGTTAAGTACATCAAGCTTATCAAAACATACATCCATTAACTTCCCTACAGTAACTTTCTCATAGATAGGAGGAAGTCCAGTAAATAAAACTGAAATACTGTCTTCCACATCTACGTTATTTGTTTTTCTTTGGACATTGATAAAGTCAAGTAGATCTTTATTGGTTTTAATATCTGTCTCACAATCATGCATTAAATATCTTGCAAACAATTCAGCATTACAAGAATCTCAACATTTTTGGATGTTTTCACGAATTACTAATTTACCAGGTTTGTAAATGTCCCTGTTAGTTAGCATTTGTTCGCAATGACGATGATATCGCTTTAGTTCATTCTGGGAAATATCCATTAAACGAATGTTTACACCAGTTTTGTCTTTTCATACCAAGCTATTAACATCATTGTCTTTAGCTGTTATAGCTTTCTTTAACTTAGCTCCAAATTCTGTATCCATATTTAATCAAACTTAAATTCTTTCATATTATTTATCTCTTTGTGTTTAATGAAGTTTATAAAATAATTAGCATTAAATTTATAAACTGCAAAATCTTGTATTTCTCTATTATATCACTGAGTTTCTCCAGCTTTCACACTTTCAAATTGCAGATATCCAGTATCTCCAATTTTGAGAGTGTCTTTATAGTCTCAATTTGGAAGCATTACAACAGTGACATATTTTAAATCATCGCAAGGATCTCTATTAAGGTCCTCAAACACCAATTTAGAATATTGTCCAGTCTGAACTGCAACTAAACAACATTTAATTGTAATCATTATAACAATATCTAGAAAGGTAATTAATACCAAGTAAATGAAACCTCGTATTATCTACAGTAGTATCCATAGTACTATGGTAATGCCCATAATACCAATCTTCTACTGGTCCTTTTTTAGACATTTCTTCGTAGCAAGTTTGAAGATAATTTCTCTCCCAAAGTAATTCTCCCAGTAATGAATCATCTCCATCACAGAATTCCATTACTAACTTTCCTATTCCATAAGGGTATGCACAGGTAGGAGCACAATGGGACGCAATAATTTGACAATATGGAATTGAATCAAAATTGTCCAACTCAACAATCTTTTCATCTTCCCAATATCCCCATTTATTATTTTTTCTATAGATTCTATCTATAGAAGTTCCACCTCCAATACACAAGATATTTTTATCTTTATATTGAATTACAGAATAATCTCCAACCGCTTTGAATCTCTTGTTATAAAGGTTTTTAAACTGTTGAGGATCATCGTGATTCCCTCTTATGGCGATAATATAATTATTAGTTTTTTCGCAGAGCTTATTTAAGAAAGAGATCTTCATACTTTCAAAATCAGGAGAAAATCCTAATCCTACATCTCCACATAAAACAATACAGGAGTTAGATATCTTTTGTGGGAATCCAACTCCTGTATTTATAAAATACTTTAAATAATCTAAATTACCATGAATATCACCACAGAAATATAGATCATTAATGTCTTCGGGTAACTTAATCAACATCTCCTTTATAAGCATTCATAATGGATTTCTCCTTACGAAGCCAAGAACCTTCCTCCATAGCAATATCTAGAGCAGTACGTGAGATTGATTCTTCTTCAACTTGTTCTCGAATAAGTCGTCCAGTTTCATCGCTATCTCCATTTAGCCAATTAAAAGTGGCCCAGTCCCCCTCTTCAAGAGCTGCATCCACAATTTCATAAATAAGTTGAGTTGTTTGAATCTCCTTATCTACAGTTAACTTAAATGGCGTTACATTATCTTCAAGAGTTTCACTAATGGCAGGAATATCAGGGTAAATATATGCTGCATCATTCTCATTCATATATGTACGAATCCATGAATGATGACGATATTCCTCATCTGCACGTTCTTTATAATACTGTTCCAGAACAGCTAATCCTTGCACTCCATAAAAGTTAGAAAAACTCATATAGAGGTTATGATTATACAGCTCATGCTTTAATTGCCGCAGTAAAAGTTTTTGAATATTCTCAGATAAAGTACACTTTCTTCTCTTCATATCTAATTTTTCTGTCAATTTCTGTGCCTCAGTTTTTAATTTCATCGTCTTTGCGTTCCTTTGTCATGAAACAGCGTAATTTCTTATTATACACTGTCATCTCTTCAATTTCCTCATCGGTCTCACAGTCTTTAGCATATACTAAACAACAGCCATTGGGAGTAATCTGCACTATCCTGATTTCATATTTCATTACCAGATATGTAATTTATAGAGATTTTCATGGAAATTTAAATTGAATTGCAATTCAAAGCATTCAAATAAATATGCATCAATCTCAAATTCATGGTCATTGATTTCAAACCTAAGATTGAAATCATCATCAGTAGTATAATATCTTGTAATATCAGACTCGTTAAAGAAGATTAAATTAATATCTTCTGTTATCATTGGAATCTCTTCCAACTCTATTGTAACTTCATCCACATATCCAGATTTTACAGAGTAGTTATTGAGATATTTCTCAATTTTTGGATCCAACGATATGTCACTGTCATATTCATGATTAACACATGGATACCAGTGATTTCCGACTTTTTTAATCTTAAAATGAACCATTATCTTCTGGTAGATCTAAACAATCACTTGCATGAGTTGCAAATAAATCCGCTAACTCATTAAATTCGTTATTATTGTGGCCTTTTACTCACACAAAAGTAACCGTATGAAACTTCAATAATTCATAAATCGGATATCACAAATCAAGATTCTTTTTGGATTGATCATTGTCTTCAACCCACTTGGTAAGATGCTTGTTGTTAATACTCGATACTACATATTGAGAATCCGAATATATGGTTATTTGTTCAGGATTTGTAAAATATCTAAGACATTCTAAAACCCCTAGAAGCTCCATACGGTTGTTAGTAGTGTTTTTATAACCCCTGTAAAGCTTTTTTATAACTTCACCATTTTGAGTTATTATTGCGGAGTATCCTCCGCAGTTAATGGATGGTTTGTAACTACCATCAGTTCAGCATTCAAACATTTAAATACCTCGTTAATTAAGAATCCCTGCAAATAACATAGAAACTCTTCATCTAACTCAACTCCTCTGAAAGTGCAGATTTTATGAGCAGCATGAAGACATTCATGTATAACGTTATATGCAGAATCTTTTATATCTGTATCATCGTATAATGCAATATACAAAAACTCATCAACATCTGATTCAGTAGAATAAAAGGTTTCTGCAACTACATTTGGTGCACTATGTCCGAATACTTTGTTATGAACATCCTGAAGGTAACTTTCTACGGATAGTGGACTTCCAATTAGGATTGACACTTTAACATTAAGAATAGGAACAGTAAATTCCCTAGCTTTCTGTATCATCTTTTACCTCTTCGTATTCTGTAAATTCATAGATATAAGTATTCCCCCTAAAGGTGGATTCACTATCTGTTAATGCTTTTTCAAAGCATTCCTTGAATTTATCTACATTTTTAGTAGAAACTTTACCATGAATTATAACTTCGTACTCCATTAGAATTTCTTAGGATTAATTGCCCATATTTCTTCTTCAATAGCCTGAGATACATTCATTCGTACTTCACGAATACTATCTTTAGTAACTTCAGCTACTTTGAAAGGATGTTCAAGGGCTCTTTTGTAAGCTAACTCACGACCAACCTTCTTTACGAAACGATCTTTAGCTGAACATACAGCTACTCCAAAAGATAATTTTGTACGATCCTCATTAAGCAGACTACAAATAGTAATTCGAGGCATAGGCTGAATTGGAGATTTGTAAAAACCAACAACATCATCAAGAGTAAAATCTTGAGTTCCTACAACTAAAGCCTTTACAGTGCTCAGCGGAACACTGTAATAAAAACGTGCATTTTTCATATTATATAGGTATTAAATTTCCTTCGGTAGTTTGAAGTTTAAAAATTTTTGCATCAGTCAATAGTTCTCCACAAGTAGAATCAAATATATAGAAAGTATCTACATAGGGAACCAATCCTTCATAATTTATTAACTTCGGTCTAAATAATCTATAAGCTGGCATTTCTACTTCAGTGAGAGTCTTTATACTGTATATAGTTCTATCTACTTTATAAAAGTCTATAGGAACCTTACTTGCAACAGCTTTTGCGAACTTTACATAGTAAAAAGGACTAATTGAGTAAATTCTATCCAAAAAGTATAAAGAATCATTGATTTGCCAAAGTATTGCTCTGGCACAAATTTTACCTTTTTTATCAAGTGCCACAGCAATCTTTGCATCAGCTTTTTCATAAAACTCAAAAAAATCTTGACACTCAGCATATCGCATACAAGAATTATACAATGTAGATCTTATACATCTTAGTTCTTCTGCATAATTATCTTCTAAATATGCTATACGTATTTTTTCAGGTCCCCAAATTTCTACACTAAGAGTTTCTCCATATCCAGAAACAAAATTGGATATCCTTTCGATATCACATCTATCCAGATAAAGGGCCCAATTGAACTTATTAAGTAATCGTCCTATAGTAGTTGTTTTCCTATTACTATCTATATATGCACGTGTGGGCTCAAAATCCTTTTTAAGAGTTTTCTCTATAGGAAGATAAGAAACTTTGCCTGTATTATAGTCAATATCTAGATAATTGACCTTTTTAGAAGGATTTAGTTCTAGAATGGCAGATAATCCAGCTGGGAATGCTCTCATAATAGATGTAAACTTATCAGACATTCTAATAATGTTCTTTCCTAAGTCATACTCCTTATATTCAACAACACCCTCATACTCAGTCACTATTTCTAATACCCACATGGACATATTTGAAATAATTTGTACACCTTTTGGGCATCCATTTTTTACGTTTACTTGTTTTGCATCTATAACTCTTACTGGAATTAATCGATCTGCATGGTATAACTGCTTAATATGATCGGAAACATAGTCTAAATAATCATATCCTTTATACTTAAAGTAGTATACTGGAAATGATTCAAATACTTTTGATTTCTTCTTGAAGCTATTTTTTATCTCTACACTTTTTTCCGTCCAACGATCATGAATTTCTCTCCATGAATGTGATTTTGGAGTAGGAGTCTCTGCCCAATATAAAGAGTGATTAAATATTTCTGGAGATAACCTAGATAAAATAAAGGGTTTGCAGCTTAACTCGTAAGGAAAACCTTTTATCTGCAACCCTTTATTAAATTGTTCCACTAAATCATACTTATTGCAAAATGCAACAAACTCATCATAAAAAAAATCTAATGCAGTCATTTTTTATTTCTCTTATATATCTTTTTTGATTCTTTAATCTTAGTTTTAGGAAGAGGCTTACCATATAATTGGATCTCCTCTTCCCTTGATTTTTTCCTTACAGCCTTTATGTAATCTAAGATACGTTTATTTTCTAGAGAATTTAGCTTTCCACTCTTCTCCCCATCTTTTACCTTTTTCATAACGTAAATCGATTGTATAATCGCTATAATTGTAGTCGCTAACTATTGTTTTAGGATTTGGAATATTACAATCAAAATCCTCATCTTGTAATCTTAAAAAATTACTCTTTAAATAATTTTTTATCCTCCTTTTAACGATTCTGTGATAAATGCCTTTAAGACCTTTATCTTTAAAAATTGGAAGTTTGCGACTTTTTGACATAACTAAAGTTTGCGATTTAAATAACTACTAAAATCTGCTTTTACAGGACAATATTCTTCATTCGCAAATAATGACGAAGTAAGAATCATGTCTGCTGTAGTTCTATTTGTTGCAAATGCAATATTATATAAGGATGCCAATCGAGTTAATGCAGAAATATCTGTTTGATGTCCTTGTGTAATAAGATTATCACAGAAGAAGATTAATACATCAATTTGACCTTGTGCAATCATTGCACCAATCATTTGATCTCCTCCAAGAGGTCCAGAAAGAACAGAGGTTACATTTAAATATTTATTTACAAAATATTCATTTCCTTTCCAGTCTGTTTCTGCAACTTGTTTAACCATGATATTGCCAAGTAACTTACCTGTAGTACCTGTAGCAATAATATGATGATTATATAATGACTGTTTATTGAATTTAACCCAATCAATTAATTCCTTTTTCCTTGCATCATGTGCAACAAGTGCAATGTTTAATTTTTTCATATTTAAAATAATTCTTCTGGATCTTTAAAATTAAGTAACTCATTAGGAGAAATATAATAATATCCTACCTTATAATCAGCATATTTTACAGTTTTACACTTAACATCAGGAAACAACCAGTAATAGTAAATATCCTCAGAATTAGTAGTTTCCCAATTCTTATTTCCAAATCTAGATAGTAAAGGTAATTTAATTTGTGCTCTTGTTAACTCAATATAATCTCCTCTACCTCCATGAACTACTCTTTCAAAACCATTTGCAAATAAGAATCCATTCTTAAGATATAGTTTTTGTTCAATCATAATTCATATTTTAGGGTGTATAACCGAATTCGAATCGGTGACCTCCAGAGCCACAATCTGGCGCTCTAAACCAACTGAGCTATATACACCATATAGGAGGTTAATCCTCCTTGTGTTCCCTTAAATGTTTACCAATATAAACTCCTACACTTAAAGGAGCATAAATACCAGCAAATAATAAAAGAATATAATCTGAAAACTTTCAAGGTTTTCCGTCATCAGATCCAAAAATAATACCTACACAAATCAAGTAATACACTAAAGAGAAAATCATAGTCTATTCTTTAGGAATTAAAAAACTAGACGTAACCTTGGTCAAAAAATCACTATCGACTTTAACAATAGCATCTAATCTATCTTTACGTCTATATACTCTAAACATATCATCTCTATTAGTAGTAAAATTAGAAAAATCAATTTTACCCTTTAGAGACCGTATTAAAGAAATTCTTGGACAGATACACCAAGTAGTTTCCAACTCAAAGGCTATATAATCAGCTTGCCCGAATAGCCAGCCTTTATCTCCATGAACGTTTCTGAGTTCTATCCAATGAATATCATAGTTAGGAAGTAAATCAGAGCGGTTGGTTTTCTTTGCAGCTTTAACATCGAAACTATTTGCTCCTACCCAGATATCAATATGACGATAAATGTCATCTTCCTTGCTAGCTTCTTCTATTATAGAGGACGAAAGACTTTTAGCTTTACAAAGAGCTAAGGCAAATTCTAATTCTTTCTCTTTACCTTTTTCCAAAAAACTATTCTGAATCATGCTTACAATGGGCTTCCACCTCTTCTAAAGAACTAAATACTTTATCCTCCCTAATAGACTCCTGTTTTCCATCGATACGATAATAAATACTTGTATAATCAGGATATACATGAATTCTAATAGATGTAATTATGTAAGGAGTTGGATCTGGGAACATCAATGAAATATTCTCGAGAAAAGTCAAGAGCAGTTTTCTTTAAATATACTTTCTGCCCTATATCATATTTTGTAGGTATTGTTGTAGTCATTTAATCTACAATTTGTACAAATCTCTGTCTTTCTGTAGTTACATAAGGATTCTTATCTACTACGTCAACAGTTACAATTTTTTGTTTTTTCGTAAACCATCTTGGAAGGAACCACTTCCTTTGCTTAATTGGTTCTTTTTTCCAAGAAACAATAATATATTTTTCATTGTTAAACTCACTTGACACTCCTACTTCATTTGGATATTCAAGATGCAGACAAGTTCTAGCCCATTTATCTTGAATACACGTATCAAGTTTAAAACCAGGATCTTTAAATATAGTATCTCTAATAAAAATAGTATCTGACTTAGAAATATGTTCTAACTGATATTGTAAAGATTCTAATTTCTTATCCTTTATTTTGAGTTCTTGGGCTACTTCTCGCATTTTCACAAGAATTGAATCATTCATGTGGGTCATTTGAGCTAACTCAAATCTAAAAACTATATTACTCTCTTTCAAGGCTGAGTTTTCAGCCGAGTATGCTTTTTCATTATTAACGGATATATCTAATGATTTATTTAAATCATTTATTCGCATATTCATAAAATATACAGTTATTCCCAAAATAACTGCAACTACACCAAAGATTTTAGTTATTCAACTTTTCATATGTTATATGTTTGTAAATAGCCCACAGCATAGGACTAAGTATGATAGCTAATCCAACTAACCACCACATATTAATTATTATAAAGTTCTACAATTTTAAATCTTAATGATTCACTAAACCGAATCAATTCCATTCGATCCTTTATTCTTTTATTATACCATTTACCTGCCCCAGGATTATGTAGTTTAATTGCTCTATCAATATCTCTAGTTGGATTATAATGGTCATTCATCATTTCAAACATAGTTAAAGCTTTATCAAGATCCCAAGCATCCTCTAACACAAAATTAGTGTTATATAAGTTATTAACTTCATCAACATAAATTTTAGTAATTTGGAATGGGCCTATTGCATTTTTACTAGATTTTACTTTTGGATTTCTCTCACATTCTACTTCAACAAGTGCCATGATAAAAACTTGCCATTCTGTAAGAGAATCACAATCTTCTGTAATAATTGCAGGAGAGTTTACTGGAGGCACTTCTGATTTACATGGGAGATTTAATATCAAACCAAATAGTATATACATACCCAGAATAGTAATCCATCCAATAAAAATTCGTTTATAAGTCATATTTTTAAGTTTTACTTACAGTATACCCATGGTGTTCTAAAACCTGTTTACATAAAGACAAATATTCCTCTATAGTTAAATCATGTTTAGAATAATTAGCTGAGGGAATAGTTACTCCTAGATTTGATAATTCATTAGTTCCTCCTTTTGATACAGGAACTATATGATCAAAACAATAATCATCTTTTGTCAAATCAATAGGTGTACCTGTTAAATAACATTAGTTCCATTAAGATATGTTAACACATCCTTGTAATAACATTTATTAGCCAAATTTCCTTTGTTTTTATATCTATTATTGAACTCTGATATGTTTAGATCTATCTCTTCGATTTAGAAAGTTAGAACAACTATGCATAAATTTGTACTTTCAATCCTTACATTTGTTTTCGCTTTGTCATTTTGTAGCTGCTATCTTAGTAGTCGTATTCAAATGATATGCAACTGTACTTTTAGAACAGTGTAGAATAGTACAAATTTCGTTATAAGTTTTTCCTTCTTCCCGTAAATGTATACATTGTTCCTTAATAGTCATATTTACTTCTTATTTGCACGCCTGGTAGGTAACGATCCCACAGGGCTGAAGATGGACCAACAGCATAGAGGTTTTGAAGACCTCCCCCCCGCCTCGGGTCAGGCGCAATTCTTTCTATTATTTCTTTCGACTCCTATGAATTAGATCTTCTTTACCTTTAATATACAAATAATTCTCCAGAAGGTCCTAAAATAGTAGCATAAACATTAAATCCATTTATAGTAAGATATGTGTAAATTACATCTAGTTCAGAATCAATATAAGATTTTATAAGACGAGATAGTCCATAATCACCTTCTATAGAAAGTACTCTGGAACCTTTTGCATGCCAAAGACAGTTCTCCTGACTATTCCAGGTAGGAGGTGCTGTAGAAATACAGGATTTACCTCCAGTTATATATAAATAAAGTTCTTCACTCATAGGAAGTCTTTCTGTTCATATGTATACGGATTACTAGAGTTTACAGTGATATTATTAGTATAGATTCCAGTTGAAGGGATGTATAAATTTGAGGTAGTAGAAGTAAGATTTCCACTGCCTACACCTGTTGCTGAACATCCCACAGGACCTATAGGCCCTTTAATACTTGCCTAATTTTTAGTATCTCCTAGGTCTGCTAGACCAGGAAGATTTGTCGTTGAAAAATTTTCAATATTCATTGGTATTAATAATTTTAAACATTGTTAAGTACCCCTGACAGGACTCGAACCTGCACGAGTTTCCTCACTAGATCCTAAGTCTAGCGCGGCTACCAAATTACGCCACAGGGGCATCCTTAATTACTCTAAATTCGAAATATATAATTCAGTAATATTATTATCAAATAGCAGAGTATCCCAATTTGGTCCGTTTCCTTTTATAGTTATAACTGCAGATTTATTTTTCTCATTGTAACTGAAATCTCTTACATGTTGAAAATTAAAAACCTGTTCCATCATCAAAGATAATTCTGATTACTTTAAATTCCATACCCTTCTAATATTAGTTTATTTGCGGAGAGCAGTGGAATCGAACCACATTGCTTAGCAGGCAAGCCCTATCACCATCAAGGATTACTCTCCAAACCTTTAGACGTCCTTCAAAAAATTAAATCTAAGGACAATGTAAATTACTCCTGTTATTACTACTGCTTCAGCAAGTAATCCAATAGCAATCATACTTCCTAAAGCTGCAATAACCCAGATTAGAATTGCCGTTGTTAAATTAGCTATATTAGTAGATCTATCTTTCCAGATAATTCCTGCACCAATAAAGCCAACACCAGAAGCTATTTGGGCAGCAACTCTGGAAGGGTCTCCGCCTATCCTTGTGGAAATATAAGTAAATATAAAAGATCCTAACATTAATAGAATAACCGAACGAATGCCAATTACTTTATTTGTTTTTTGTCTTTCATATCCCAAAATAAACCCACAAAGAATTAATATAACCAAATTAACGAAAAACATATTAAATATAAATCAACTTATTACACTTCGGACATGAATAAATACTTATAATATTTCCATTAGAGTCTTTAGTCTCCCCTATATATCGAAGGGGAGTTCCACATATATTACAATATAGCATTATATAACAAAATTATAAGAAAGAGTTAAAGTTCCTAATAGAATAAGAGTAGCGATCATTAAAGTAGATATCATTTCTTCTGATATATTAATTGCGCTAAGTAAGAGGGGAAATGTTACTAACAATCCAGCTAAAAGACTTATTCCAGTTAAAAATAGAATTCTATATAAATCATATGTCTTATTGGGAGCAATAAAATACTCTTTAAGAGTATAAGTTAGAATTGTTCCAGGTTTGTTATGGTATAGATGGTAATCTTCTGGGGGAGCATCAATACTAAAGATTTTATTACTATTAACCTCCTGTAAAATAAGATACATATGTCCAGAACGCTTATAACCTCCTTCAGTTTTTTCACCTCCAACAACTCTACACTGATAAGTATGAGTTTTTAGATAACTGCTAAATCCAGAATTGTGTAACCCAAGACATATAAGAAAAACAACCACTGAAGGAATTACATAAAAACAAATTTTAAAACGCCACTTCATTTGAAAATAGTATTAAGTACAACTTATTTCTAAATGTGTATCCTTTTCTCCGATAATCCATTTATGAAATTTATTCTTTGCTTGAACGTAAATATACGGGGATCATGATTCAGTTTATTTAAGAAAGTTCTTGTTTCTGATAATTTTTAAGCAATCCTAAAATATTTTCTCTACCAACAGGATTTGCAGATTGACTTGCAAATAATGGAAGTTTCCTCCCGTCATCAATACAACGATTTACAATATATTTAGCTATATCATAACCACTTTTTTCCTCTCCTAAATCATGGTCTAGACAAATTGCATCAGGCCATTCTTTTTCAAGAAAATCAATTGCTTCTTGATAAGATTGTGCCCATATTACAAGACAATTTCAGCCAATTGGACTAAAATTTAACCAATCATCCTCAAGCGGATTACGGGCATCATCTACCCAAAGTAACGTTTGCATTCTAAATACGAATTAAATGGTTGACCACAAAATGGGCAAAATCCAATATGTATGCCAATTTCAGTCCAATTATCAGCATTCACAATAACCCCATAATTGGCTTTAGTTAATATAACATATTCTCTACCCTCAATCTGGAAGGGAACAAAACTAGTACAGTATTGACACATTTAGATTTCTTTATTATTTAGTAACTTTATCAGACTCTATAAAAATCAAGTTACCGAGGCAATTATGTTTGATACAACATTCACAAGGCTTCCAAGTTGGAAGATAAACACAAGCCAGTCCTTTAACATCCTGAACTTTAACTATCATATTATAGCTCTTTAATATCACCACAACTAACACACTTACTGTATTTAGTGCAGGCTAAATTTGACATCCCCATAGAAAGTAAAGTTGAAAAGATTCTAGCTATACCAGAAGCTCCATATCCATCTTCAGTCCAAATTACATGAATACAATAAGGACAATATGTTTTTACGTATTCCATAATATATAAGTTATTAGAGGTGCTATCCGAGTCGAACGGACCTTTCAATAGGACTCGAACCTATTTACTATAACCACTGCACCTGTTATTTAGTACCCCCGCCAGAATTCGAATCTGGATTATCAGGTTAGAAATCTGAGGTTCTCTCCATTGAACTACAGGGGCTTAAAAATAAACAGATGTATCTGTTTATTTTAGTTTGTCTTTAATATGTTAAAACCATTTACTTATAATAAGCATTTCTTTCTGATTGGGACATATACTCCCATTTTACATTTTTGAATTCCTCAAGAGTTCTACACCCAGTATAGGACATAGCTGATCTTAATGCAGAATCAAATTGGGAAAGTAAAGATTCAAGAGAATATTCAATAGGAACCCAGATCTCAATTCCTTCTTCTGCCTTTTTAGTATTAGAAATATCTTTCTGCCCACGTTCACTTGCCATTCCATAATAGAGTCGTTCTTTGGGATACTTTCCTGTATTAAAAATCCTATCTTTTTCAGCTAAGGTTAGGGCTGTAAGATATTTAGCAAGTTGTGGATCCTTATCAATTCCTTTAATTCTAGATATTCCACAGGCTTCTGTACACTGAGCAAACATTTTGCCCATCATTACATAATCTGCACCTAAAGCTAAACATTTTATAGCTCTATCTATTGTAGAAATTCCTCCATCTGCAATGATTTTTGGAGCTTTTTTAGGTTTAGGAGAATCTTTAATCATGGATTTACAATTAGATAGATGTCGTAACAACCATTCCATTGAAGCATGTATCCCAGTTTTTACTCCAGTAGTACATACACTACCAGTTCCAATTCCTACTCGAACATAATCTACTCCTGCATCATAACATTCCCAATAAAGATCTGGATGTGCAATATTTCCTACCATTATAATAATAGTTCCCCATCTCTCCTTAGCCTTTTTGACTAATTCATAGATTTTTTTCATATGTCCATTAGCTAAATCAATAAGTACTAAAGGACACTCATCCGCTACTTCTCCTTCACAAAAGAAAGTCTCAAATTCTTTTAAACTAAATGCACACCATACATGATTACATGCATTAAGTCTAAATTGTAAATTATCAACACGTCGGGGAATAATAGGAAGAACATCAGCATCTGTAAAAAGTTGATAATTTGATTCATCAATTACAGATGTCATAGGAGCAACAAAGATAGGATAGGTTCCTAAATCTCCTCAAGGATCACATTCACTACGACTTACAATATCAGTAGCTTTTGAACTGGGTAAAATACCTATTTCATCTAAACTATACATCATCTTCTATTTCTTTTAAAATCTCGCAAATTCAATATTTAGGATCGTTAATCAAATAATGATTCCCAAATTCATTTCTTAAGCACATTTCTTCATTCACTTTTGTGTCAGATAATGTTCTTAATGAATTATACCTAAATCCTTCTCCTTCAGGAGCTTCAATTGATTGTATTCTATATAAGACAGTTTTCATACCTTTACTTTAGAGGTTCTAGAAGGATTCGAACCCTCGTTCTCAGATTCGTATTCTAAAATTCTTCCAATTAAACTATAGAACCAAAAGGCGGATTTACTCCGCCTGTAAAGCTATTCTGCTTTCTTATCACAGTCTACTTCAGGAAGTTCTGTGAAATACTCATTATAAATATTCTGAGCAATTTCCAGACAGATTTCAGCGTTGCGCAGGTCATCACGAAGCTTGAACATCCGAGTTACCCACTCATCTGCCTTAAAGTCCGTACCTACAACCAGTGATTCGGTCGATTTAATCGACAGATCCTCCAGATTCATAATCTTGGACTTAATCCGACGAATCCCTTTCTCAATGAGATTAACCTGATCCTTAGCTGCTTCGCGGGCATCAGCATTGATGATTTCAGCACGTTTCTTGAGTACTGCAGTTCCAGTAGCACTCAGAATTTCATTAAATTTATTCATAAACTTTTATTACTCTTATATTGTTTGGAAGTTCTTCTTTATCCCAATCCTTATAAGAATTGGTAATTGTTATTGTTTTGTAAAGTTCTGACAATTTTACTAAAGGTTCTTTTTGGATAGCATGTGTGACACGTAAATGCACATCAGTTACTCCCATGTCTTGTAATGCTTTATAAATTGCAAAGAAAGTTCCTCCACCATCACATAAGTCATCAAAAACTAGAATAGAAGTATTTGGCTTTATTCTAGAAGGTAATTTTACCTCTAACTTATCTCTTGAAATCCTATGCTTTGTAGCATAGTATGTCGTATCAAAGTCAAAAAGCTCACTGTAACGATGATAGGCACCTTCGTCAGGGAATAAAACATTCTCTGAAATATTAGAACTTGCTTCTAAAGCAAAGAATGCAGGCCAGTCATTATCAATTACCCCTTCTGTAATCAAACGCTTAGAATGAGGATCCAGTACTAGAATTTGCTGTGCTTGTACAAAGATAAGACATTTTTTAACAAGCTCCAAATCTAATGCCTCATTAAAAGAAAATAATCTATCAGTTCGCGCTGCAAACAAATAAGCTATTTGTAGATAGGAAATCTGGATACCTTGACGATGACAAATATCCGCTAATTGCATTAGAATCCAAATATCATTCAAATTGGATAATCTAGTATAGATCAGCAGGGACTTTCGTCTATCCATTTCAGACTCAAGTACAAGATGAGATTGAGAATCAGGATAAGTATCAATTCGATACTTTATTTCTGACTTTTCTGGGTATAAAAAGTTAATTATTTGCATACAGAGTCAAAATTCTTTTTGCAGGTTTTGATAGAGTAATTATAAGGGATTCCTAAGTCATGTCCTGCACATATGTTTCAATCAACCTTACCTTATAGTCAGGATTAAAGTGTGATTTAACATGGTCAATTCCATACAAGACTAATTCCTTATTGAATTCATAAGTTTGAAATTCCCCTTGAAAAGGATTATTTAAATTTGTTTCATAAGGGTTATTAATCTCCTTAAATATAGAATCTCCAACAGGCCCTTTACCATGTCTTGTTAAATAAGATCTATATACAAAATTAAATATTAGTTGATCATCACTTAAAAAGAATGGGAGATTGTTCCACGATGGACAACATGGAAGTGGGGTAGTATATTCATATGAAAATCCAATATTAGGGTCCAAAAGTACTCCTTGAGAACCCTCAAATATCACAGAAGTCTTTTCTTTCCATGCTAATTTAGATAACGTATCCTCCAATACTATATTGGGATAAAAAATCTTACAATAAGTATGTACTAAAGAATCTAAGTTATCGAAAACATGAGTAAATCTTGAATAAGTTTCCTTAAACTGGAGTCTATCTTCCGCCCATTCTCTAATTAATCGGAGCTTCATTTTTACAACTTGAGGAAAAGCTAAATCTTTTACATATAAAGCTAGTCCTTCTCTTTGTCTCTGAACAGTCTCCCATATTCCTTTCCCTACTGTAGAACCTTTCAGAATTCAACATTACATCAAAAGGAGTTGTTATTTGTACATATGGATCAAAATATTGGATAGGGATATTACATCCTAGGAAATCTAACTCCTCTCGTTCCCGCATCCATTTCTTCGTGTAGAGATCTTTGATGAAAGATTTCTTCTCTGGATTTTTTAGTATAGCTATCAGCAAAAGCTTTATATGCGCTAGAACTCCATGATCCGCTTCCTATATTAATAATGTATTTTAATTACATGATCTTTGTGATACGCAGCTTCATGTAATTTTAAGATTTTTAATTCTTGTTCAGTAAAAGCACATTGTATTCTACCTGTGCAAGTAAGATTTCGCTGCTTTACAATAAGAGTATCAAGCTCTTTGTATGTAAAACCAAAATTTTCTTCATCAGACTTTCCTGTTAATCCATCTGCAGGAGTCTTATGTATAAGATCATATGGGAGCCCCATGTAGTCTCCTAAAGAAATAACTTCAGAACATGTTAATTGAGAAATAGGATTAATATCAGATGCCAAATCTCCCCATTTAGTTCCCCAACCAATAAATAATTCTGAAGTATTACTAGTCCCTGCTACTCGATATCCTACAGACTGAGCTATAGTATATAGAATAGTCATACGAATACGAGGAGGAACATTAGTAAGAGCCTTTTTCGTTACTGGAATGTTTTCTTCACTCCCTTCCACTGTAGTTATTTTCGAAACATCAATTTGATGAATAAGTTCATCAAACGCATTTTCTATATTAACAACAGTATAGTTAATATCAAGAAAGTCACATACTGTATAACTATCCTCAATATCAGCTTGCTTACCATTAGGCATTAGCACACCTAATATATTTTCCTTACCTATAGAATCTACCAATAATTTGGCCACTACAGTAGAATCCTTTCCTCCAGAAATACCAAGAACATACCCTTTCACATGAGTACGTTCTTGATAATTCTTAAGAAAGGAAACTATTCCTTCATATACTTCTTTCATTAGAATTCCCCGTTCCAAAGAGTTCTACGAATTTCTGTGAGGGTAGTTTGCTCTCTCATTTTTCCATCTGAAAAGATAGGACGAAGTAAATTGAAAGGCTCATTATGAGCTTCTTTCAGTGTCATACCTTCATCACAATCAAACTCACCAGTTACATGGTTGTAGAAAACAGCACAACATCCTCTGTGGGATTTCTTCATTCCTGAATCCGTTTTAGGATTTTTGCAGACCATGATAGATTTAGTTTTTCCATCAATGGTTTGTTCTACATAGCTGCATTTAATTGCTACATTAAATGTATCGCGAGAGAACATATTTACATTCCCAAACTCATCCATGTAAGAAAGCATGGAAAATCCTCCTGCACCAAGTGCAACATTCTCTGCAGAGAATCCTTTATCATACAAAATCTGATAAATCTGTTTTGCACGTAACTGAGTGATGCCATCACCATATAAAGCTCGAACATGAGGGTCTAAGACTTTATATCCCTTAGAGTTGACAGTGCCTCCAAAAGTCTCCCAAAGAGAGAAAACCGTCTCAGTTACAATTTCTACAGGATCTCCAGAGTCACCACGAACATACAAAGTACCATTTCTACTGAGAATTTTTTCCTTAAGAGATGGAAGAATCTCATCGACAACATTCCAGTAATCATAGGAATCACTTACCATAGAGAATGATCCATTAGGATAGACCTCAGTAAGGAGGCGTCGAATCATAACTTTTTCATCCCCATTAATGGCAGCAGAACTACACATTACGGAGTGCTCAGTAGAAGCCATACCTCCACCTACTACAGACATTGGGGTATGATAATACTTTGAAGCATACATAATGCCAGGAATAGTCGCAGTCTTATTAAAAGAGAGTAAAAATCCACACGAAGCTTTAATAGCACCATGAAGTCCAACTAAACTTCTAAATCCGAACTCAGAAATAGCAGAACGACCAGAAATATCAGAAGTTTTAGAATAAAAATCATTTACGATACTACGATATTTAGTTACAGCAGTTGCAACACACATTGGATACCAAAGCTCAGAGAGCATCAGGGTTTCAATGAAATTAGTACACCATGCAAATTCTGGATTAGTATTAGAAATCTCGATACAGGGGATATTCATTCCTACTTTATATCCCTCAGGAAGTGCCCAAATTTCGATAGGAAGATATCCTAATTCATGAAGGTTTTTAATTTTATCCGAGTTAACACGGTCTGCTCCCATAGTAGAAGAAATCACAAATTCATATTCTGCAATAACTTCTTCTAAGGGACGATTAAAGAAATTTTCATTCATGTACTCAATCAGATACTCCTCAATAAATGCTTGAATACCAAAAACTACTACCTTATCAAATTCAGGAATACTAGCTTTACGAGGTACATAGTAAGAAACTACCTTAGTAATGTTAGGGTCATACTGACGTTGATGGTCCTGTTTATAGAAATCAGAAAGAAGGACCGAACATGGTTTAAACATTTTTTATTTTTTTTAAATATTCTATAGCTTTAGATAAAATAGTTATATCATCCTCAAAATATCCTAATCCTCTATTACATTTGTTACATAGTAGGCCTCTAATACTACCATTTATATGGTTATGATCTACTGCCAAATTACTAACTTTTGCACTTGTTTCAGGTTTTCCACATATAGCACAAACGCCACCTTGAAGTTGAAACAGAGTGTCATAATCTTCTAAAGTAATTTAAGATGATGCTTTCGAAGTTTTTCTTGATTTTCTGGAAGATTATAATACTCTTTTCTTTTCACCTTTCATTATGTTCCCGAACTTTATCAGGATTTTCTTCTCTGTATTTTATTTCTACAGTCTTTACATCAACAAGTATATCCATCAGAAGAATGGCGATCTTTAGCAAAGAGTGAAATGTCTTTAGTCTCTCCACATTTTGAACAAATTTTATCCATATTTCATTAGTTTTATACTACAAAAATATTAATAAAATTTAGTTCTACAAACTGTTCTAAACATTAAGTTTATTTTAATAACGATTAATTATAGTCATTTGTAAACCCTCCATAACATCTAAAGCTTTGTTATGAAGTTCATTGTTATTGGAACGACAAAGACTAGCGTCAATTATGATTTCTGCGCTAGGAAATATTGTTTGTAGACTAACTGCACAAGAGAGAACACAAAGATTTGTAACAACTCCTACAACAGTAATATTATCAAAAGTATTATTTGTAATACATTCAGGAGTTGCTGAAAGGGATGCATCTTCTAAAGTATCTTGGCCGAATCCAAAAGAATTAATTTTATCAAGAATATAACAAGATCCTAAGAAAGGTTTAAATTCTTTACAAATTTGCCATCCCTTTGAAGATTCTTCACAATGCATAGGCAGATATTTTCCTTCCCTTGAGTTTTTATAGAGATACTTTGTAGGAGCTGACTTGCTATAGTGAGTATCTCTTGTAAATAATACAATATCGTCTTTAATAAGATGATCTTCAACCTTAGCTTTAATGCCAGGGATAATTTCTTCCGCGCCAGGAACCGTTAAAGCTCCTCGAACAAAGTCTTCTTGCATGTCGACTACTACAAGTAACTGCATATATCTTTTTTATTTATAATTAAATAGCTATCCTTGCCAAAAGGAATAACATTAGAATTAGCTTGTCCAATTGTATTTATAATTACCTCCTTTTTAGACTCCCAAATAAAAATTTGTAAAAGCCTACTGGTTCTTTTCATAACCCAGGCCTTATATACTTTTCTATTAGTAACTATAAATACATCGTCAAATTGTTCTAAGTCAACCATTTTTTTAGGAAATTCTTTTGAACTATCAGTTGATGGTTCATTAAACCTTCTAAATATTCTTAAGAATCATCTCTTCATCGCTTGAACTTTTTCTTTACTAAAGATTTTCCTCCCTCTTGGTCTTTAAACTTCTTAGGCCGCTTTGGCATTCTAGGTTTATCCTCCTCGCAATAGTCAGGAATTTGATAATCTTTAAGGTACTTACCCATAATTAGATTATTAATAAAAAGGCTCTAGTATTTCTACCAGAGCCTATTAAATTTACATCTTAATGAGAGACAGAATCTCTTGATTCATAGCCTCATCGAACAGATCCCGTGTAGTCTGCACCTTCCCATTTAAGAAAGATACAATCTGTGCTGAATATCCAGACATGTAGTAGACATTCTTGACGTCACCATAAGTTTGGAATGGAGGGCGATTCTGCGCATGATATCCGTAGTAATCGTTTCTCAAATTCCAAAGGCAAATGACAAAATTGTCAACATACTTTTTAGAAAATCCTGCAGCTGTCAATGTATCATGGACTCTTTCAACTGAAGTCTTATTCAGACTTGAAGCATCAAACTCACAATCACTGATACAAAGAATTCCTTTAGGAAATTCCTCTTCTGGAACACCTTCAAGCTTCAACTGAGTAAAGAGGTTAATAACACCCTCAAAGTTTGTACTTCCATAGTACCCTGAACGGTCATTAAACCATTTTTCCAGAGGAGTTTTTCCTTTCCACTCATGCATCATAGCTTTCGAGTTGAACTCAATCCATGCATTTTGAAACCTTCCTTTCAAGAAGTAAGAGAAATACAGAGCAATTGCCTTACTTACATTGTAACAAGACATGGAAGTTCCAGCTGCTGCTGCACCCATTGAACCAGAAGTATCACGTACCACAATTAGATCTGTAGTATTGCCCTCTTCCTTACACTTATTAACAAAAGTCATAAACTGCTTATTAATAGTATCTTTGATGTGCTGCTCTATATTACAAGGAGCAGTGTTACAAATAGGTTTAAAGAGCTCATGTACAAAACCTGTGTACTTCACCTTCTTTGTCTCTGGGGCTCCTATCCATTCCTGATACTTCTCTTTGAGATTATGATTCTCTAAGAACTTGGAGTGTACAAGAAGGTTTAAGGCGCGACCATGAATCTTATCAAAGTCAATCTCTGTATATCGTTGCTTTGAAATAAGCTGTTGCCAGCTATGTGCTGTCCCTGCGGCTTTCATCTTTGCATAAGAACGATATACCCGATACTTTTCAGCATCTGTCCTTGCTTCTGACGCACCGTAAAGTCCTGAACACAGCCATTTTGCAATCATACAATTTGCTTGTGCCTCTACTGTAGTACACTTGGAACGTGCCTTGACCTGAGGAAGATACTTACGAAGAAGATTCGTTTGGGAATCAGAACTAAGGCCAGCAGTAATCAGATCTGCAAAACGGTGCCAATCCAGAACTCGGTGTTCCCAGCCGTTATAAACTAAGTCATAACGAAGCATAACGAAGAGATCTTTCCAAGAACCCACCAAGGGAATCAGCCAAGCATTCTTCCAGAATACTTTTTTATCTTTGGTATGTAGCCAGATGAGACGCATAATACCTTCATGACGAAGCTCAGAACCCTTTTGTACTTCTTCGGTACCATACTCTTTATCATTAATCTTACGACAAATCATTCGCAAGAAAAAGATAAATTTAACAGTATCCTCTTTATTTTCTGCCCAGAGAATTTCACAGTCTTTTGCAATTTCTGCAAATGGGCGGATCTCTCTGTACTTAGATGTACTGCCAAACTGGTCAACGAAGGGATCCCCTGTACTGGAATAGGCTTTGCCACCGTTACCTGTAGTGGTTTCTGCTGCAGTTTTTAATCCTGCCTGAATAAAGGCTGATTTAGATGACGATTTACTGCTATCAACAGCAAATAACATTTTCTTTTTTGCTTCAAACATCTTGTTAAAAATTTAAAAATTGAACAAAGTCGATACTCGCAAATTAAATTAGTCCCGCCGTGAGGATTCGAACCTCACTACCCCAGAGTCCACTACACCAATTTGTTAACGGGGGTTTGATTTACAGTCAAATGGTGTTACGTCGGGATTTTATAGCTCTACTTTATATTTATCATATTTAATAATTAATTTAAAAGAAAGGCTACGTTATCATCCAAAAATATGCATTAAGAAGATAATTGCTGTATGTAGCCTATTAGTGGGACGAATCGAACGTTCACCTCTGGATTTTCAGCCCCGAAGACTTTTTTTCTTCAACTGTCTCCCAATCATGTACATGAAATTTCAATTCAAACCATTTCTTTATAAGTTCTAACATATTATAAAGTTTTTAATAAAATTTTAGAGCCTCCTGTCGGACTCGAACCGACGCGTTCAAATGAAGACGGATTACAAAACCGTTGCAGTCGCCGCTGTGCCAAGGAGGCTTATAAACACTATCGTAGTTTGCACGTCTGATTTTTTATTGCCATACAAATGATCAATTTATATGTTAAGAGTTATTACGCCGCTAAAATTGCTGAATGAAACTAACTTGTTTCTTTATTGTCTATCAGCATCGACTTTACCCTAACATTTAGGGAGTGCTCATTACTTCGGTAGTTTGTTCGAATAGGCTTTGAGCTAGCCTATAAACTATTTATTTTTAGAGTATCATTTTTATTCCTTGATCCAAAATGTTCAGTCATTGCATGATGATTTGGACACAAAACCTGGAGATTTTCTTCTTTATTGTTAGTTGCATCTCCATCAATATGATGTATCTGAAGAATGGATAAATTAGTATAAGGATTAATGAAATTACATCCTGGAATTTCACAGGTATAATTAGCCTTCTCTAATAAATATCGTCGAATATGTGCAGATAATCCATCTTCACCTGCCATTCCTAATTCTTTACCTTCTTTTCAGCGTTTGATAAATTCCTTGTAGGCATATTCAGCTTGGCATTTCCACAATTTACACAGATAGAAGTAGCACCACGAACATACTTACCACTTTATTTTTACAAATTTCAAACAAACTTTTACTGTTATTTCACACAGTTCTGATTATATCATCTGAAAGTTCTTTAAAACGTTTCATTAATTTAGTTTATTAATAATTATTAGTTACAATTGAGAGGTATAAGAGATTCAAACTCTCCCCTTGTGATTGGAAGTCACATATGCTATCACTAACACCAATACCTCATAAAAGGTCTCTATAAAACTCCGTAGATTAAAAGTCTATTTCTAAATAAAGGTTGCTGTAAGAGACCTTGTAAAACACAACTGTGAAATTTTCGCTTTGAATCATTTCTGATCTCTGGACTAATACTGATAGATTAGAGTGCCTTCATATCAGAGCCTGCAATGTCCATACCGCACTCTCGGCTTTACATTTCACTACAAATCCTAGTTGTGTTATTTCTGCTCTACTATCCAAGCATTCAATCCTCTGGAAGAAGGTCTTTCATTATCAAGTAAATTCTTCAGATCTATCTTACCAATATCTGAGAATTTAATATTGTAGTAGCATCCAGTAACAGGCATGATACTTGCTACATTACTTGTATCAACATGAGCAACGATACAAGTAATATCGTGTGCCAAACCTAACTCCCAGGCAGTACCACTGTCAGAATAATGACCATGATAGATTGCAAGTACACAATCTGCATTTCTGATCTGTTCTACATCATAGTCAAACACTTCACGTGCCCACTCTTCATTAGTTAACTTTTCACCATTTTCAATGAAGTGTTCCATAGGAACTATAACTTCATATCCTTGATTACGCAGAATGAGTGCTGCAGTTTCTACAAGATGCCGTTCTTTTTCATTGAAAACGGACCTGCGGTGAGATAAATCTGCAAGATTAACAGTCTTGTGCCATCTGTACATATTGGGCTAGGTTACTCTAATTTACATCCTACCATTAGACGACTATAATACTTCTCAGCCCTGAAGTTTCCTATAACTCGAACCCAGATCGCTGTTCAACAAAATACAATTCAGTAGAAGAAGCTTGCTGAAGTAACCTTGTGTTTACAAAGATAATAACTTTATTTTACATATGCGGGCACAGGGACTTGAACCCTGAACGGCCTTTCGGCTCCCTTATCATTAAAAGTGATCTGCGCTACCAATTGCGCCATACCCGCTCCTAAAACTAGGTAACAATAAGGACTTGAACCTTTTCACTAAATTAAAAGAGAAATTTTGCTTAAACCATTTACTTTGCTGTATGTTACCTATTCATTGTAAAACTGTAAAGAATTTGTGGCCATGGAAGGACTCGAACCTCCACACACTTATGAACCTAGAATATATAAGCAGCTTTACCACTTTGCTTACAGGGCCATAAAATGGGGAAGCAAGCATGGCCCGCTTACTTCCCCTTCATTGATGAATTACAGTATTCTTAAATATTGTACGATAATGTGCATCTAACTCACTTTAACTTATTGTATTCATACGAGTTAACCATTTCTCCAATTCGCTATATAGTGATTTAATTAGCAGCGAATGGGGGACTCGAACCCCCAGTCTTATGATTTTTTTATTAGTGAATTAGCACATCCTTATTAACTTGAGACTAAAGCTTTTGACGCGACACTAAATCTTATGTAGCTCCTTGTAATTTATCTAGGATATTACAGCTCTTTGCTACTTAGTCTAAGTCTGAAGCTAAGTCTATCGTCAAATATTTTGTTTGTTTTATTACCTACCTTGGAGATAGTTCAGCAGCCATTCTGAATCCAGATTGGATTTTACTGCTTCTACCTCATTTGCTACTTTCAGTGCAGCAATAGTTGCTGACAGAAGAGTACTTCTACGCTGAAGAGCTAATGCTCGCTGACGAGGGGTCCACTCACCAGAGAAACGCTGCATGGTGTAATCACCAAGCTCCATCACAGTATCTTTTACTGCAATTTGGGGCTGATAGTGAGTTGCACTGCCGAGCTTCTGAACATTCGGATCTTCTAAAATGTACTGAGTCTTAGTGATAGACTTTTTAGTACCTTTCAGAAGGGGAGACTGCATAATTGCTCGACCTGCATACATTTCTTCAGTACATGGTTCCCAGATCTCAGAATCTTTACGAACGGGAATGTTCTGGAACATCTCCTGAAGCTGAGGATTTTCCAGAAATGACTTGAGCTTAAGAAGCTCCAGACTGCTCAGATTAGCAATTACATTGCCATCTACAACCAGATCTGCACGAGCAGTTCCCGATGCATTAGTTGCTTCACAATTGAACATCTCACTGATATAGCTTTTTACCATATTAGTGAAATAGTCGAATTTCTCATCTACAGTTGTTACAACCGCAATGAGTTTACGTTCACTGGGAAGATCTACAGTGTCAGGACGAGGTTCGTAAGTGTTTTTAACCCCTCGAAAGTTGTCTGACTCCTTCTTAAAGAAGGTTGTATAATCTCGAAGGAGAGTTTTAAACTGGGAAGCACCCTGCTCCAGTTTTGCGAGTAATACATTTAATTTCATACTAATTATTTTGTTGGTTATATTTCTGGATTTTTCCAAATTGTTCTAAGTTGTTCCTCAGTCATATTAGAGAAACAATCAGACCCATATACAGACTTAATTCTTTTCTTTTGCCCCTTTGTCAATTTATTTAACAAAGTTTTTATAGTCACCAAGGGAGTATTACTAGTATGTTTACCTATAGAACTAGTTTTCAAATCATTTAATTCCCGCTTTAATGTTTGGACTTGCATCTCTAATGCTCTATTTTCCTCAATCAGTGATTCTTGAAATTGAGGATCCTCCAGTTAAAAATAAAGAAGCATGCTTTAATCAAAGCCTTATAATCTTCATAAGGAATAAGGCTTACTTTATTAGTAGTTGGAACATATAGTTCTCTCTATCAATGATAATTGATATGTCGCCAATAGTGTAATACCTAGATTGCTTGCTTTCGGAGGTTACAATCTTATAAGCAAATCTTCTTAAATACTTATCTATCTTATTCATATATTTTTAAATGTTGTCTGGATAGCAAGATTCGAACTTGCGCCCGCCATTACAGCTTGCTCTGGTTCCCAAAACCAGCGAGGTTGACCTGACTCCTCCATACCCAGATATAAAGTCTCTATATTTTTAACTATGCTTTTCTATTAAACAGGAATTGAATACTATAAATTTTGCTGAAGAGACTTTGTAATAAACAATAATAAAACTATGCACACCCTTAAAGACTTGAACTCTAAACTATGGTTTTGGAGACCATCATGTTACCAATTACACCAAAGGTGCTTAAAGTGAAATTCTTTTATGCTATACCGCAGAGAATTTCACAAAGAACTACTACCGCGCGGAGGATAAGGGATGTACATCACTTTTCAAGAGTGACACAATAAACCAACTCTGACAACCCTCCGAATTTAGATATATCTTGATTTATAAAGGCTCAGCACCTATCATTTAGTCTAAATCTTCAGGAATTAATTTATATAGTCAAGTTCCTGATATGCTAGGTTAACAAAATCAAGTACTCTTAAAATGATTTTTAAATGCAAGGTATATTCTTCTTCATTAAGAAAGAATAACATTTTATATGTATCTTCCTCAATTTTAATTTTGTCCTCAATTACTTTGATTGGAGCTTTATTTAAAAAGGAATCAGAAAAATTTAATTTCTTTAGTAATCCTTCATAATACTTTTTCTTCTCTTTAATTTCAGAAAGTGTTGTTTGTATTTCTTGTAAAGCTTCATCTAAAGTAATGGGAACTTGTACAGTATACCTCCAACTATGAAAGATCTACTGGATAACCATTTAACATCCATAAACTATAATTTTTGCGGTTCTAATGGGAGTCGGACATCTTAACCGTAGAACCGAAAAAGGTATCTTTACATTAAAAGTCATTTAATTGTAAAAGGTTTGCTGTTTGATACCTTATAAAAATAACAGATGTAGCGAGGATGAGATTCGAACTCATGTAGATCGGCTTATGAGACCGAGCTGGGACCATCTCCAGTCTACCTCGCAATGTATTGAGACGCCTGTAGGACTTGAACCCACACAAAACTGCTTTGCAGGCAGCTCCTTTAACTAATTCAGGCAAGGCGTCCTATTTGAGAGTCCAGAAATAGTACAATGTAAATAAATGCACAATGGGGCAAAAGATATAAAAAGTATCTTTCTTTTCCCATTGAACAATAGTATTTACCAATCCGAACTTAGTTGCAAAGAAAAACATAATTCCTGAAACTACCAAAAGATAGATGATAAAAATTACTAAAATAATATACCAAATCATAACTGTTGTTTTAATATTGTTGGGACACCAGAATTCGAATCTGGACTATATCATCCAAAGTGATATGTGCTGCCATTACACCATGCCCCAATATTAGTAGGTGACAATATTATTCAAGCCAATAGAATACTAAAATAATTTGCTGTATGTCACCTTATAAAGCCTTTAATCATCAATCAGATAGATGTACCAAAAAAGTAAACCATTATTATAATGATGGAATTTCTCCATATTTTCAAATATAATGATAAGCATGCGGGCATTTATTATTGCAACAGTCAATAATATGTCTTTTACTATTTATAGATTTAGCTAAACCTTGTTCTACCAATCATTTAGCAGCTTCTCTGCCACCTCAAAAATATTGTATAAAGGTACCATTGAGATCAAATCGATCTATTC